ATATTTTATAATCTTTAAACCATCTAAATCCTAAACCCATAAATTACCTCCTGTTCTTATATTCTCTGTTTAATTTCCACAAGAAACGAATCTTTCTTGTTTTTAGTTCACATCATTATGTGTTTCGCCATCTGAGTAATAAATATTCCAATCCTTGAATAACTCAATCAATTTATCATTATCCCAATCATATTCATTACAATGTGTAATGGCGATTGATTTTTCTTCTCCAAAATCCCCTACATCATCGGAACATCTACTACATAATTCTCTCAAATCAAGCGTTCCATATCTCAACGTATCCTGAAATGGATTTGGTACATTTGTTTTGTCAAACATATATTCATTGATAAATCTCTTATTACATTCAGATGGGAATTTACCAACACCATGTCTTGTTAAATAAGTACGAGATACATAGCAAGTTTCAATATTTATCTCATCATTCCATTCAACATTTTCAATTATTCTCTTGGGATTTTTTATACCTGTATTAGACGGTGTAAGATGTGGGAAATATTCTGTATTATTTTGATCGAGTAATAAACCCTGTGCAGCTTCAAATACAATATTGTCAAACTGATTTAAGAAATAATCATCTGATATAGTCAATGAGTGATTATTCATAAAATCCCAATCATCCAAAAAATGTTCAAATATACCATTATCAAAGAATATTCTTGACCATTCATCTGTTAATATAATATTCTCTCTTTCAAATTGTTCTAAGTAATATTCCCTGATATGATTATCTACATCAGTTATGCCAGCTTTATATCTTTTAATTGTTTCAAAAATACCTAATCCACAACTTCCATGTTTATTTTTCCCACGATTCTCCTCTATAATCTGGTTTGCCATCATATCAAAAGGTGTTGTCAACATACAGTTTTGATTGATATAAACATTCGGAATATATCCTAATTTCATCAATTCATCATATTCCTGCTTAAAAATAATTGGATTAACAATAAAATCCTCAGATAAATATGTACTTGTATGATTGAATGTTCCAGATCCAAAATGATGAAAGACATGTCTGATTCCATCAGGCGTTGTTACGGTATGTCCTCTCTGAGCACCACCATTTGAACAAACAACAATACTATTAGGTTTCTGTGAGAAATAATCTGTCATTAATCCTTTTCCACAATCTCCAAAGTTAGCACCTATCACAATCTTAATGTCTTTCATCTCTTAAATCTCCTATTCTACATTATTTTCTAATTGATTACCATATCGTGTTTTTTCATATTTGATTCTGCCACGTTTCTTTCCAATTTCTGTTGTGTACTTACACATATTAAATTCATTACCCTTAGTTAAATATTTAATTACTGTTCCTATGTCTAAATTTAGATTATTAGCAATATCTGTTGTTGTAATTGTTTTACTTGAATTCCACATATTACATATGTCTCTAAAAGTAGAATTATTTGTGGCAAAATAATCACATTGCTCAAAATTTATATTGTTAAAAATCCCCTCATTTTCAAAATATACATGAAAAATAGAATTATATATCGCATTTATCATGTGGATTTTATTTGATTCTGAGCACTCAAATTTTATGTAATAATTAATATTATTATTTTGGGCAAGTTCTTCTTTATAAACATCATTTTTACATTCTTCTTCAAAAGATCTTCCACCAAGTCGTTCAAATTCAGCTCTATAATGTTGACTGCCATTAGTCTCTATAATAAATTCTTCATCGTTATATTTAAAATAGAAGTCATATTCTCTACCAAAAGACCAATCAAAAGTTTTATGTTTTTCAAATTTAATATTCAATTGAAGCAACATATTACTAACAAATTTTTCGGGATAAGAAATACCATCTGAACATATAGGACATATATTAACACGCTTGAAAAGAGTTCTTGCAGAAATATATTCTCGGTATCCACAATAGGGGCATCTAAACCAAATCTTCTTTTTACTTCCACTTGATAATGAAAAGAATAATTTTCTGTCTTCTACATAATCAATTAAATATGGCTTTAACAAAGCTATCCTGTGAAATAAATCGGTAACACTTCCACATCTTTCTTCTCTTAAAAAGTGGCTACATGAGATAGTTTTTATTAAACCCTTATATGAAATTATTATTTTTGATTTTTTATAATCTTCTAATATAAAGTAATCCTCTACTCCATTGTATATGAATGGGATTTTTGCTCCAACGCTTTTATCCCATTCATATTTGTTATTTGATATTCTAATATTAGATAGATCTACTATCATCCCATTTGGATAATTTAATTTTCTTTTTACCATGTAATTCCATTACTATCTTCTTTGTGAATGATTTCATTAGTTGACTCATTTTTAATAATCGTGATAATTTCATCAACAACATTATTTAAATTAACTACTTTAAAATGATTTTCATCCAAATAATTCATAAAAGATGACTTAATATTATCTGCATCATAATGACATCTATGATCTACATCAAGATGATAAATGTTAAATTTATTACTGGTTTCATGGTAAAGTTCTTTTGTCTCAATATCTTCCTGAAGTTTATCTCCTGTAATATACTCAAGTTGATTTTTAGGCAAATATGGATTAAGTCTTTCATCCCCAATTGTAATAATGATTCCTTTTTTACCTCTTTTGTTACAATCTATTTTAGTATGTCTACTACCCATATACCACGCAGCAGTATAAGATTCATAATCATTGCCACCACCGCCATTTTCGAACCATAATTTATCTAACTGTTCTGCAATTCTAATGTCAGATTCAAACTGTGAAATCTGAATAGGAGAATTGTCATAAGCTAAATCACCAATTCCCATAATCATAAATTCAACATCTGCAATATCTTCATACAATTTTGTCATAATAACATTGAGTTTCTTTGCTATTTCAACAGAAACATCATTCATACTCCCTGTAACATCAAGTGCAAGAATAACTGGAATTGTGCTTGGATGTTCCTCTGTATCACAGCACTCTCTAATAACATTCTTAGGATCAAGTGCAGAATCAATATTTCTCGCCTTAAACATATCTTGATTAGAATAAGAACCGCTAATCATACCATCCGTTGAAACACTCATACCCTTTGTTGTTGAATAACTTACATAACTATCTCTTGTCCATGAACCACATCCCATATTATGCTTCCTCCTCTTCATCTACTTCTGTATCATCGTCATCATTGCTACTCATATCAAAGTCGAACATTCCGTCAAACATATCACTCATATTTCCACCCATCATCATAAGTGGCAACATAGAACTCATTCCACCATTACCATTCATCATGCCAGTAGAACCATTATCACCTTTCATCATCTGAGAAAGCATCATATACTTGAAGATATTGTTTGTACCTTTCTTGCCCTTGATAACATCACTACCAAACATCGAAACAATCTTGCCATAAAAATATGTATTACCCATAAATACATGTCTTTCAGGAAGTACAGTCTCAATTGTTGAGTCCTCATAATTGATTACTGTGATCTTTGTCTTATCGGATTCAATAACACATCTTGGCTTACCATTTACAAGAATGATGTCGCCCTTCTCTACCTTATTAGTTGGAATAATAAAGAAGAATTCCTCACCAATATCAAATACAAAGTTACTACAGTTTGTGAGTTTGCCAGTCTTGATATTATATGTCTTGTAACCACCATTTGTTTTAACTGCAATACCACCATTCATAGAAAGTCTACACATTCCACTTCCTACCTTGCCAAACATACCATTTAAAAAATTGTTCATCATATTTATTTCCTCCTATAATATAAAAATTATTGTTTACAAATATTTATTCTCTCAATCCATCTAATACTCTCATAAAATACGTCTTGTAAGATTCTTAACATCATTACTATATAAACCACATCCAATGTCACAAGTATGTAAAGTCAAGTGCTTTGTTTCTCTCTTCACTCAATAACCTCTTACAATTCTCATACTGAATATCATTTGTCTCATGAGCATTTCTAAGATTACTTTCTAAGCAGCGAATAATATCAATCAGCTCATCTTTTGTCATAGACTTTAATGTACTATCTGAATATGTTTTTCTTCCATCGCCTATTGACATATAGTTATCCTCCTAATCTTTAGAGATCCCAATTCCACTTACATGAAAACTTGTAACTTTGCCATCAACCATCTCAACGCTTTCTTCTGTGCCACCATGCCAAACAAGACCAACGCCTGTAATATACATACCATTTTCATCTTCAATCAATTCAACTTCTTGTGCTACTCCAATAGGAAGAAACCAACCATCATTACACGGTATCTCAATTGGAATATCCTTTACATTTTTATAAGCATTTCTAATTGCTTCTTTGGAATATATCCTACCATTCAAATTAGGCTTATCAACTGGAATTGGAATTTTAAATGTTACTTCTATATTCTCTGTTCTCATATTACTATTCTCCTATGCACCTGTATTTGCTGTCAAAACACACTGTTCTTCATTCATATCAATTTCTGTAATAGTAATTTCTTGACACTTCTTGAAGTCATCTGAACTTACTCTTGCTTTTCTTTCAGCATGTCTTTCATCTTGTGCGATAATTACCATTGCGTAATCTTGACACCAATCTCTTGCAGGTCGTTCTACTAAATATGCTTTCATAATGTTATTCTCCTCTGTCTAATATCTCAACATCAATACAAAATAAATCATGTAAGTTTTTAATCTGCTCATCAGTTGGTTTCTTCCATGCTATTGTATCATCAACATTAATCGTTACAGCACCACCACATAGCTTTATTCTTGCAATGACTTTTGGATTATAAATAGCTACAACTTCTGGCATTGGAATACTGCAACTCGTTTTTGGTAATTGTGTCATGTATTTATTCTCCTAATCTTCTTTGTCTATAATGAACCAATATAAAAAACTTAAAAATGTAAAAGTAATTCCAAGTATTTTATTTTCTACTTGATATGAATACATCGTTACGCCACTACAGAACCATACCAAAAGAAATGCGATTGCTTGTCTATAAAACTTTTTCATTTCACACCTCCAATCTTCATAAGAAAGAAAAATTTCCTTCGACTTTTGAGGTTTAAAAGCCTTATTTTTCAAGGCTTTCGTAACCTCTCAATTTGTTATTCTCTATTTTTACTCGTACTTAACACCTATATAATCTAAAACTTCTTTCATTCCCAATCCACCTTTATCCCAAGGTTTCATACAATACTCATACAGTTTAGGATGTGTTTCTTTTAGTCTTTCAAATCTATGATCTTGACGTAAATGACATCCGTACCCACAAAAAACACATCCCGTCCTATCACATCCTGTAGTATAATATTCTCCTTTTTCGTTCTGCTTAATTTCCCCATAAACAGAAGGATAAGGTATATTAAATTCTTTTATGTATCGAAGTACATCTTGTTCAGTCCAAAAAGATAATGGTTTACTATTTGGATTTTCATTATCAAATGCATTGCAACCAGCCCTCAACCATTCTTTCTGTCTCAACACTGATTCACAAGCCATCGTTCCAATAATAGGAATTAAACCACTCTCCTTATTAAAAATATGAGCAGGTTTCTTCTTCATAATATTGCAACATTGATTTGAGATTTTAAACGGTGCATCAAGCAAATATGCCCATTTTTCTAAAAGCCAACGATCACCATATTTTTTATGATAATCTGATCCTCTTACAAATTTTTGAGCCGTTTTACCATCTGGCTTGTTTCTAGCCGCTGCAATATCTCTTGAAACCTCTTTGCTTATCATTGGATATCCATATTTTTCAATAACATTTCTAAATGTAATCCTGCTACCATTTTTATCTTTTGGATAATCAATAACGAGTTCTACTTCAATCTCATATTTATCTTTTAACCATTGTGAAAAATCTTTTACATGTTTTGTTACTTCTGGATATTCCAATCCTGTATGCGAATACCACAATATTAATTTGCAATCAAATATCTTACAGCACTTAGCAACTATATCAGCCAATACCGTACTATCTTTACCTCCTGAAAAAGATACATAACATTTTTTATTATAACGACTAAATGCTTCCAAAACTTTTGCAATAGAAGTTTGAATCTTATCGTAAAAATCTCGTGACTGCATCTCCTTTAAATCTTCAATCGTATGGAGATTATTAGAAGCGTATGCATTAGTATTTTTATTGTTCATAATCTCTTATTTACATAGAGATTGCGCAATCTAAATTACCTATAGGTTTACTATTTTGACCTTTCTGTATTATAAAATTATTGATTTTCCTAGTGTTTGCAACCACTATAAGAAAATACTATTTCTTTTTATTACTGGGATTCCCATAGCCGAATGGCTTAGATATGATTAAAAATTTTCCAATGAAAGATTGGTTTACTGTTATTTTTTCCAATAATCCAACGCTTGACCGCAATTATCGCAATATGGATATTCATCTGTAAATTCTGTATCGTATATATTTGCACCAACAGCACATCCACAAGCAGGACATGCATATTCCCATCCTGCTTTGACTAATGGCTTATATTTCTGTGGTTTTACTTTCTTGGGAGTATTCTTTTCTTTTAATTTCTGATATTCATCAAATGCCTCATCACTAATTGACTTCAATTTTTTTCACCTCCAATATATTATTCTCCAAACTCACAAGTATCACATGTTGAAAAAATACTTATCATGATCCTTACAACATTGTGGTCTATCATCATTTTTATCAGTCTTAGTAATATCTTTCTCATCCATAATCATAATTGCACCACAATTAGGACAATACTTTGATTTTAACTTCTGATTCGCATAGTTCAACTTATATACTTTCTTATGACAAACTGAGCAATATACACCTTCATTTGCACATTCATCTAATGCAAACCAATGACCATGCTTCCTATCCTCTTTCTTAAAATTTATATAAAGTGGTTTACATCTACATGTCAACATAGATGCAATAGTCATTCCGTGAATGATAGCTAATTTGCACTGATTGTCGTCTCTAAATACAGTAGAATCAACCATTTTATTAAATTCTTCTGAAGCAATATAATCCAATACTTTTTGCTGTAACTCTGTTGAATCAATAACTCTCTTATAATTATCCACTTAATCACCTCTTTTCAATAATCCAAGGATATGTTGCTTTCCTGTGAAATAACTAATTACAATATTTCTCAATGCCTTGTGCCATAATATCTTTTAATTCATCTTCCTCATATGTAGAGCCAAATTGTGACCAACTACAACTATGTTCTATATCATTGTGTACTAACGCAAGTTTAAATACACTGCCACCATAATTCTTATATGCATTTAATTTGATAGCTTTAATATGAGGAATTTCTAAATACCAATTATGCTCTTTATATTCAAACTGAATATTAGTAGCTTGACCAAAATTAAAATCAATGAATTTAACATTATTCATATACTTAATATCAAGAAGCTTTTTAATATAATCAATATACCAATCATATGTTTCTTTTTCTTTATACTTCTTTCTTTTATCAAGCTTGTTACCATCAGTATCCTGATTCTTTGATAACATATTTAACCATTCTCTACACATTTTAATCGTAGACGGCTGATCAAGCAGCATATACTGAATGTTCTCTTTGTAAGTGCGAAATGCCTGTTGTTCAATAAGGTCATATTCATTCTTCATGTCATCCAATGCTTGTTTCTTTGCTGACAATCTTCTTTCTGCTTGTGCAAATTTATTTAATGAACCCATTTCATATTCGCCATTATAGTTGTATGTGTCATTTTTATATACTAAAGACATTAATCGTTCACCTCTTTTATATTTTATAGTTCATAAAAATCATTGATTTTATCCTTGCTTTAATATTCTCTTTTTTATTGCGGATTTATTATCTCAAAAATATACATACCCACACTACAATTAAGCTAATCAACCAAAACACTCTTGCAAGATCCTGTACTTTCTTAGATACTTCAATCTGTAATCCTAAAAAGAACATCATTACAATACAAGCCAATATATTTACAGCTTCTACTGGTGTCAAATTACTCACTATTATTCCTCCTTTAAATATTCACAAGAAACCTGAATTTTACTTTTATTCACACGCAATGTCTAAATCTTCACCAATCTTATGAATAACATTACCAAGTCCCTTACACAGCGACTTTAACCATTCCTCACTACGATTAGTCATTTGCTCGTCTCTTTCTTCATCTGTCATATCAGACCAGCAAATATTATCCCATTTGCCATTTCTTTTAACTCTAAAATAGTATCCATCCAAATTTCTATTCATAGCAATCTCTTTTACTTTCTATTAATCCATTCCTTAAACTCTTTAAAATCTTCCTTTGTAAGCACAATATCAGAATAATAGAAATCCTTATTACAGATAATTGCCCAAATTTTCTTCAACTTTTCAAAGAATGGTCTTTGCTGAGTATAAAAATTACCGTTTGTATATGTTAAGAATGCATAATCTCCATCTTCATAATCATGAATCTTAAAATGAATACCTTCATCACATCCACACTTACAGCTTACGATTAACTCATCATCTTTAAAATTTTTAAATACTGCCATAGTAATCTCCCTTACTTACCATTACAAAGTCCAACTTTGTAGTCGTTCTTAACATCAATAGTGACTTCTCTCTGAAAATTTCCTTTCTTATCGTATAGAGACAAGTAATATCTGCTACCACGCTGCTCTAAAACGACATCTTCATTCTCGAATAGCTCAACTCGTTTCTGTTTCTGGACTGGTTTAGTTTCTACTTTTAAGCTGTCTGTTGCTTCTTTTAAACCAACCAATACAACGGGATTTACTTCTTCAAGAATACAGCTAATGTCGTCATCTAACTGATTCTTATCATTTGTATGTTTGTCTACTGTTTTAATCACTTCACTCTCAAACAATATTCTGTTCTCCATTTTAATATTCTCCTTTCCACTCGCCTAATTCATAGAAATCGTTAATCTGATTATCAAGCTTTCCAACCTGTTCTCTTAATTCAGATTCTTTCTTCTTACTATCTGTTCTCTGACACTTCTCCCACAATTCCTTTCGTTTCTTAGTTAATCCATTGTATTCATCCGATACATCAATCTCCTCTACAACAGAAATCTCAATCTTTTCGCCACAATGAGGACAAAACTGAATCGGATAATTGTCTGTTTGCTCCCATTCGTCTCCCCAAGAACCAACTGTTTCTGTATATGAAGTGCAAAACTGTGGAACACAAACGCCATCATCTTCATATTCTCCACAAATATCATTTATATCTTCGCCTGTAAATACAATAGCTTTATCATTCTGAATTTCATCGCAACAATATGTAAATGGCTTATACTTGTATGAATGAGTGTCATTGATTTTTAATCTAATCAATTTTATCTTCATATCTTTATTCTCCTAATTTTCTTCCACACCAAAGACAATACGAAATATACTCTTTCTGATGAACAAATCCATCGTCATATTCATCCCATTCAGAAGTTTCAATGTCTAAGTAATATTCATTCGTTAATAGATCTTTATATATTTGATTATTAGGTGAGTCATAATCACAACGATTGCTCATACACTTACCTCGCTCTATCACATTCATTAAAATCTAAAAGCATCTTATATTTATATTCTCCAAATCTTTCTTTCCAACGCTGCTTTGCTTTATCAGTATCCCAATTAAAGGGCATCATATGGTAATTGATAAGAAAACACACGATTTTTATTATCAATCTTACACTGTTCAAATGGCTTTGGAATAACCACACAAACCTTATGTACTTCAAGACCATTTACTTTCATCATAATTGCTCTGCGAGATTTCATAGTCAGATTAGTCGCATCAGCGATTACATTCTTTTTATTCTCTAAATTCTTGCGTATTCTATCATGAAAAATCTTAAACACTTCTTCATTGTGTTCTTGGTCTTCGTAATTACCAGTCAATTCTTCACGAATTGCGTCTGATGATACGATTATTGTATTTTTATTCTCATTGGCAATCTGAGTGGCAATGGTTGATTTGCCACTACCACTCAAGCCACACATGATCCATAGTGTATGTTTATTCATAAATAACTCCTATCCGTTATGTTTTAATAAATACTCTCGGCTTACATTTTTAAAACTCTGCTGACCATCAATACTGCGATATACAAATCCCTCTCTCTTAACCTTTGGATTTAATTCACTATATCCATCAGCTTCAAGTTTCATCTCTTCCATAGTCTTAGGTAACTCATAAGCCGTATCAATAATTGGCACACTTGTTAATCCATGACTCTTACAGAAATCAGCCATTTCTACAGTTCCAAGTCTTGTACCATCAATAATCAGATTGAATACAAATAACTTATTCTCCGTAAATTTATATGGATTGCCCTGAACTGAGCCAACTCCTTCACCTTGTAACACAACTCTGTTATAATTATTCCCTGTTGCAAACTGTGTAAGAATCTTTTCAATGTCATATTTATCAGCCAATTCCCAATAAATATTTGACTCATGATAACAAGCCTGTTCTCTATCAGCCTGTCTTACATTTCTACTGCATACAATAAAATCAAATTTGTTCTTACCCTTCTTCAATCTATCAACTGCAAATGTGCAACTTGTACCATCGCATTTCTCAGTCTTAATCCACTTTTCGGTACTCTGAAGATAAAATGGTGCATTCTCAATTCTCGTCTCATCTGTTTTGACAATCCAATCTGGGAACTTCTTTGGATTATCTTTCTTGCGACCAAACAATAAAAACATAATCTTACGACCAATGCTGTATCTCATAATCCTTCTTACAATTGGGTTAGCGAATAACTTTGGTCTACGCTTTGCCATTGACTTATATTTAGCATTTGGATTAACCTTATTGGTCTTTCTTGCTGCATCCTCTTCTGAAGCATATGTAATCTTCAAAGCTTCTGTAACATCATCACCAATATTTCTATCCTGTAATTCTGGGAAAAGTGATAATGGTAAGGCTAATCCCTGGCTAATTACCTTGAACTTGCCAAGTTTCATAGTCTTAACTTTGAATTTCTTATTTGCCAAAAATGCAAACCTCTCATCTGTTTCGGGACACTTGCTATCAATTTCAATATAAACAGCCATATCTCCTACATTAAACTCGCCCTTCTTAGCGATACAAACCCATCCTAAAACTCCAATGAGTTCAATATTATCAGCTCCTCCAATCGGTCTGATCCACTCAATCTTTTCTACATGTGCTAATGCTCTTTCTTTGTTCTCCAAGTTCCTCTTACCTTAGTAAGTAGTGCGCACTTTATCCTATAGGAACTTTTCTATTTTTCCTTTCTTCTTTAATCTTCTAATTTGTTGCCTTTTGCCTCATTACAAAGCTTACACATTGTTTGATAGTTACTAATATCATCAATACCACCTTTTGAGCGTGGCATAATATGATCTTTTGTCATTAAAATTTCATCACCATTATCATCAACTGCATACAAATTCAGATGATAACTTTTATTCTGTAAATGTCTTTCTTTTGCAAAATATTTTCCTTCAATTCCACAAACTACACATTTACAACCTTTAGTAAAAAATGTTTGGTATCTTTGGCTATTGCCCTTAATCAAATCTCCATCAAAATCAACTTTTGCAAGTTTTTTATCTTTCTCAAATAAAACATCTTTTACTTTATTTCTAACTTCTTCTATTGAATAGATTTCTTTCCTAAGTAATTTTGTAGGATTAAAATCTTTTAAAAGCGTTTTTACTTCACCTAATTTAAAACTTTTTTCAAATAGCGGTTGCTTGTGCCAAGTTACGGATAATAATTCCGTATCGTTTGTAGGTGACATTGGATTATTATTCTTAGGGAAATCGGTTTCTAAAAAATCCCGTATTGTCTCGAACCTCAAAGACAACACCTTATCATCGACTTTATATTGGATTTTAAATTTTTTATCTTTTCTTCGCATAAAACATATCTCCTTATAATTTATTGTCACCTATATATTCTCTCTTATTTTTCCAAAACTCCGAAGGAAATGCTTCTTTCTTGTTTTTCTTCTATGCAACAATTTGTCTGTAAAATATTCAGTTTTCATTAATGCTTTATCAGTAATTTCATTAATGTCCTCCATTAGATTTTCACAAGACTCACAGTGTCGCAAATAATATAAAATTAAATATTGATTCTTTAAAATTTGTGCTAAAACCTTATTTTTAATCATTTATTCTCCTATTCACTTACTCTAAATACATTTGTATCACCAACTACCAAATCTTCTATACTTACATAATTTTTTAAAGATTCATCTATTGCTTGCTTGACAAATTCTGGATGTTTATCCATATATTCTTCAAACATTCCATACACAATATCAAATATATCTCTTTTGTTTTTTCTGTAATCTTCGTATGTTTTTATACCTAAATCTGCAAATGCAGACATTTCTATCACCTACTTTCATGACCGCAAGAAACGTGGTTTTCCTTGGCTTTTTCAACCTCTGAAAGCCTTGATTTTAAGGCATTTCAGAGGTTGAGATTTTAATAATTTGTGATTAATACCTCACAATCGGCACTCTTATCCTTTTTCTGGTAATTACAGTTGCTATAATCATGTTTTAAGTAATGAACTATGTATTTATCTTTCCATTTATCAAGCAGTGGATTGTCATATTTGAGATTATTACTTAATGCAAACTTAACACCTTTATCATTTAAAGTATCAAGAGTCTCTAGTAATTTATTCTCCATTTCTTCTGTCCAACCACCGTTTTCATTGTATGTAGCAACAGAATTAAAATATGGTGGATCTGCATAAACAAAATCACCTTCCGTAAAATCAGAAAAATCAAATCTCTCAAATGGAATATTTAAGAAACTACAATCTATTTCATTCAGTCGCTTGTGAAAATCTATAAATTTTTGTCTAAGAGTGGGATTAAAACTCGATCTATCTTTGCCAAAAGGCATGTTATATTCACCTTTGGAATTGAATCTGATTTGATTATTGAACGCATAACATAAAAGCGTATAGAATTTAATTGGATCTTTGATACCTGTGTTGTATTCTTCTCTAAACAGTAAATATCCTTCTTTATTTTCTTTCGTTAATTCATACTTATCAATATATGAATCAATTTTCTGTAGCACTTCTTCAATATTTGAACCTTGTAAATATCTTAGAAAACCAACTACCTGTTTGCATATATCATTATAAATAATATGATCGGCATTTACATTAATACCAACATTAAAACCTCCACCAAATAAATCCACAAAAGTATTTATTTTATCTGGGAACATTGGTACAATGATTGGTAGTAACTTATACTTGCCTCCGACATAATTTAGAGGCGATTTAATATATGTATTTTTCAAATTTGTTCACCAATAGTAGCTGCGCAGCTTTACTCACATGTGAACATTTTCCTTTCTTTAATTGTAATTACATTGTTATATTCTCTGTTTTACTATGAAACTTTTTACTTGCTTCTAAAAATATATCATAGGCACTTTTATATCCACCATCACTATTTTGTATATCTGTATCAAATAATTCTTTAAAGAATACTTTAAATGCTTCTAATTGTTCTGATTCTGACGCATTTTCATCAATATCATAATTTATGATTCTTATTGCTCTATCTAATTCCAATAGACCACCTCCTCAAGAAACCAAAATTTCTTCTTACCTTTATTGACTTATGCTACTAAATTTGATATAATATATTTTCACAGAATATTTTAAAAAGGAGTTGATGTAAAATGTTTACTCATTCTGTAGAATGTCCTCATTGTGGGAAATCTGTCACACATAACTGGTCTGAATATATTATAAGTTCTGATGTAGTTGATGAAGATCGTGGTATGGGAACTGAAACTGAACATTCCATTGAATGTGACGAGTTTGAATGTCCAGAATGTCACAAATTATTTAGTGTTTCTGGTTCGGTATGGGAATATCCAGAAGGTGCATATAATTACCACGAATTACATACTTCACCAATTGAATAATATTTATATATAAGAGACACTTCATAAGTGTCTTTTATATTTTATAAATCACATAAAATATCGCTTTAATTGGTTCTCAACTTTTGATATATTTAACTGTCTTCATATCGCCTTCAACATAAGGCTCTGAATTAGGGTACAACGCTTTAGCTTTCCAATATTCGGATCGTTTGTACTCTAATTCTGTACGCTTTTCTTGTTCTTCAAGAAACCTCTGATATCCCTTTATGTTGTTCAATGCTGCCTTGTAATAGCTGTATAACTCATCATATTCTTTCTTTTTAACATAACCAAACATATCTTTACCTCCCAATGAAAGACAGGTTTATTGTCAAATTGTTGATTCAAAATATTCACATTCTTCCAAACTATTATCATTTACAGTTGTCAATAATGCCATACCAAGAGTATTATCAGTTCCAATACCAAGGTAAATCTCATCTACAATTTTCTTGTAAGAAGCATACCAATCACAATCATCTTTACAATCACATTTTTCACAAATCATAGTATTATTCTCCTAAGTCGTTAAATTCTCTACCGTCTAAAATATTACCAATCGCAGTTTTACATTTTTCTAATGCATAACAATATGCATTCTTTCTGACATTATCTTCTATAGAAATTGGTCGTTTCTCATATTCGCAATCAATTTCCTTATCTATTACTCCAACAAATCTTTCCAATCGCTCAACAATTGTAGAATTGTCAAATAAGTTTACTCCTGTTGGCTTGCTAATACTTTGGATATATTTATCAACAGATTCGTTCTCTTCTTTTGTTGCTTCTCGCATTGAGTATTCAAATGCTCTCAACTCATCTTTTCCGAGCCATTTGATCCATGCACCACAATCGTCACAATAAAGTCCTGTATTATTACCTTTTACTTCTGTATGTAGTGAAACGCTTCCACACTTTTTACAACAATTCTGATACATCTTGTTTCACCCCTTTCCACACACCTATATATTCTTGTGATTCCTGCTTAAATCTTTTTAGCATGTCAATCAATGCATTCACTTCTATCAAATCGTCAAAGACAATCTCAACTGGATCTTTTTCTTTTAAATCCAATCTTTCTACGTAAGGAAATGGTTTGATAAAACATTCAAATTTAATACCTTTTCCTTTATGATGAAATATAATTTCATTAATATCTTCTTTATCATTAATCTTCAATACTTACCTCCTGTGAAATGCGAGTTTCAACCTTTCAATTTTTCTACTAAATCGGATAATTTATAATTTATATCATTAATAATCTGTACATCGTGATAATATTCTTCGCCATATTGACACTCATACCAAAGTCTATGAATATCAGAGTCATAAAACTTCTCAGCATGTTCCAATGCTCTTAAATCTTTCTCAGATCCAGACTGTTCATATCTATCTTTTAGTCTCTTTATCCAATCTTCCTTGATTGTTTTACTTGGGAAAATTGCACAAAATCGTTCTTCATTATGAATTGATAGAAACTTTCTCACTTCTGGATGACAAGAAACAAAAACAATATAACCTTGTCTTGATAAATACTGTGCCATCTGACAATAATATACATACCAATCATCAGGTCTTGTTTTAATGCCTTTCTTTTCAAAGTCGTATAAATCATATTTCCAAAAACAAGAACTTTCCAAATCTATAATTTTATCATTTGTTTTTGATAACGTGCTTTTACCAATTCCTTGATACCCTGTAATAATCATATCTCGTTCACCTCACTAAATTATTCTCCAACTACAAACAGCTTTTCGACTGCTTTTTCACCTGTAACTCTATCTGACTTCTGCAACACTTTACGTTCTTTTTGCCAAATACATTTAAAATCATCAGGCATATTATATTCACTTACTAACACTATATTATTCTCTGAAAGTTTACGAAGAAAATCGTAAAAAGAATCATAGTCGATTGACTGTTTAGAATACTGTTTCGTATTTTTATAGGGTGGATCGAAGTAGAAGAGGCAGTTCTTATAATCTGCAAAGTCTTTATAATCGTTACATCTAATATTTATATCTTGAAGTAGTTCACAATCTTCCTTGAGATTTATAATTCTTTCTTTGTACATATTTCTTCCAGTATTGTCTCTGGCATATCCACCATCAAAATATCTACCACCATAGGATGCACAATATCCAATAAGAGCTGTATATTCTTTTGAATATTTGTTTGTACCTAATTTTCTATTTTCTCTTACATCTGCATAATGTTCAAAAGAACAATCTTCAGGTGCAATAGACAAATTTGTATCAGATTTAGCGTATTGTAGTAGCGTTATCAGTTCATCATTTACATCTGCTGCAATTCTGTTATCACATTGAATTTTTTCAATAATAGAACAACTGCCACACATAGGCTCTATGTAAGTTTTAATATGATTATCATCAATATACTTCTGAATAATCGGCACTAAGAATTTTGCCAATCTATTTTTACTTCCTTGATATACCATTTAATCTACTCAGAGCGATATATCTTTAAGGCTGCCACTCACTCCTTTCGTATTATTTTTATCTATTCTCTACATAACTATCAGGAACAACGTTCTTTGTAATACTCACATACGGAGCTTCACTTCTATCATAGAAATTACAAGTTACATATAAATCTGTGATATATTTCTCTGTGCCAAGAATAGACTCTGCATTATCAACAATATACTGTCCACATGCTTTAATTCTCTCAATCATTTCTTCTCGTCTATTCTTGTTTTCTTCTGCAACATTTCGTGTCATTTAATTATTCTCCTTACTCATCATATCTGTGTTTAAATTCATATTTTTCATTGCTGCTTTTAAAATTATGAATACATTTATCATCCATTGATAACATCCTGTGACAACTCGTATTAGGACATACAATCTTACAATCTTTAGGACAAGGAAACGGTGTTCGTGGTCTGTCGATATCTCTACTATCAAAAGTAAAAACCGTCCCACAATTAGGGCAAACACATCCATAGCCTAAATCGTCATTATCTTTTTTAATATGTTTATTGTTTAATGATAAAATTTTCATATGCTTATTCCTTTCTTTTTTTATAGCATCCCATGAAAGATTTCTTTCAATGTATCATTCTCTTAATAGATTTCTGTCCATTCACTAATTTCTACTTTATTATCAGGATAGCCAGATAAACTCCATTCATTGTCGTTATATACTACTTTCCACATAGCATTCTCTCCATGTGGATTACCTTTAATCTTGCCATAATATAATCCTGAACATGGTGGCAATTCTTCTTCTGTCTTTCTCCAAATTGGCTTTTCATATACTTTGTTAATGTCATCTACTGCTTTTGCCAATTCCGTCATTGTATTTGTAAAATATTTATCCTCTGTTTTAAGCATAGAATCAAAATAATTCTTCATAATATATAAGAGATTTTTTGTAAACTCTTCAGATGTATCATTCATTCCAAGTATGTAATTATTATTGATCTTAAAAGAAATTCCAAGCCCAATAAGTGCTCCTATACAAATTCCTAATAATCCAATTAACATCATTAAATAAATATCCATATTTTACCTCTCTTTCTTATCATTCGAAGGAAACTTCGGTTTACTTTTATCTCAAAATCTTACTCAATTTCTTCACAACTTCTTCGCAAAATCTATACAAACAAGTCTTCTTAAATGCTATTTTTAAATCATCAACGACTTATCTATATTGCTGACGTATTTTGTTGTCTATTATATTATTCTCCGTCATATAATTTAACTGTTCCATCTGAATTATAAATTGGTGTTATTCCCATCATGTTATATCCTTCAACACATAAATACATTACTTTTGTATTTTTGTCATATAGAACATATACACTATTATTTTGGTAAACTAATTCCATATCAATATACTTATTATCCGCATTTTTGAAATTGGCATAACCATTGTTTGTCATACTACTACCACATCCAGTCATTCCAAAACATAATGTTAATCCTAATACGACTGCTAAAATTTTATTCCTCATATGGCTTATTCCTCCTATCTACCATACATAATGTATTCATCACCAAGTTCAAGATCCATTTTGTAATTTCCATTGTTATAAACCTGAACTCTCATATTGTAAAACTTGCTATCCTGCTCATGAGAATTTGGATCATAAGGATAACTAAAACCTGCTCTTGTTAAATGTCTAAGAACACGTCTCTCTGTTGTAGCACGACTACATCTTTCTTCAAAAGCTAATTGTCCATTGTCGAGATTTACCAAACTACAATATGTTGATGTACTGTCGCCACCATATTTGTTTTTATTATCTCTGAACGAAATCACCAAATAAACACCTATTACATTGTTATTTTCTTTCTGCACTACGACTGCACCATTTGTTAATTTGATATTTCTGTCTAAGTCTACACAATCGCAAACCCCTTTGATACTAATATTCTGCAATTATTTGTACCTCCTGTTATGTTATTCTCCTACTAAAATCCACAGTCTTCTTTTTCTACTAACTTTCAAATTATCAATAAAATCAACATTATCTAAACTTACCATAAGATTAGGCTTATTTCGTCTAATCTCACTGATTGACGGATAAATGCCTAATTCCACAAGAATTCTAGGGAGAAATCTCTCGTTTGTATAATAAGTCTTTTCATGCTCAATTCTGTTCCAATCGTTTTCATCTAATGCAAACATCTGTTGTGATTCTGCTATTGGTTTTCCTATTACAATATTTTCTATATAAGCCATAATTTGCCTCCTAAAAATCCTCAAGAAATCTATGTTTCTTGGTAAAAATATTACTATATATAGTATCTATATTTTCTACAAAAACTATATATAGTATTCCATTTACACCTGATACACAAAACTTGGCATTAGCTGTAATTTAAACAGATTTTTCTCATGCATTAAATCAATCTTAGCTTTTACTTCCTCATTTGGCTCAATTCCATCTCTGATATATGCATCTAATTCAGCATATGAGAAACCAAAGCTTTGCTCATCCGTCAACCCAGTCAAACCGTCTTGCGGTGTTTTATGAACTAATTCGTCTGGTAGACCTAATTCTTTTGCCAAAGCAATCACTTCGGTTTTTGTAAGATTTGCAAGTGGACTCAGATCTCCTGCACTATCTCCGTAACGTGTATCGAATCCAACATAAGACTCACTCATATTACATGTATTAACAACACGACCATTTAAAGATTGTGAGATTGCATATAATGTAGCCATACGAATTCTTGCAGGTAAATTAATAGTCGTCTGGTCACTAATTTTGATATCATCAGGGAACTGATTATTAATTCCAGTAACAGCCTCTCGAATATTCATAGTATAACTTTTAATTTCAAGATGTCTGATAAGCATATTGGCATATTCAATATCTGACTGTTCTCCACAAGGCATTTTAATACCAAAAACTCTATCCTTCCCTAAGGCTGCCACGCACAATGCCGTAACAACAGAAGAATCGACACCTCCTGAAATCCCAACTACTGCATTACAATCTTTCCCATTTTCTTCAAACCAATTTCTGATCCACTCTACGATTTCATTTTTTACTTTCTTAGCATTAAACATTTATATATTCTCCTTCCTACATTCGATTCATCACATCATAGAACCGAATTAAATACTCATATACATTTCTAGGAACTAATTCTTTTACCTTTTCAAATTCACCTTTTTCACATAAATCTCTAACCAAACTTGAAGAAGTATGATTTTCTGGTATCTGAATTTCTGTGAAGTGATCTTTATATTCCATAAGATTTGCTTCTCTTAAAGCCGTCTCAAGATTCTGACCTTCTCTCACACATGCTACAAAATTATATTCCTCAACAAACGGTTTCCAATTATACCAAGTTGTAAGTGTTTCAATATTATCCATTCCTAAACAAATATAGTATTCGTTGAAGATATAATCTTTTTCATTCATATCTCTTATCTGAGTAATAGTATTGTATGTCCTCTGTGGAAAAAAGCTGGTTGTTTCAACTTCGGATGCCCACATATTATTTTTCTCACAATTTGGCATTGAATTAATTAGCGATACTCGACAATATCCAGGTATCAAAGTCTTTTTCTTCGCAACATATGTATCATGTGCAGGAATAAACAATATAGCATCGGCATTAACCGCTTTTTTAGCAGTCAATGCCATATCAACATGGGCGTTGGTAATTGGATTAAAACTTCCTGATATAAGTAAAATTTTATTCATGATTCATTCTCCAATTAATACATCTCTTTAGATAATCAACATAATCAGGGTTTTTACACATACCTTTACCTTCTACATCAGACACTTTTGCAACATCCATACCGTTACATTTAGTAGTTTTCATTACAATATTTAAAGCAGGAACATCTGTGTCATTACTCAAATAAGTACCAATTCCAAATGCAACGTTTACTCTATCATGAAAGTGTCTGAATAACTTATCAGCTCTTTCAAAATCAAGACTGTCACTAAACAGAAGTGTCTTTGTCTTAGAATTGATACCAAGTGACTCATAATGATTAATCATCTTTTCACCCCATTCAATCGGATCGCCACTATCATGTCTTACACCACTGAATAATGTTGCATATGTCAACTGAAAATCTTTCAAGAAACAATCAGTTGTAATTGTATCTGTGAGCGCAATACCATTTAATACGCCATACTCTCTAACCCATGCGTCTAAGGCATACCAGTTTGAATATGCTGGATTGTGCTTGTGATTGCCCTGACCAGAACACATAATCCATTCATGAGCCATAGTTCCAACAGGTGTGATATTATATTTCTTTGCGAGATATACATTAGATGTACCAACAAACTTAGATGAACTATGCAATGTATCATTCAAATGTGAAAACTTCTCAACTGCTAACTCCTGTGCTTCAGCAGAAAGTCTTCTTCTAAGACCAAATTCAGAAAATGTACCAGCATACCAATGACCGCTTCTGAGATTTTCATACTTTTCATCTAATCTCTTTTTGAAACTATTAAGCAATTCTTCATAGTTATATGCCATTCTGAAATATACTTCGTTTACAATCGCAAGTGTAGGAATCTCATACATCGAAGTGTTGAGCCATGTACCAAATGTTTCGATAGAAAGACCACAATCTGAATCTGTTGTAATCTCAAAATCCTCATATCTTGGCTGCCACAATCTCAGAAAATCAACATACGAACCTTTCATCCATTTGATATTATCAATATAAGTAAGTTCATCTTCTGTAAATCTCAAGCCACAATATAACTTGATCTGTCTGCGAATCTCTTCTACCATTTCTGGTGTAAAATGAACATCCTTGTTACGACATTTAAAACTCCAAGTGGTTTTATAATCACTAAACTGATGATAAATAGCCTGTCCCATTGAAAATTTATATAAATCTTGTGTCAATAAACTATCAATAATTTGATGTAATTTCATATAGCTTCCTCCTTTAAAATACATTTTTTAATATTTACATTCTCATATTTATCTTTATGTCTCCACATTCTAAGTCTTAAATTTTTATAAGTACAAATATCTCCGATAATTGGATCTTTACACAACTTGGTATCTATTGGTGAAGAATTTCTACAACAAGCATAATTTTTTTCATTAATATTATCCAAATATATTCCGTTAATAAATTCTGATTTTGCTGAATACCTAATCAAAGTGTTTTGATTTGTATTATATTTTTCTGCAATTTTTCTAATTGATTCTGTTGTGGTTTCGTGATTGCCATTTTCAAATATAATTGTGTGTTCTGTTTTATTATGATGATTATCACTTAGATGTTTCTTATGACTTTCTGAAAACGGAATTCCTTTATGAGCCTTGCTGATTTTTCTTTTTGTTTCCTCACTATGATTAATGTTTCCATTTTTACGCTTTGTTGCAACAACCTTTTTAGCAGATTCCTTTGTACAACCACCCTCACCACCAGGAGATATGTTATACCCATTTGGACTCATACTATTAAATTCTTTTATCCAAAACTTTTCTCTTTCTGAAACATAATTGTGTTTTTCATCATCTTCAATATATTCGATAATTTCTTTATCAAAATTATCTTTACCATATTTTTTTATCGCTTTTCTTATAGCAATTCCTTTTCCCATATATCTACGGAACGCTTCGTTGGGATAGATTTTGTGTTGTCCAATATACATTTTTCCATTAAGTTTATTTGTTATTTTGTATATGTAATATTGGAATTTTTCATCATTCGATATAATTATTTTCCTTCTTTCTTGATTTGATTAAATATTGTTCTAATATCATATTCTCTGTTTTCGTACTCATAAAACAGATTAATGTACTTATCAATAAAAGCCATGTCATTTGGATGCATTGCAATTGGTTTATTTTTCTTAGATTCCCACCATTTTAATTCCTTCTCAAAATTAAATGATTTACCATGATATGCTCTACCTGCTCCAAGATAATCACAAAGCATTTCTTTTTTATACTTCATTGGCATTTCAATAGGATTCCCACCATTATCAAAATTGTCCTGCCAATATTCGTAATGGTGCTTGTTTCTTCCTTTATGGTGCATCCAAGCTGCTGACCAACCATTCTCTTTCTTGCAAGCATCTATTGGACTTGAAGTACCTTGATAATACTTAACACTTTCCCAAAATTCCATTGGAGAAAATTTAGATAAATCATGTACTAACCCTTGAAATGGAATTCCCACTTTACAGCAATAGTAGAACACCCAACGTTTATGAGTACAGACTTTCTTAAAATGTCTGAAAGTATTAATAATATAATTCTTACATTTCATTATTCTCTCCAATCACTTCGATCTGACACATCTTCATAGTTGCTAATGCAGCCTTGTGGGTATCAGGTGTGACACCTGCACAACAACTTGCATCTACTGTAATATCAATCTCAGGATAATTTGCTCTAATAATAAGTGCATTTGAAACCACACAGATGTCGGTACATAATCCGCAAATCTCAACGCTTTCAAATCCAAAATCCTTCCAGTTTAACCAACCGAATGTAGGCTTATCAATCAGAATATCATTCTCAATATCAAAATCTAGCTTATCGGAAATCTGCCAACCAATAGTATTCTTTACACAGTGAGTAACAGGAAGATGCTTACCTTCATATGTCTCTAAATAATTCTCAGAGTGTGTGTCTCTTGTAAAGATTACCTGTTTACCAGCGTCCTTATACTCCTTAATTTTCTTTGCTACATTTGATACAATCGCCTGTGCTTCCTTTGTACCAAGTGTTCCATCAATAAAATCATTCTGCATGTCTACAACAATTAATGTTTCTCTCATTTTGCTACCTCTTTTCTTTTTTTATATGTATTTATTCTCTGAAAACTCAGAAGAAATTCCGCTTTCCTGCGAACTTCATATTATGTTATTCTCTACTCGATCTTCTTCTCAACCACAACAATTGTATCATTGTGCCAACCACCATGAGGAACAAGTAAAATTTCCTGAATTTCAAAGCCATACTTCTTACCAATGCCACCACTATTCCAGCTACAAGTAATTACAATGCCATTTTTCTTTACAATTCTTCCTATCTGTTCCTTCTGTTTAGACCAATATGAAGCTTGTGTTGTCTGCATATTTACTGTCTGTCCAAGGTTTTTATAACATTCGCTTACCTGTCGTGGCGAGTATGGTGGATCATATAGCACTGTATCTACTGAGTTATCATCGAATATCTTTAAGAAATCTAATGCGTCCATATGGTAATCAGTATCATATTGTGTATCTAAGTCATTTGTTACTGTTGCTAATTTATTACTATTAGCAAACGGATCAACAATCTTGCCAGTTGCATATTTCTCAATCAGTTCCTTAATTGGCTTAATTGAAAATGTGTTGCTATTTGGCATCTGCCAGACTCTATTTATTATCATTATGTATCAGGAGTAAACGCTGCGTTTTCGGTATACCAAACCTCTTACTCCTTTCTTTTATTCTCTTAACCCACTCAAAATCCATTCAACAGTAGGTTCATTCCATCCATTGCCCATCAAACTACATCTTTTTGAGTATGATAACCAACGATTGTTAAGCTGAATTTTTGTAAAATTATCAGGCAATCCCTGTAATCTTTCATATTCAACTTCTGTAAGTTTTCGTGGTCTACCACTATCTAATACTTTCTTTTCGTGATATCCACCATTGATACAAGTCAATGTGCAGCACTTAAAATCTGGATTATAAATTCTTCTATTCATTTCCATAGAATTAACTTTTAACTCTGCGCATACACGTTTGCTCATATCCAAGATTTCAAAATCTTTCTTATAGAAATATTTCTCATCTACACTATTCTCCATAATATCTTTCAAAACTAATGGAGATTCATCAGGTAATTTACCTAATGGTATGTTTGTCCAATAATATCTTTCACGATTTTGAGACGAAAATCTTCCTGAATCAATCAAAATAGGTTCTACACCAATACATTCTGTCATTGTCTTCAGATCTTCGTCACAACTTGGTATTACATTCTCAAACATGAAATATTTGGGCTGAATTGCCCTAAGACACTCAATTGCTTTAAAGAAAATTCCTGACTTACCATCAAGACCATTATTGACCTCTTTGCTTTCAATTCGTACTCTTGAAAGTGACTGGCAACAAGTTCCTGCCAACAGTAAATCAAATCCTTTGAACTGTTCAAAATCCGCTTCATATAAATTGCCATGATGTACCACAAACGGAAAATGGTACTGAGAAACTGCTATGGCTTCTGGCAAAATTTCATATGTATGATATTCTCTTATAGGTATTCCGAGCTGCTGTAACGCATACAATCCTGTTTCAACGCCACCACATAAACTTAACACTCGTAGCCCTTGAGAATTATTTTTTTCATTATTCTCTGTCAAAATACACTATTTTACAGAGGTTATATAACCATAATTACCTAGGAGTTACTGCTTAATTCCTTTCTTCTTGATTATTTTGTTGTAAAATCCTATGGAATTTGCACGTCTGCAAAAACCATAAGAAAAAATATTTCTTGTTACTTTTACTTTTGGGAAATTTGGCTGAGTTGCCAAGATAGAAATTTCTATGTATGATTATTCTTCGTCTTGAAATGATTTAATTCGATTTTCTAAATAATCAATCTCATCATTCCAATGGTCTATTAGCATGTCTTCGATTTGATGCTTTGCATCTTCTATACTATCTGCAAACAATGTATCATATTCAACATTTAGTTCTTTTGATACATATATAAATATGTTTTCGTCTGTCTTATCTTGTACAAAACTAGCTACTACATTTTCATCATCTTCTTCATAAAATTGACTAAAATGTAATTTATAACATTCTTTACCAAAGTCATTCTTTTCACCTGTTTCCCAATATTTCTTCACCATTTCACCTCACTTTACAATATCCTAACAATCTGTTCATACAAACAAATATCTCTGTCGTTAATTGCCTTATTCACATGCATATGACCAAACAAATGCTTTTTATATTCAGTTGTAGCTTTCACTTCTTCTAAATAATTAGTCAACACATCTGGTTTATATAATCCTTTACCACCCATAAGATATAACTCTGACGTAGAGGTACTATGTGTAATAATATAATCAACTATATTATTATTCTCTTTTAGAACATCTAGTCCATGCTGCATTTCTTCATCTGTCGGTAATTCCTCTTCCCACCAAGACAAATCTTTGATGCGATACATATATTTGCCTTGCTTATCAAGTTTCTTGGATTCTTCTCTCCAATCTTCATCATTGTAATCAAGAATACCATCTTGAATATCATGGCTTGATGCACCACCAAAAGCAAAGAATTTTTTATCTTCAATAGTAAATAATTCTCCACGCATTAAGTGCAATACATTAGGTCTAATTTCATGTACTTTACCACCATGCCATTGTTTAATAGGATAGGTTGCAAGCCTTTTATGATTCTCGTGATTTCCGTCAACAAATACTGTTGTAAATGGTTTTCTATTTAACCAATCTAACCAATATTTCTCATTTTTTGTTTCTTCTCTTTGCCACACAAGACCAAAATCACCAAGAATAATTACAATATTTTCATCTTTATTACCAGAAAAATCTTTCTGTTCATAGAAATTATCTTTACTTAATCGAGTAGGATCACCGTGTAGATCACCTGTTACATATACTGCCATATTCTCACCTCACTCTATCATTTCAACTTTAATCTTAAATTTTGTTGTTTCTGTATATTCATTTTCTTGATAAGGACGATTATAATCAAAATGATGATGACGGACAGTTGCAATCAAGTGAGCATCGTTGCCAGAAACAAATTCCGTATCTGTCTCATAAGTATCTTCTGAACCATCACCAAGTTTAGAGTCTGTACAATATATCTGATTTGCGTCTAATGCATCTTGAATAACCCTGTAAATGTCGCCTGTATTATACATAGTCACTCTCCATCCTACTGTCCAAAGATTTCACCAATAACTTTCAACTTAATACTCTGACTAAATTCTGAACCAGCAGCTTTTGGATGACCACCGCCACCAAATAAACTTGCTACATCTTTACCAAGATCGATATCTTCTTTAACGGTTCTATAAGATACCGTACAACTATCAATATCAATCATTGCAACAAAATCAATTTCAGGATGCATTTTGCAAAGCCTATTACCTAATTCACTAACAAACCTATCTACAAATACGAAACCACAAACCTTACCACACATAGGACTGGTAAACATAGTTTCATTCTTCTCTTCGATATATCTATCAATTTCATCCTGCTTAATCTTTAAAACAACCTCATCTTTAGCATATAATTTTGGAAATACTTCATCATGGATTTCTGAAATACACCAATGAATAAAACCATCCCGACCATACAGATAAAGTAAATCATTTACCTGCTTACAAATAACACCATCTTCGCCAAGTTCTGACCATCTCCAAGTGTCATAATTTCTTACCAAATCGGCAAATCTTTCTAGCGATTTACTATATTCCAACTCTTCATTAAAACACCCTCTTAATGCCAACCAGTGATAAAATAACATTGTTCCTGACGTTTTAATTCCATCTGAATCATCAATAGAAACTCTACACCAATCATATTTATTAAGTCCAAGAGCTGTTGGATGGTGATCTAATAAATAGAAATTATCAAATCTTTCATCAATAATCTTTGCCGTATCTTCGTTTACTCTGATATCTGTAATAATACACATATCAAATTCTGTTCCATTATCAATAAATTCTCTGACACTTGAATCAATGTTATCATAATCACAATATGAAATATCTACATCATCTCCGAATGCAAGTTTTGCCAAAATACCACAACCGATTCCATCAAGATCTGTATGACTGAATAATTTAACCATATAATCTCCTCTCTGCTATTTCTAATAATTTTTCTTTCTCGTTTATATATTCTCCACTAATAACTGAATCCAACAGATTATTTAATACCTCACCAATTTCTTTTCCTGACTTATATCCAATAGCAATCAAATCCTTACCATTGACTGCTAAATCCTTCAGAGAAAAACATTCATCATCCTGTAAAACTTCATCTAAAATGTATCCAATGTTATCAATCTTTTGTAATCTTGTTTCCTGATTCATGTCTGCTTGTGCTTTAATATCAGCTCTGCGAACATTTAATAGTCTTCTGAACTGTTCTTCTCCGATTTTATTAAGCCATCTCTTGACATATTTCTTTCCAACCTCAAAAGTGGCATCGTGATAATAGACCAATTCAACAACTTTCTCTCTTGTGTCATTATCAAATCTAAGACGTTTCATAATCTCATTGGTCATATCAGCACTTACCTTTCCGTGACCTTTAAAGTGTCTAACACCGTCTTCTCCATCTTGATAACAATGTGGCTTGCCAAAATCGTGAAAAAATACTGCTAATCTTGTAACCAAATCATCAGATTCACAATACTCTACTGCATATACAGTATGATTCCATACATCATAAGTGTGATATGGATTATTCTGTTTGAATCCAATCATATCTTTGATTTCAGGAATAAATAGTGAGAATACATCATGGTATAAAACCATTTGTATACAGAATTCTTTTGATACAGCAATTTTGCAAAACTCACTATTAATTCGTTCAATAGATATATTCTCTAAATTCTTACACATTTTAGAAATATTCCAATCTGTGCCAGGTTCAATTACAAATTCTAATTGAGATGCAAAACGAATAGCACGTAAAATTCTCAAAGCATCTTCCGCAAATCTGTCTTCTGGTCTACCAACACATCTAATTTTATTGTATTCAATATCTTCCATACCATTAAACGGATCGACAAGACCAACTTCATCGTTGTACGCCATTGCATTGATTGTAAAATCTCTACGTTTTAAATCTTCTTCAAGACTTCGTGTAAATGTTACGCTATCAGGTCTACGATTATCTGAATAATTACCATCAATTCTGTAAGTGGTACACTCATAAGCTTCTCTATCAATAACAATTGTGATAGTTCCATGCTGTAATCCAGTTTCAATAATTCTTTTATCCTTAAATACTTCCATCATCTCATTTGGTGTAGCCGATGTTGTAATATCATAATCATGAATAGGTCTTCCAAGAATACTGTCTCTTACGCATCCTCCGACTAAGAACGCCTCATATCCATTATTCTGTAAAGTATGAATAATCTCATTTGCACCTGATTGAATTTCAATCTTCAATTTCTTCATTCAAAATCACCTCGATTTTTGGTATTTCAATAAATTTTGCTAATAATCCTTGATGATAGAATACCTTGTCACTTTCAGTAACCTCTTCTCCTAAGAAATACCTAAGTACAAATGGCATCATATAATTATCCAAACATTTGAACTCATACTTCTTTACTTCATTGTCAATCTCATAATATTTATCAAAAATATAAATTTCTTTATAATACCCATCAGTGTTATTGATTCGATGAAGTTTAAATAGTTCTATCCTAAACGGAATATCAAATGTTTCTTCTAATTCAGATCTTAACAACACGACTAAACCTGCTATATTTTTTAATGACAAGTTATTTAAATTTGATACATCATATACCAATTCATCGTTTGAGAAAAATGAAATTCTGTCATATAATTCACTTATATCTTTATTTAACTTGGTTATTATTTTATCCATCAGATACTTTTCGTATGTTATGTGTCTTCTAGGATTACAATTGCCTAAAATAACCTGACGGATATATTTGCTATCTATAATATGTTTATTGTCTGTAAATTGAGAAATAAAATCTTCCCATGTATCCACTCCACAAAACATATTCTTGTTATATTCATGTAACGATGAAAAATTAGCCTTTTTCATATCAATACTAATAAAAACTCTTCCATCATTAGTTGGCTTAAATATATCTTTATTTGGCAAGTTCCTATTAATCACAGCATACTTATTCATATCCTCTGCATTAAATCTCTGATATGATTCTGACTCTTTAATACTTGTAATAGCTGCGTCTTTTACACGATTATATTCTTCAAAATAATCCTGCTCACTATTGTATTTTTGTAACTCATTTACGAATCTGTCCCACTTCTCAATAGTTCCATAGAACTTATCAAAAAGTTGAATTCTATCTGAAAAATATGGTTCTTGAAACAATCTAATTGGTATATTGCAATCTTTACAAAATCTCTCTTTTGCCCTATTTGATACTTCCATCAGATGTCTCCTTTCACAATTCGCTCATTTACATACATCTTAAATTCATTGATTCTCTTATAATCTGGTTTATCAGGTAAAGATGTATTTTCTTTTGCATATTCAAAACGTTTTTCATATTCGTTTAACAAATCATAGAATTCAGAAATAGGCTGTCTATTCTCGTCCAAATATTCTCCATTTCTGATACTCATAAGTAAATCGTGTTCATCTGCTCTATAAGTGATAATCTCTTCTTTTTCAAGAATATCAATACACATCATATACAATCGAATCAAATGAGCCATGTGTTTTCCTAACTTATCATGCGCTACAGCCTTTTCATTTCTTTTTCCAAATTTACTATAGCTGCTAATAATAGATTTCATTTCATTCCACATGCCAGCCCAATCTCTTAACGGATAATGCTGCAAGTTTACATCCATAAAAATCTCGCTGTCATATCCTTCTTGAACAGCCTTGTCAATGTATAATTTCACATCGCTGTCTTCATAAGGATAATATCTGTTTTTGAATTCATATCTTGCATTATTAATACTTTTCAAAATGTGTGTTTCATTTTCTGCCTGACCAACAAATCTTGCCGCTTTATTTTCCATACGTCTTAACTGAGAACCTGCATAACCTCCAAAGGTATGAATACAAATCTTAGAAAGAAACATCTTCTTATTATCTAATAGTTCCTTACCAATATCAGATAAGTATAAGTAATGATTTGGAAGACAGCCAAGTTGCTCGATTGTATTAGGATTATTTGATGTTAAAAGCTGTATCATTTTATTAAATGAATATATGGTTGTATCTGTGTCAATATCTACAACCTGCTCAAAATCTGTTCCAAGTAAGATGTCTGACTTACCGTTAAGTGCAATTCCTCTTACATCTAAATCAGATCCTTCTCTATCCATTCCATATGCATGACTTCCACCAAGAGTTAAAATAATGATATTGTTACCCAAATTCTTGTCTGTTCTCAGGAAGCCATACTCTTTTGATTTTAATTTGTTCTTAATATGTTCAATTGTCATTACATTCTCCTTCTAAAATAAATTTCCTTGACTATCTACCATGCCTTTGTAACCACACCATTTACACTTGCAATGTGCAGAAGCACCATCAAAGCTATTATAAATATAATCTTTTTTATGACAGTGCCATCCTATTTTACAAAAGAACTTTTGCAATGGTTTAATATAATCTACTAACATGTATAATGCTGATGGCAAAATTAATAGACAAACTAAAATTAAAATAACAGCATATTTCATTGATTTCACCTCCAAAAATTCCTCAAGAAATGTGCATTTCTTTTTAATGTAAAATATATACCATATATAGCATATATTACTTATTTCAAATACTATATATGGTATATTTACAACAATTACTCGCTTAATTCTGCAAGTGCCTTATCTAAATCCTCGTCAGACATGTTCTCAAGCGCAGCATCCTGTCTTTTAGCCTTGATTTCAAGTAATCTCTGTCTCATCTCAGCATTCTTCTTGGCATCTTCTCTCTTCTTCTTCTCATCCAGCTTCACACTAACAATATACTTAACAATTTCAATCTTGTTAGAAACCTCCTCATCTTCCTTTGACTTAGTATTTAGAAGACTTTCTTCCTCCGACTTCTTTGCTTCTGCATTGAGTGTCTTAAACACTGAGTCCAGATTTGTGAGAGATAAATCCCACAAATCAATTACGTTAATCATTCCTCTAAATGGGAACTGATAGTTATTTCTCGTTGCATTAATAAATAATTCGTTGTTTGTCATAATAATAATCTCCTTTTCTAATTAAAACTTAATCTTCATTACACGTTCTGTTGCGCCCTTAACCTTAACAACTAAATCTGCTCTCTTTGTCATAGAGAATCCAATTCCCGAAAGCTGATCATCAGTATCTTCTACATGACACTTAGCACCTAAAGCTTCAAATACTCTCTTATGCTTTTCAAGGTCACTCTTTAAGAACTCATTATAGTATCCATTAGGACTTTCGTTGTTCACACAATCCTTCAGGAAGAAGAATAAATGTCTATGACCAATTCCATCCTGCTCGTCAAAATAGTTTGGACTATAACTGATTACTGATACAGGAACAAACTGATTAGTATTTACACCCCAAATCTCACGACTTGAAATAGATGAACTTCCAGACAGTTTTTCCTTAATTGAGAAGTTGCCATTCTCGTCAAGTGTAACTTCTGCCACCTGAACATTTTCACCAGTTCTCATAGGGTTGCTATAATCAAATGAATAAATTTCGCCATTGAACTCAACTTCTGCTCTAAATCCATGTCTTACTGCACCTGCATACTGATGTACAAAGAATCTATATGTTCCAGGTTTCATTCTTGCTAAATCCTGCCATGTAATATTCTCTACTGCAACTTTTCCATCTGGATTTACAATATCTACATCCAACTGACCACCCATTCTTGACGACTCAGGTTTTCTACAATTACTGAAATAAATCTCGTTTCCACTAGGCTCAACGCAATGAGCATCAAGATCATAATTATCATTCCCGTCTTCATTCCACTGAATTGAAAATCTGAGTACACCGTCAACATTACCTCCAGCAGTTTTTACATTCTGCTTCATATCAGAATCGGTAATATTTCCTGAATAAGCCCAAGATAATCCATTATTCCACTTGAACATTGTCTTAGCGTCTGGATTAACAGGTGCAATCATAGAAACAAAGTTCTTCTCATGTTTATTCTCTACAAAAGCTTCAATCTCCTTTGCAGTTGGAAGCACCTTATCAATGAAATCCTGTGCTGAAATCTCTTCAACCTTAGAGAACTTCTTAGGACTTACAGCAACATCCTTTTCCATCTGACCAAAAATATCATCTGCACCGATCATTCTTCTTGCAGCACTTTTATTTGAGAACAGTACATTATTTACAGTAATATCATTCAGATTAGCAAATCTTCTCTGTAATGAATCCATGTAACCGAGTTCTGTAATGGTCTTCTTTGCATCCTCAAGCATCTTCTTTGTAAAAATAGCCTTTGGTCTTTTATAATTGCTTGGAGCGACAATCTGTTCATACTTCTTAACTGCTGTGTCAAGATCCATATCCTCACTTACATTGATAAGAAGCGTTCCAATAGAATGATTTCTAATTCTACCGATAGCCATACCTGCTGTTACTGACTTCTCCCAAGCATATAAATCCTTTTCAGTATCAGAAGTCAGCTTGTCATATTCCTTTTTATACTTCTTGAACTCTGTGAGTACGCCTTTCCATTCTTCACCCTTGTAAAGTGTATTTGAGTTGATAAGTTCAAGAATTGTATCGAGTGCATCCATAGTAATCTCATCAAGAGAACGCTTAAATACGTTTCTTGTATCTCTGAACTGTCCTTTGACTTCTTCATTAGAACGACTACTTCTATTTACGAACTTACTTGGAAGCTCTAAGAAGAAGTGATCCCACTGATGAGACTTTCCATTGATTTCCTCAAAGTTAAAGTCTGTACCAATCTTAGGAAACTTAGTTGTATAAATATCTGTAACTGTATGAGCCTTTACAAAAGCGTCAAGTGCATCGCATACTGGCTGATATGTTGTATCACCAAGATTCAGTTCCCAGATTGTGTGAATCTGATTATCCTTAATGGTGACAGCAGAGCCAATATTCTTGATAAACTGTCTACAACAACTGCAATCATGTTCTCTACGTTCTCTGAAAATCTCATTAGTACCAGCAGGAAAGCTATCAAGATATGTATTCCATAACTCATCCTTATCTACATTTACCTCAAATAAATGTGTAGCCTCTTTCTGCATTTCATCGAAGTGCTTCTGTAAAGCCTTCTTAAAGTTCATAAATCCATCCATATTTTGTACCTCTTCTTTCTTATATTTATTTTTGTTAATTGTTTCTAATGTTATATTCTCCGTTTATATTAATCCAGTTACCTTATCTGGATTTTCATTAGCCAATTTTATCCATCCTTCAGCATAAGATTCAGTCATATCATTTAATCCAAACACTTCTCTTACAATGATATATCCTTTACCAACCGACTCTTCCATATCTTTTGTATTGTTATCTACGTCATCTGCGTCTAATGGGCGAAACACTGTCTTGGTAAAATATCTTCTACCATATTTCTTTGTTGTGGTGATTTTATTTATCTTATCTTTATACAGCTTCCATATGCCAGATGAATCTTTGTCGATCTGCCCTACATAATCTCCTACATTTAACATGTTACTTTCCCCCATTTTCTATAAACTCATACCCTACTAATCTAACTGACACAAGCATAGCCATGAAATCAGAAGCACTTTCTACTTCAATATCGCAATTCACACCAATCTCATCAAACATTGTAATTTCATAATATCCATCACCATCTCTAAAAATATCATTAAATGGGTTTGACTCATCTGATTCTTCATCAAGAACTTCTTCTATCATATCTTCTAAATCACCAATAAATTCATACATTGGAATATTTACAGAAGTAAATGGAACAATAATTCTTCTTATAGCACCATCACAAGCAAATAAAAGTTCATATTCACATTTAAAACTTCCGTTCATACAGCATGAATGGTCAACATGGTCTTCGATTATTGTCGGCTTAAATTTGCTACTTTCTAAAATGTTATACATAACATAATAGTCTACAACATTCTTTTCTGTACAGTCTTCTCTATTAAATACTGTTCTATGTTTCTCATAGAGGTTGTATTTTTTTCTATACTCATCAAAATAGTGAGTATTCCCTGCTTCCTTATCCTTTTTGAAAAATGATTTAAGCTTATCGTTGGTTTTATCATATCTACCAATCCATTCTCCATATGTATCTGGGAAAATATTACCTCGTACTTCTAATTCCATTTTATTAGGTAATAAACCCAATCCATTTTCTTCTAAATTTTCTACTGAAATAGCTGTAATATTCATATTTTCTCCTTTCTAAATTCCAATGAATCGAAGTTTTCTTACTACTTCCAACCACTACAATCTCTACAACCTAGTGCATATACATCACACTCTTTAACAGCACAAGTTTCACATTTATATGGTTCTCTGTATGATGTAATTTTATCTTGTAGTTCATTAATTTCTTTCATAATAGTATCAATATCTTTTAACTTAATTCCAAAAAGAATCTTCTTCAATTCTTCATACATAAGTTTTTTCGATACATTTTTATCACTCTTATTTGATTTATATTTAAAATCATATTTCCATTGGTCTATTTCTCCATATCTACAATTCTTAACAATTGGGGAATCTGCTATTGGATGGCAACTGTTCTTATTTGAACAATAATAATTATTTCTCACATAATCATGTTCACATCCATATTTACAAATATCACATGATACTCCCATATAAAATCTCCTTTCCAATTTACCAAATTCCATTTACTGTCTTATCAATAGCTTCTCTCATTACACCACCAGTCATTTTATTCATTGCATCTACAACAAGACCTTTAAACTCGGCTCTTATTCGTCTATTATGCTGAGTACATGGCTTTGAACAATAATTATTTCTTCTACATTTTTCACAATTGCCACTTAACTTCCACTGTTCATTTTCCTGAATCTGTTCCATAACTTAGCCTCCCCTTCTATCTAAAATCTTCTGAATAGTTTTCTTATCTTTATCAGATAAACTATCCCAATCCAACTTAAAACTTTCACAATTCTTATGGCAATTCCAACCATCACCACAATCATAAGAATAACGGTATGCACAATAATCACACGCCATTTATATTCACCTCTCTTCCAAAGAAATCGAACTTTACTGTAGTAATAAATACTCTCTGTCCTCTATATAAAATTCTTTCTGCCGCCTATCCATTAAGTCATAATAATTTTGTTCCATATAACAAGATAAACCATTATATTCGTATTCTTTCCAGATAATTTCTTCTGCCAAGATATGTAACTCCTTGTGTGATAACGATTTTAGAAAATCTCTAAATGTTACATAATTTATTCTCTTGTCTAATACTTTCTCAAGTTTTGTTTTTCTTTTAAACATCCTTTTCACCTCACAATCCAAAGAAAGAGAATTTTCGTTAGAATTCATTATTCTCAAACTCTTCCAAAACTTCTTTCCACTTATCTTTTTCTGCTAGTAAATTATGTAGATTTTTTAATTCTTTTTTACTACAACGATTAGTTAACCAATCAGTCTTATATATTTTCTCCAATCTTGTACGTTCATTTTCATATTGTTCTTCCGAAGAAGAAGCTTTATCAAATAGTAAATTTCTTATTTCCAATATTGTTTTTGCTTTCATATCATTCTCTCCCTTTACCACAAATCTTCTGAATACAATTCTGGCAAATCAGTAACCAAGTCACTATTTTCTCTTTCCTGAATTAGCCTCGATGATAATTGACCACATTTTTTTGCATGTACCCATGCCTCTTCTCTTGTAAGAAAATTTCCTATATTGTCAATAAATCCTTGCTGAATTTCAGAATATCCTTTTTGTGGTTGAAAACCTAACTTTTTTAACTGTGCAAACGAACCACAGTGTCTTGCAGCACATAATACTACATCTTCGTTCGTTTTATTAATATGAAATTTAACAGCTGCACATAAAATCATATATGTAAATCCTTTCTATTGAACATCTTATGGAATACTCAGGCGAATAAAAACAAACGAAAAAGACCTAAGTATTCCACATTCACAAAGGAGATGGAATATTCTTCTGAATACTCCATAAGATGTTCAACTTTAGTTATCTATTTCGAGATACCCTGCTCTGACTCATCTTCAACTGTATCAACAAACCTTATTCTATTCTTCTCCTACAATTTTTACTTTACACTTGAAGCACCGCTAATGTTCCACATTTAGGACAATACATTACTTTTCCGACAATAATTCCTTCATATGTATATAGTTTGTTTTCCAGCTTTGTATGTTGTCCGTTGCTATCTGCCCGATACAGGCAGGGTTTCATTATCTCTCTGCAATTCGGACACAGTTTTGTACTCTCTGCCATATCATTCCTCACTTTCTAATGATTCCTTATTATCAAAGATGTTGCCGATAACTTCAAAATATTTTACATCTTCTGAATATGTCATTGCCTCAAAAATAGGTACTGCGCATTTATACTCACCTCTAAAAGAATCAACAACCCACGCGCAATCCTTAAGTTTAACAACTCCTATATATTCTTCTGAATTTACACAAGAATCATAAATTGAGTAAAAATGCTTTTTAACAACATCATTCTCCCAAATCAGCTTTCCATTCTTATCTTTCAAACCTATGCATTGGCAGATGGTGGTTGGGTCTACTTCAATCATATCGGGAACATCATTTGTCATTCCCCATAGAATATATCTTTTCTCCCAAATACCATATAAATACCCTTGCACCCACTCTCCGTTGTCAATTCTCTTTGCTTTGAATAAATATCTCTCGTTCATCTGCTAACTCCTTTCTTCGAAATACTGGCAAATTTTCAGACTTATCTACATTTCGTACATCGTATGTTTCTTCATAATCTGTCAATACTGCTACTAATGTTATTTTATCCATGTCTAGTCCTCACTTTCTTCGTCATATAATTTTGCATATTCCCATGGATAAGAAACAATTGAACAATCACTTGTAGTAAAACTAGTTCTCCCTCTTGCATAAGCATATACCTTTCCATTTTTATACTCATGAAAGTGTCTACGTTCCCAATGATCTTTACTCCTATTTTTTACTAATATTTTGGCATCCGTTTTAACATTCTCCCACTTATTATATTCTTTATTAAGCCACTTCATTTTATCTTCTTCACAACAGTTTTTTCTAAATAAACATTCCCCACATGATATATATCCACAGGGTGATGGCTTATTTATTTTAATATCTACAGCCAATTCGCAGTTATGTGATACAGTTATTTCTAAAATCTTATCCATGAATTTTTCTTTATTCTTCATTTTGTTTACCTCTCTTTCTCAAAGTGACGAGATTACGCCACTTTTGATTCACCTAAATCCCGAAGAAATGCGGTTTTCATCGCTTCGTAATTTTCTTCCATATTTTCACTAAATTCGTATGTATTGTTCGAATAATCTCCAATCCATTTCTCAAAATGCAAATCACAATCATTCTCAAAAACATATGCAACCATTGCCAACAAAGCTGGGTATGCCTGATGATATAACGGAGAAGACATTCTTACTGTGTCTTCGATATAGTCCTTATAATCCTGCATATCATCAACTGTAATATTTGCATTTACTATATTATGTACAAATTCGATATCAGTCATTTCATTATCATCTGTAGCAACTGCTACTTCATTATTCTCTGTTTTATCCTCGATATGTAAATAGTTCATCATAAGTGCCGTATATGTTTCAATTTTTTGAGAAATAAGTTTTTTCCCTGTAGTTCCTGGTTCTTTACTTAATAAATCATATGACCATTCACCAATTAAAACATCATGTAATTTTGTCTCGATAGCCATTACAAATTCTGCAAATTTACTATCTGGTAAATTCAACTTTGTAAATTTATCAAATACTGCGATCCATGTAGAGATATCTTTCTTAACAAAAATACTCTTACATTTATCCTCACAGCATTTTTCAATTCTCTGCAAATAAGAACGAATTACTTCGAACTCTTCATGATTACTATTTTCTTCAAGCATTGCGTTAGCAGATTTTGCATCTTTTTTATACTTGTCCATATGAAAGACAGTCATTGCAGCACCGCAAACTAACTGAATATAATTTCCATTTTTTCTATCAGCATCAGAATATTTCATAGAATTCTTGAAAAATCCTTCTTCTCCAATATTTTTGATCTGACGTGCATATGTAGGAATCCATGTCAATGCTTTTTGACTTGTCCCCATTGCTTTATGGTTATTGTATCTTCTAATAAGAATACTAATATCCTCCATTGTACAATTTTCATGAGTTACGATTGTCAATTGAAAACGATCAAAACGTTTTTTCAATTCATCTGGAAAATCATCGAATGTATGTCCTTTTAGATGGAAAGTTTTTTTCTCCCAAATAAAATTTCCATCATCATCCTTCAATACTTTACCAGTTTCATCTAATGTCTTTGTTTGATATTCAATTTCATCATCTTCAATTTTAGATGTAAACTTATAATTTCCGTATCTAATTTTCATTATTGCAGATGTTCTCTGCATTGCGTCTACAATATATTTCTGTACAATGTTATCTTGTAAAGGAATTTCTCCAATAATAAACGGAGGAAGATAGTCATCACTCAGCATAGTAACACCAATTTCATTAATGAAACCATTATCACTACAAAAGAATCTTTGTACATCTTGATTATCTGATACGTTTCCCTCTTTAACATCATCAATATAACTAATTGCTGGCACACTTTCTATTCTCACTTTGTTTACTTTCTTCATAATGATTACTTCCTTTCTTATTTACATTAAAATTTTTACATTTTCATATGCTTGTATTGCGGCAAGATTTTCCGAATACTCTTTGTTATTCATATGTAATAACTCTTTAATTTCATTGGCTTTATACCCATCGCTAAGCATTTTAACAATTCTTCTCTGGTTTATTGATAGTTTTTTGAGATACTTTTCAATTTTTGTACCTTCAATATTATTACCACATGCTTCTTCGAAAGTATCAAATTTTGATCGTATCTTTTCGCTAATTTCATAACCATCTTCTGTTACTAATGCATTAATACTACTTATTTTTCTTGTTGGAATTCGTTTTTTACGATTTCGATTACGAACTTCTGTTTTAAATTTCCTTTTAATATTACTTGCTAAATAACATTGAAACTCAACCTCCTTTTCTGGTTCAAATCTTAAAACAGTATCTGACAAAACACTTAATGCAATACTGTAAAAGTCATCATAATCTTTATCAGATATTCCACCTATTTTATTAATCATTGGATTGCATATCTGTTTTAATTTTTGCATTTCATTTTCACAATACAGTTCTAAAGTTTCTTGAATATCCATTCTTCAAATTTCCTTTCTGTTTTATTGCTTTACTTAAATATTCTCCAAAATCCAACTCATCATCATTAACTCTTCTGTGTCTGGATTCGGAATAACATTTCGGACAACGACAAAACCTTTCGTACTTGTCCTTTGAAAATGACATAACACCAACCATAGGGATTCCGCAATTTATACAGTTTTTAATCATTAAAATACCTCCTAAAAATCAAATAATTCTTCAATTATTCGTGGCTCATAAATACGTTTATCCATTCCTGCAACAGCTTTCTCAATCTCGTCTGTAGCAGTTTCAGAAATCTTCTTACCAAGAATAATGTTAAGAACATTCAGTTCGTTTTTTATTGTTCTTCTCTTTATTCTCCGCTCTTTTATCATTTTGTACGCCTTATAACCTTGAGCTGCGTTAAGGTTGCAGAACTCTATGTAATGATTCACGTCAGACAATTCTTGATCAATTAAACTTAGCTGTTCTACTAATTCTTTTTTTCGATTAGTAGCTTCTGTAGCTAATCCATTTAAATCAGATACCTTTTTTAACCATCTTTGGATATTTTCAGACATCATAACCTTTTCGGTTCTTTCAATGTCATTATCTGTACATGGTTTGGTATAAGGTAAATCATCTGAGCATTTTTCTAGATGAAAAACTTTTCTCAATGCTTTACTCAACTGATTCTCACAAATGTTTTTTGCTTGTTTTTGCGAAAATTCGTCAGCAAAAGTAGGACAAGAAGTAGGAACGTATTTCCCATTCTTGTATTGAATCCATCGAAATCCATCCGTAATGACATATCTTGCCATTAAACCATCTCCTTATTTAGTTTTTATTTTACAGGTAATAATATTGGCGAACTGCCTCATTTTCCTAAAACCTATTGACTTTTCAGATACAAATATGTAAAATAATATATCAAGGTTATAGTTTATTGCTATTTCCTGTAGACTTGTTAAAGCAGCCATTCTGTTAGGTGCGCCAACACCGTTTGAATCAGTTTTGGCTGCTTTCTTTTTATTATTATAGCAGAACATATGTTCTATTTCAAGAGGTAATATATGGAAACCACCTCACAGTCCAATATTCAGGACTTACGAAATAAAATTGTATGCAAATCCCCTTTTGGAACACCAACTTGTAAATCCGAGAAGACTCTAAGTTGATTAGCAAAGTCGTCACAGACTTTTGCTATTGTGGCGGCTTCTTCGAGAATATTATGACACTCTCCAAACTTTTTCTTTTTAAAGCCGATATTACAGTCAGGATTTTCAAGATCCTGTTTTGCAACAAGAACAATCGCATCTTCCTTCGCAACCTTCTTTGCCTCTTTTAATGTCGTTATTATATATTCCATAATACCACTCCTTCCTTTATTCTCCAAAATTCGCTTCATATACTTTGCGAATATTTAAACGTGTTTTTTTGTCTGTAACAGTTCCAATCTTTTTAATAATACGTTGATTACTAATCGCTCTCATCTGCTCACCTAAAACGACAGAATCCATTTTTAATCCATTGTCAATACTTTTATGGATAATAGTGTGTGTTGGCATATTAAGTGACTTCAACTTCGAACTTAATGGCATAATAATAGTACAGGAACTGTAAATATTCCCTACGTCATTTTGTATAATCAAAACTGGACGAATACCTCCCTGTTCTGACCCAATAGTTTCGCCAAGATCAGCCTGTACTATATCATATCTCCTAATATCCATAAAAATCATCCTCCTTTCTTTTCTTTCGTTGATACTTCGTATTATATACTATTTTGTATTATATGTCAACATATATTATTGAAAAATATAATATTTTTTGCTATTATACAAATATATAATAGAAAGGAGCAATATATGATACAATTAAACATAAAACAAATCCTTCAAAACAAGGGTAAAACCGCATATTGGTTAGCTAAAAAAACAGGAATATCGCCAAATAATATAGGAAAAATTTGTAATGGTGAAACAAAAAACATTCGTCTTGACACAATGGAAAAGTTATGTAAAGCACTTGAATGTGAAATCGAAGATTTATTTTTATTCACAAAGGACGATACTGAATAGTACCGTCCTTACATATACTACAAAATTCTCATTTCATTAGCCATATCAATTGCCTTCTGGTATTTGTCTACATCATCTGTGAGCATTCTTATAATCTTTCCAAAATCATCAGACTTTAATGAAATAACAGGCATATTCTTAACTATTTCATCTCCTTTACCAGCAAGTACATTATGAATAAACTCTCCATGATCATTGATTAACTGTCTGTTTTTCTCTTCTGTTAAGCCAATATAACGTGTAGTAGTTTGAACATCTGAGTGATTAAGCATATTCTGGAGAGACAAAATACAATCTGGGTCAAATGGATGTGTTTTATAAATCCAGTACCCCCACGATTTTCGTAAGCTATGACTTGACACTGGATATTGTATTCCAACATCTTCAACTGCCCTCTTTAATTTTTTTCTATAATCATCTGTTTGCCACTTAACAACATCATTATATTCAACTTCGTAATAAATGTAATCTCCTAATGATGAATATTTTTTCTGCTTATGAAAATCATTAAATATCTTTTCCTTTCGCTTATCAGAAAAGTCTTTATTTAACGCCTTACACCAAGTGTCTATACTATTCTCAGAATATATATCTAACATACATCTATTAATCCAGTCTGTCTTAGGCTGATAACTGAAAATATATTCATTATAATGCTCTATTGGATTGATTTTGACGTGTGACAAATAATTATCAACTGCTTCCCATACCATATTACTCACAGGAATATTGGTAATCTTGCCTGTTTTCTGTTCTTCAATAGTGTCAATCTCACTTTTTTGATTTCCGTTCTCATAATACAAATCTGACCACTTCATCATCACTGTATCACCAATACGTCTACCAAGTAGCAGTTCTAATAGAGTGATTAAATATCCATCCCATTCTTCATTCTTCTCAAACCACTCGACAACATTCTTAATATCAGACATATTCCAAAATGGCTGCACCTCTGTTTTACCTTTTTTCTTAGTTGCATAATCTCTTGTCTGTGCCATGATAATTAACCTCACTTTCTACCAAATCTCTAAAAATCTTTAATCCATATACTCCATAAAATCATCTTCAAAACAATTCATGCAATCATCCCAACCACCGATACCAAAATATTTTCCATTCTTAAACGCTACCATAATACCTTCATCTTCAGCACAACTTGATTCACCAAACAAAGCCACATCAGCAGTTTCTTCATCCATATCTTCTTCGACATTGATAAGAATTGAAGTCGGCATGAATACTTCGTCATCAGATAAATCATAATCATCATGAGTATCTTCACCTACAGCATCATTTAAATAATTGATGTATTTAATAATTTTATCTCTACAAAGAGACGAAATATCAACTGACTTAATCCAGTTAAGTAATTCCTCCTCTTCTCTTGTTAAATTAACTACTTCAAATTGATCTGTCTCCAGATTGTATTCTGGTTCATTATCACCTACCAGACAAATTTCAAGCTCTCTTTCTTTTCCAAAGATTGTCATTGCAACTTTTTCATTACTTTTCATAATTAATCACCTTTCTTTTTTAAATTTCTACTTTAATATTCTCTAGTTTTTCAGGATAATATTCTTGTCTCAATTCAACTGCCTTGTCGTACACTTCTTCATATGTATCACACCAACGTATCTCAAGGCAGCGAGAAATTGACTTACAATGTAAACAATACAGGTTTTTAACGTGAAACTTCTCACGCTGATGACCACCTCGCTGAATTCCTGCGCCTAAATAATTTTCTCCTAGATGCTTAATACAAAGGAATCTGCTGCTACGTTTAGGATTGCCGTTTTTATTTTTATACACAGTTTATCACCTCTTTCCATAAAAAGAAGCAGTTATATCACCAACTACTTCTAATGTTTACTATTATTTACATAACCACTATTTATGTACATTTTTATTGACATTATTATAGCTAAGATTTATAAAATTTAAAATTTTTGATAATCATAATCATCTTCGCTTGCGTCATAATATCCATTTATAAATAATTGGTTATATACATCTTGTGCCTTATCTTCATTACCGCCAAAGAAAATTATATACTGTCCTAGAGTTGTAAGAACACAAACAATGCTACTATTTTTTGAATGTCGTGCAGATAAACAATTTTCTATACAGTTTTTAAATTTAACTCTAATGTAAAAAACCTCCTGTCTACTTATGCTTATTAACAAACTCCATTGTATCTGTATAAACTCTTACATTTCCATACTTTTGTTCAGGATGAGTCAGCAGTCCAATGGGTCTACTATGATCATAATCTTCATGTTCCCATGCGGTTCTACATTGTTTACAACCACACACGTATCCTGTAAGTCTTTCACCAGTTTCTATATCTTCTGCGGTTACTAATAAATCTGTTACTTTCATATCATACAATCCTTTCTTAAATAAATTTGTTGATAGTCTTATATAGTTATATTCTCTACTTGTTCGCAGACTATCGAAAGTATTTAAACTCTATCACGACAGCTTTTACAGATAGCCAATCTGTTATTTAGTTTTCAAGGTACAAATCTTGTTTGGAAAATGCGACTTGAATAAGTCCAGAAAATACGATATAATATGTAAGAACTAGGACATAGTTCAAGTTGTTATTGAGTGTAGCGAAACTTTCTCAGGGTGTACGCTGCACTCTTTTATTTTCCATTATTATCAGACCACATCATTCCAAGAACAAATTTATCTTCAATATAACCTTTCATAAATCGCTCAAGTACAACACTTACTGGCAATTTATCTTCTTTACATTTGTCCTTAAATTTTTGTAGTATTTCTGAATCAATGGAAGTGTTAAATTTTGTTCGCAATCAAAGCACCTCCTTTGATTTATACTTATAATACCGCATTATGTTGATATTGTCAACACTTTTTCAACATTTTCTCAAAAACTTTCCATAAAAATAACCGTCAGTATTTAACTAACGGCTCATAATCACTCAAAATCTTCTAATATTAGTCCATTACTAATTGTAATCTTTTCCAATGATATTGTTCGATAAACATAATCTGTGGTTCTTTTTTCGTAGTATTGGTATATCAACTCTTCTGCTTTTTCTTTATTATCAGAAAAGACCAAACCTGTTTTTTCATAGTCTCTATCCATATCATCCGATAAAAGCACACAATATTTATAACAATTCATATTTTAACACCGCCTTTTTATTCAAATTCACCAGCAATGTACATTTTTTTCAAATTATGTCCTTCTCTTAATTCCATTCTAGTAAATTTTGTGATTCTTCTAAACGCTCCACATTTACCACGGATAAAAATATTAGGAACTTTCTTATCATCATTCCATGCATACCGATTTTCAAATGCTAAAATAGAATAGGATTTTCCTTTTTCCAATCATCAATAACAGCCTCAACTTTGTCAACTAATTTTTTGTTTTTAAACATTTTATCACCTCTTTCAATTTTTCTGCTACACGAATTGTCTGTTTCAACTATTTACAGTAATTACTTCTCTTGGATCAACATTATAAATAATTGTATGGAAACCATCATATAAATGAAGTTTATATTTTAATTTATTTGACTTTATTGATTCTCCAATAATTTTTGCTTTTATGTTTCTGTAATAGACAATATCGCCTTTCTGCATTTCGTTACCTCCTAAATGAAATAATTTTTCATTCCTCTAAATATTTTAAATATCTCACAGGAACTTTTTTGGTAAGCCATACATTATTCATAGACAAGAAAAAATTATATCCATCTCTGTACATCTGACCTGCATTTACCTGATATACAACTTCTTTTCCATGCCGTTTACCAACTTGTTCAGCTGTTTTCACATCTTTTGAAAGATGGACATATAATCGACTCTTTGGAATCAATCCAGTTTCTTCAATTGATTTAACATACTTTTCACCAGTTCCATGATATAAAAATTCTGGTGGTCTTTTCTCTTCTAGTTCTACATCCACTGGAATAGAATGCCCCTGATTTGCTCTGATTAAAGTTTTATCTTCATTGAATGAATATCTTTGCTTTGAATCAGTAGAAACAATTTCTTCTAATGCTATCATATCAAACTCAGGATTATTCTTCTTAATTCCTTCTATCAATTCTGACACATTCGCCCAACCATGTTCATCAAGGACTATCCCGATTACTTCTGGTTTATGTCTCAAAATCAAACTAATATATTTACTTACATTATTCAAATTCATTTATTCATACCTCCAATTCCATTAACAAGCTATAACATTCTTCTGAGCCATTGGGCATCCACAACAGGTTAAACATTCTTTTAAGTCATGTAAATGCTGCTCATTTATTCGCTCTTCATTATTTGCTCGTTCATTAGATATACACAATCTACATTTCTGCATATTTTTAACCTCATCTTTTGTATAAAGCTTACCAGAATATTTATATTTCCCTAATCTCATATAAAATATCTCCTTTCCGCTTGAAAAATTATTCATAAAAATTTCTTAGCCCATAAAATACTTCCAGTATTATTACAAGTTAATTCAATTTCATACTTTGTCTTAAACCATAATTCCAACCATTTGAGGAAGTCTCTTGTTACATTGATGATAAAACTATCAACACAATTCATATTGGGAAGCGTAATTTCCATTCCTGCATGTCCACTACCCATGATTTTGTATTCATATCTAAAAGGGACACCCTTAACGGCTAATTCATTATTTAACTCCATTATCATTTCTCTTGTTATTTTCTTCATATTATATCCTCCATTATCATATTATTCTAATAATTCCTCAATTTTTCATACAAAAATTTATAATTCGTAACTACTTCATATTTCTTCCCACAGATATCGCACTGTTTTTCTGTAATGATTTCACAATCTGTATAATCTGCACATATAATTTTTCTATTCAAAATTATATCATCATTTCCATCACTTCTTCCGCAATGAGGACATCGTATATAATTTATTTGTCTCACTCCATTTCTTATAAAAATATTCATATTGACTATCCGATTTCAGCCACTTTAACGTTTCCTATTTGTAAAAAACAATTATAATCAGCAACAGTCATCTCAATGTCATTTCTCAGATCTTCAATTTGTTCTCCATCTGAATATTCATCATCTGATTCTATAATAAAACTCACTTCGTATTTCATAAATTATCTCCTTTCCTGAAGAAATCGTCATTTACACGGGTTTATATTTTTGACGATTAACTTTTTGTCTTTCTTCAATAATAAGATTTAAAACAATTGTTAGTCTCCTCTTTTTATTTGAAGAATCAGCCTCTCCGTATATCTTAGTTAGTTTACCTTCATACTCTTGTTGTAAACTGCATAATTCTTTTTCATATTCTATCAACTCTTTTAGTGTCATATTTGTCATTATATCACCTCGTTTCTTCTGCTCATTAATCAAATCTAATACTTCACATACAAAATTTCTGCCCACATTGAGGACAATATGTATTTGTAGAATATACATTACTACCACAAATACTACACCGATGTACAATTTTTGATTTTCCCAATAAGCCAAATTCTCTTTCGTTAGTTGTTGGGATTCTCTTTTGCTTTATTATACATTCTTCTATAGTATCCATATTAGCCATTAGGTCATCAATGTCGCCAACTGTAATAACTCCATTTTCATTACTATATGCGATTTTAAATTGTTGTATGGAGATTAATGCAGCATTTATTTTTCTTTTATCCATTTACATCACCTCTTCTAATCTTTCAAGTAAATCATTCTTTCTTAATTGAAAATAAACTGAAAATCTTTATCATTTATTTCAACTGTGACAAATTCTTCATTGTTGTCAATAATATCTACAACTGCACTTTCATATTTTGCATATGCTGATGTGCATTCATATTCCTTACCCTTGGTAAAATGTTCATCTGTTTTCCTACAAATTGCTTTGTTATTCATTTATATCACCTCTTCCAATTTACCAATATAAAATTGACTCTAAATCATCAATTACAATTTCCATCAGTCTTTTTACTTCTTCTTCTTTAATTTTTGTAAGAGATAGTTTATAATCTTTAATTTTCTCTTCAATCCGATCACAACACCATGTAGGGTTATTTCGTTTGCGTTCCATTTATATCACCTCACTCAATCTCATTAATCATCTGCTGCACACGTTGTATCTCTTCGTTTGTATGTGGTGTACCACCTGCATTCATATCTACATACCACTGAAGAACTTCTTTCTTACTCTTTAAATTGTTTATATTCACTTTTATAGTATCATTTACTATGGACATTTTATCTGTATATTCTCCGATATATGATCCAAACGCAGGAATCTCTCCATTCATAAACCTTTTAATTGCTGTCAGTCTCTGCAAACCATCAACACATACAAAATCATGATAAACATTTTTATTAATTGATTCTTGCCACCATGGACAATTAAAATAAAGAACTCTACCCGTTTTGCCACCTCTCAGGAAAAATTCAATCCATGCAATTTGTTGTTTTTCTGTCCATACATGCCCTCTCTGAAAATCAGGATTAAGTTCTAATCCATATTCTTTTACATGCTCATCAATAAATTTAAGCAAATATTTAAAATCAAAATCACATTGCCAATGACCATCCTTAGTAAATTTAGGAATATCTTTAAATCTTGTTATTTTCACTTCTATCATCTCCATTTCTATTATATAAATCATATTCTTATTAATTATTTGATTTTAGCCATTTTAACATTTTCTATTGTAATACATTCATATTACCTCGATAAATATATCTTTTACCTTCCGTGTAATAAAATGATTCATCCATTTCTTCAATTCCCAAGTCCTGCGGTGTAATAGAATCGCTCTGTTGACATTTTTTCCACAACTCATCATCCGATAAAGATTTTTTCATTTAAATCATCTCCTCCAATCTACCCTGCAAATCGTTCTTAACTTCTATTATTGTTTGAATTCTTGAAAACAACATATTATTTGTATCAACAGCATCCTCGCCATTTTCAATAATACATTGTTCAACTCTTTCTATTTCTGTATCAAGCTCACCAATATATTCTCTTACTTTCTCTCTCATATTCGGTTGATTCTCATATTGATAAAGCCTTTTTAAAGGTTCTTGCATTTTTTGATTAGACTCAAGATCCGCTTCGGGATATACAAACATATACTGATTTTTAATAAATGGCATATCCCAATTTATTTTCTGTACTATTTTTTCCATATTAACCTCCTCTACTCATTTGATAAATGAAGTTTATATTTTCCATTACAATTATGAGTTTCTTCATCACAATGATTACCATGTAAATCAATCCATTTTCCATCATAGCAGCCATATCTGCCGCTACATATTATCTGATACACAGCATCTTTTCCATCTTCCCATGTTTTTCGACCACCTTTATATATTAACATTGGATAAATATACTCTTCGTATTTAGGTAACGATTCAATTTCGTCACATCCATGATAATCAAAAAGCCATACATCTTCTGGTTTATTCGCCTTATAAATGATTGCTGGTTCAAGTCCAATTGTAATTTTCTGACCATTTATATCAATTACTCGTTGCAATCCAAATCTCAAATCATATTTTGCTTTTCCAATATCTTCGTCATCACACCAGTAGTTGTTATATTCCGCTTCACCATTTACTGTATTTACTATTTCCGTTGCCAGCGTATCCATAAGCTTATAATTATTACATAAAATAATTGTGTTTTCTGTAAACTCTATTACATTATAATCCTCTTCTTTTTTGAATTTATCTACTTTAAATTCGATTCCTTCTAGCATTTTGTATCACCTCTTTATAGAATCTTCTTTGCTACCTTTTTTAGCTCTTTTATTGTTGTTGCATTGAATCCTGTTCCATCATCAAGCGTAACAAAATAATGCTGAACACTTCGATTTTTATTATAATCAAAATCAGGTTCAACATCAACTCTTGTAACTCTATCTCTAATTCTTTTAGGCAAATAGTCTTTTATTTCCATTTACTTCACCTCAATTCCAAATATCTCACAAAAATCTTTATCCTTAATTATACCAGCTATCTTAAAATATCTTCTTGCAATCTCATGAAACATATCGTTTCGACAAATTGCTTCCGCTGCTTTAGGATGATTACTTTCTATAAAAGACTTATATTCTATTACTAAATCAGAAAATAACTCTTTTTCATTTTCTCTTTTGCAACTAACTCTAACATAACTATCATAGCATTCTTTTAGTTTATCGTTTGGAATTCCTATAAATAAATTTCTTCGCATAATATTCTCCATTTCTATGATTGGATGAAAGTTAAATTTCTTTGTCTCTGTGTTCTATGAACCATCTATTTGCTATTGTATGAGTCAATTCAATTTGAAGCATTAATGCAGTATTTGCTCCGAAATCTTTTTCATATTCTTTTTTAATTTTCCCCAATTCGTTATCATCTGGAAAACAAAATATTTTTTCTGCTTCAAGAAATTGTCCATATAATATAGATAATTCTTCATCCGATTTTGTTTCAAATATATTCACATGCATAATGATTATTCTCCCTTCTTAACTTGAAACTTAGATTTATTTGGTTTTATCGGTATATTTATTCTTTTATCGTTTTTGTAACAGTAGCAAATTCACCTACAAAGTCAACGGCAATTATATCTTCACTTAAATATTCACCTTCATACGCACCATTTAAGCATTCCTTATACCTTACGGCATCATACCCCATCACTACAATATCTTTTTGAATACCGAAATATTTATTGCGATAAGTCACCTCAACTTTCTGCATCGGTGTAAATTTTATGGATACAGGATAATCTCCTTGGTATACAGATACTATTTTTCTTTTATTCTCCAACAACAACTCTACATTAGATACAGTTATTATCTCCTCTGTATATTCGTTGTTACGAATATTTTCTATTATATTTTCTATTGTTTTATTCATTCTCATTTTTATCATCCTCTCCTTAAATCTAAATTGTGTTTATTTATTGCACCAATTGTAATAAAAAATCCAATTTTTCATCACAGATTCTAAACTTTGGTAAGGACACCATGCATTGCTATTTTTATCATAGATATTAATATATGGCATACTTCCGTTGTTATGAATCTCTGAACGAATATCATACTTAGAACCTTTTATAAAACCTCTTGATGTTCTTCCAATAAACTTTCCAATCATATATTCTCCTTATTATCCCTTTAAATCTAAGCCATATATATTTTCAACTACTCTTAACAAAATACTATGCCAATTCCCTAATAATCCATTCCACAAGCAATACTCTCGAAAAACATCATACTTATTCATCTTCATAATTTCTTCATCACAAGATGTATTATTTTCATCTAAGCCCATACGTTCCCTTATGGCTTTCATTACTGTATCATTATACTTATTCATTGATTATATCCCTCCTTCGGTTTGAAAATTTGATTTCTTGTCTTATTCAGTTGGTTTATCTAATTCATTTCCATATACATCTACATAACCACCATAAGTATTTCCATCTTCATCATACCAAAAATACCATTCTGTATCTGTTATTCTCTTGATACTTACATTAGATGTTTTTGTATTATTTATCCATTTTTCCGCTTCGTTAATAGCAACATCTTCATTTGAATATATCCCAAGCACCCTTGCGTTTGCTTCTGGATGTTCTCCTCTATTATTAATTACTGTATGTACTATTGTATATAACATGTCATCCACTCTCCAATCTATTTAATTCCAGCTTCCTTACACAATTCCAAAAACTCATCATGGCTAATTTGCATTTCTGGTTTAATAGTTGTCTCATAATAATGAATTGTATCTGCCGCAAGATTATAATTCTTATCAGACTTTGCAAGATCAACCATTGATTCTAATGTAAATTTTACAATACCTATATATGTTTTTTTATCTATTTTGTCCATATTATTCACTCCAATCTTCAAATGAATCTATTCCAGCAATACATTGCAGCTTTACTATCTATACTCTCATAATATTTTACTTAATTCAGGAAGTTTATTTTGCAACAATTCAATTATTTCGTTATTTCTCCTAACATTAGATGCTATTCTTAACGTTTGCCGTTTCTCTTCCCTATAACTACACGATATGCTGTCTAGTCGTTCCATGATTTGTTCGAATGTTGCTGGCTCATCCCCATCATCAAATAAATCTTCAAACATATTTGAATGAAAGAAATCATCATCAACAATACCTGCGTTTGCATACTTTATTCCTAACGCAAATATTTTTATCATGTTTATTCTTATTTTTATATTATCCATATCTATATTCTCCTTTCCAATTTTCCAATGAATCTATTATTTCTCGCTTTTATTTTAGCATGTAAAATACATACTGTCGCTATTTATTTACCAATCTTCACCCCATAATTTCTTAGTCACATTGAAGTCACTTGGCATTGTCCTACATTTTAAACATCCAAAATTCAACTTGTTAAATTCTTCCTCTGTAATTTCAGTGCCCATATCTCCTTCAACAGTCGTATCGTAATCAAGTTTTCCCTGGCATTCTGGACGAAAATACCATACTCTATAAAATTCTTTTCCAGTTTTGCTATTTTTTCCACTAAACAAGCAAGTAATTGTTCTTCCTGAACTAATTTCGGTTGTTACTATTTTCCCAAAATAAGGATTGTATTGTCCATATACATTATATCCACGCTTGATATTATCTTGCTTTTCACGTTCACTTATTTCGAATAACTGCTGTGTACCTCTTCCGTAAGAAGTGTCATACACTTTACTGCTATTTACACCAACAGTTGAATACAATTTAACTCCATTTTTATCAGTTGTTTCAACTCTCTTTACTCGCTCTCCATTGATATAATCATTGCACAATCTGTCCATATAATGAACATTCCCATTTTCATCAACTCTACGAGTTGTTTTCTTCATATCGTAATTATCATAAGCCGCCTTTGCAGCACTTCCTGCATAAATTCCTAAGAATGCTAATAGTCCTCCGAACATAATCATCAACCACCTTTCTTATTTTATATTACTATCTTCTCCACTTTTCCATCTCGTCTACAGACTTCTTATTTAAGTCATTGTATATATCTTGTCTCTTGCGAGATTCTTGATTTTTACTATATTTGTAAGGAAGCCAAATACATAAATATCCTGCTACTAAAAAACCAATTAAATCTGCCATAATAAATTCCTCCAATCTTAAATCTCTTTGCATTCAAGTTTCTTCAAATTTTTTCTTTATAAATAATGGTACTATAATTTCTCATAAATCTACCCATTGACCGTAGGAATCGAATCATAAACAATACTGAATATAGTACCATTTTCCGCAGACTTCAACCGCTCCCCAATCTGGAATAGGCGTTTTAGTTTCTACCATTTTTCTTACCTCGTCCGTGAATTTCTCTTCGTCATCCTCGTTGTCTAAATATGCCCATTCTTCGAGATAGTTTTCAAGGTTTTCCTCTAAATCCTCGAAAACGATTGAACCGTCTTTCAAGTTTTTCTTGGCTTCCTCTTTTGTGCATCCGTCTGCTATAAGGATGTCAATATCTTCCGGGATTTCCTCAAATTCATAGTGAACAGCCATTCCTTGAGCTAAAAAGGATAAATATTCTTTTAAATCATATAAATCATCAATTTGTGACCACTTATCCCACTCATCAGGTAACTCTTCTTCGTTTGGTTCAAAGAAATTTTTTAATTCTTCAAACGTATATTTTTTCAATTCAGCCGCTGCATTTCTTTCTGTTAAATCAATTAAATTGTATTTCATAACCTTTTCCTCCTTATAATTCATCGATTTCCTCGCAGGAAACCGCTTCTTTGTAGTTGTCATCGTCATCCAATTCCCTATCTTCTGGGATGTCGAAATACATCTTTATAATTTGACTATTTTTTTCATCTACCATATAGCCATACAAATAATTTCTTCCATCACCTAACAATTCCCAACATTCATCATTAGAAACCAAACGCCCAATATATGTCTTTCCATCATATACAATAGAACGAATCGGGAAATCGTCTATAGAATCAAAGTTGTCGGAAATGGAACTTTTCATTTCCTCAAAATTCCATTCTTTAAAATCATATGATTCTCCTTCCGAGTAAACTTTTAAATCGTCCATAGTCCACCCATTAAAACCAATTTTTGATAATGCTTCTTCTTTCGTCTCAAAGATTTCATTTTCATAACTTCCGTTATCCTCTCTTTCCAAAACAAAGAAGTCCCACATTGAATTGTCGCACATCTTAAGTTCCTTATATGGCTCATCTTCTCCCTCACCAAAAAGGAAATATGCTACGTCACTAGCCATGCTTTCATTGTCGGCAATCACGTAGCCACTTTTTTCTTCATCTCCGAGCATATACTCAACTTCATAAATTTTATCCATATTTTTCTACCTGCTTTCTTTTATTTGTATTACACAACCTCTATGTGCCTTACAAACTAACTTCTGAACACTATCAGAAATTATATCGTTTGTCTTTTATTGATTTTTAATTATAGTTAGGATCTTGTAATTTTTTAACAATATCCAAATCTGGTATATGAGAGCAAGGATACGCACTATCTCCACCTAATTTCCAATATTCTTCTCTTGTGATTTCAATTCCAATATCACCCTCTTCTATTTCTCTAGCAGAGGCGCATCCCCACTCTTTATATACTTTATCTGTAAGATACCATTTACGGTATCTCTCTACAGTCTCTCCTTTTACTTTATATTTAAACAGGCAAGTAATTATTTTGCCTGTAGATATTTCTCTCAAAACTGATCCAGTAAACCTTGGATCATCACTATCATAGTAAGCAAGTTTACCATCCTCAATAGCTCGTTCTTTTGCCTTTGCAGTCATCCATCTTAACGGATTACGTCCTCTATCAACTTCAGGATGATCATAACTATCATCATAGACTTTTCCGCTATTACATCCGATCGTTAAAATGTGTATGTGTCCATACTTATCTTTTTGAGAATAGGTGTAAACTTTCTCTCCGTTTACATATGTAGCTGAACCACTGCCATAACTGACAATATTTCCATTTCTATCTCTATGTGCAGTTTGTTTTTTTGATAATTCATTTTCATACCAACATCCAATTGATGATGCTGCTTTTATTCCTAAACTCATCAAAATTCCAAACATAATTATCACTCCCTTCTTATTTTTTATTCATTGGGTCTTTGTCGGCTTTTTCATTTACATAATCACTAAAATCATACCGATCGTTTCCATCACCAAATTTTCTACCATTGCCAGTATCGTTTGGTCTACTTTCTGACCAAAACTGTAATGCTAAAAGTACAACAATTGTTAAAACTCCACTAATTAATCCTGCCATAATAAATTCCTCCTTAAATGAATATTATTCAAAATATAGTTACTGTTATTATATCATTTTATATTTTCATTGTCATTATTTATTTCTCATTTTTACCGCCTCTTTCTTTTTAATAAACCTTTAATAAATGTTATAATAAACAAGTGTCCAATATACAGGACACTTTTAACTTCTTGTGTTCCAATATTCAATTGTTTTTTCAATTGGATTCTTTTCTGTATATACAAAATCTTTAAAGCCATGCAATCCACATTTAATACATTGGATATGAACAGCTTTATAAGCATCTCTATCAAATTCTTCTATATAAATATCTTGACTTCCGCACATTGGACATGGCTTTGCATTATTTGCCTTTACAAACAATTTTGATTCCACCTCCTCATTAAATTTAATAAAATCTGTTTTATAAAACACTCCATCCATATTCTCGATCAAAAATGTTCCGTCTTGATTAGCCATTATTACTTTCACATCTCTTACATCCATTTCACATTCTGCATCATCTTTATCTTCATCATCATCCATGTAAAATAAATCTTTGAATTTTATTTCCATTTGTTCTTCTCCTTTACCGTATAATAATCCTCATTTCTAAATGTGCTTTTCATTGTATTTTAATCAAACATAACTCCAATTCTTCTTACTTTATATAAATGAGGAATAATAAATCCAGTCATATCTGTTGATCTTCCACCAATCTGCCAAATGTTATTAGTTCCATATGAATCTTTAAGGATAAATAAATTTTCATCATTCTGTATTTTAGGGCATCCTGCGTTCATATGTTCTTCTTTATTGAATTTACCTACATAAAACTCAGAAACAATTGCTTTTGCAATATCTTCTGCCGTCTCTTTTCCGTCTAAGTTACAATAAATTTTCGACCATTTCATATCTTCATTTTCTCTATCAACTGTAATATATTTCATATCATCTACCTACCTTTCATTTTTATGAGGAAATTTCCGATTCATTGGTTAAAAATAATTGTAATAGTATATTCATGTTCACTTTCAATCATTGCAATTTTAACCCTAGTGTCTTTTTTAATTTCGTCACACAACATTCTTAATTGTTCTCCATTTAGGTTTTCTTCTGTTTCCATTATGGTCGTCATACCTTTATATGTATCAAATTCACTTTCAAGCCATTCAATTCCATATTTAATATATTTTTGTGCTAACAATTTATAATCCATAAAATTAACCTCACTTTCTAAACCAAGTAAATAGCCGATTCATTGTTCTAATTTTCTTACAGCAAAATAAATTGCTGCACAATATTTGTCTCCATCTACGAACAGATTATTTATTTCAACACCCAACTCTCTACTAACACAATCCATAATATCATCCTCATTATACTCAACATCAAACGCTGGACTATATAAGAATACTTCTTTTGTATCTTCTTCCATATTAAATGTCAAACTTGAGTCATCCTTTTGTTCTTTCATAAATTCCAATAAACAATCAGATGTTGTTATAAAGCATTTTCTCTCAAAGAACCTTGAATCCATAGCTGTTCCTCCTTTCATGTCGCAATAAATCATCGTTTCATATGTCTTTGATTTCCAAAATCTCTTCAATAAGTTCCTCTAAGTTTTCACTATTCAGATATGGACGCTGTGGATTTCCATTTTTATCGTATAATGTCACAGAATATCTATCATTTTCATATTCGTATATAACATCAAATAACACATCATTAGTTCCAACACATGCATAGGGTTCACCATATGAGTTTTCGTTGCCTTGCAGAAACTGTAGTTCAATATCTAAGCAAAGTTTTTCCACCTCGTTTTCATACACTTCATTTTCAAGAATAGTTTCTATTTCTGTTATTCGCAGTTCTTTCTCCTGATTTTCATTATATTCTAGTCGCATATAATCATCTCCTTTCTCCTAAAGAAACTCTTTTCTTTTTAATATTTTCCAATTCCATGAGGTGTATATGTTGCATACAAATCAGCAAACACACCTTCAGAACCATCATGTAAATCTTCAAACATCATTCCATCTACATAACCAGGAATAGTATTATTCTTATACCACTGATCCATAAATTCACAGGCAACATCATGCTCACCTGAAAATATAGTTTCTATTGAATTACCTGTTTTTCTACTTCGTAAATCAACTTCCCATACTTCTTTGCTCATATTATTACCTCACTTTCTGTCAGTAAATCCTCATTTCATGTTAATCCTCAATAACTATTTCCTTACCACAATAAGGGCAATATTTTAATTTATCCATATTTTCAGGTATCATCCAATATGGATTATCTACATCGTGTTCTTTAGGACAAATCGTTCTATAATCATATTTTATCCATTTACATGTTTGTATTTCCTCATATCTTCGGAGTACAACATTTCCTCCATCAATAAATATTTCCATTGGCTCACCAGATGCGTCTGTTTTTCCAAACACTTGTCTTCTAATTTCCTTTGGAATTACTATTCTACCTAAATCATCGACTCTCCGAATTATTCCTGTTATCTTCATTATATCCATTACTCCTTTCGGTTCACTCGTTTCAAAATAATTTCTGTATCTGTATAGGCAGTACAATATGCCATATTATTATTTTCATCATAAAAATTTACATAATACATATCATCGTCAAATGTTCTATTGACTCCAATAAAACCACCTCTTCTTTTACCGTTTAAATAAACATCATACTTTACTTCTTTTAATGTATCTGCCCAATAATCTTGAGGATTTTTCACTCTCCATATAAAATCATATGGTGTTGTTCTTAATTCATCCATTATTTTACCTCCATTCTTCAAACGAAACTCTTGTTTACTGTGCTTTATACACTGTCCAATAATAATCTTCCTTACTTGGAATATCTTCTGCTGACATATCAGGATTAAGCATCTGCGTTCTGCGTATAAAATCTTCGTATCTATCAACAAAGTCATCACAATAAGTAATTTCTTCTGATAAAATTCTTCCATCATTTGCAGCATAATCATAGATAACAGATGATTCATCACTATCATAGGTGTCAAGAAACATTTTCACATTTCTATTATCTTCAGTTTCCTTTAAATAATCAGTAAGACATTCCTCTGTTATTGTAAACTTTGTTTGTCTTGACGGATTATAGTTATCTCCAATATAATCATTTAATAATAATTCTACTGTTTTCATATATCATCACTCTCCAATCTCAAATAATTCATCACCTGAAAAATCAGTCATATCTTGTAACACTGCATGAGCAAATTCTTTTGGATATTCTGACCATATTTTATCTTGCAATTCTTCCGCACTTAATCCTTCAAGTTCATAATCCTTGACGAATTTTTGCATTATATTTTCCATTCTATATTCATAATTCTCTTCTATTGTTGGGATATGCATATCTTATACCTCCATTTCCGCAAAATGTTTCATATCTTCAATCATCTTTTCAGGTGTATTTGCAAATTTTTCTTTCCAACCAGCAAAACAATTTTCAAGATAGCCCTCAAAATTGTCTATGTTTTGTGGTTTCTCTGCAAATCTCCTTAATACATCAGCTATTTGTTTTGCATAATACCTATTATATGTGTTGTTATATTCATCTTCTGTAAGATAACTGTAACTTCTTAAGAATTCTTCCTTTGTAAGATATGTAAAGTCTCTCATTTTCTCTTCATCGTCAAGAAAATCTGCGTTTTTAAATTCATTGCTCATACAAATCAACCATCCTTTCTATAATAAATCTCTTAATTTCTCTGCAAACTCTTTTAATGCATTTTCTTTATATTCCTCATTATGTACAAGATCAACCACACCAGGAACACCTTGAAATCCATTTCTCTTTGCTTCTAACATAAGATATGTTTCTTCTTCAACATCAAAGTCATCATAAAGTTCCCACATTTTTTCGTGTAAAGTCTCTATTAATTCTTTCTTTGTCTTTGGATTCTTAATTGTAATTTCAGTACACCAATCTTCATGGCAAGGATTATCTCCCTGCATGTATAATTCGATTTCATTTTTATCTGTATCTCCAAACCTAAATTTAAAATCCGTTCCATCTGATAATTCATCAAGATACTGTTCTAATTTATCTAATCTCATAAGATCAACCTTCCTTCCCGTTTGAAATTGCTATTTCTTAGCATTTGAATAATGTATGCTTGCCATCTGCATTACGTTTCCATTCGTAACCTACAAATTCAAGAGCTTTCAAAGCTCCATTGTAATAACTCATATCTTGTGGTCTTGCATCTTTCATATTTGCAATCATCCACCGTTCATCTAACCATTCTTCCGTTTGCTGCTTAATTACTTTTGGTGTTCTCTTCATTTCCATCACTCCAATCTTCTAATAACTCATACACTTCGTCTTTATTGTCATACATATACTGACTAAACGCTTCATAATTTCCGTCTTTTTCAGGAAAATCCGCATAAAATCTATCATACATTGGATCAGTTATTATATGTTCATTGAATAACTCTCCCTTGTATTCAAGTTCTGCGTCTGCCCATATTCCATGCGAAATATATCCAATATCTTCAATTCCATAATAGTTTGGATATTCTTTCATAGGGAAGCTTGCTACACCATTTTTCACCACAAAATCTCTTTCTATTGTGCTTGTCATTTTAATCACTCTCCAATCTCTTTAAGAAACAGTTCTTTCCTTTGGTTTTATTCCAGACATATCTTCAACTGTTTCTGTTCTGTCTTATTCGGTGTTCGCACTAACTTATTTCCATCTTTTTCTTTTACAAATAGCAGATTTTCTTTTGCCATATCATCAATAACTTTCATAATATGGTTGATTGTCTGACCGCTTCCATAATTCCGACCATCATTCAAACCAACTCTCCTTAATCTGAATTGATTTGCAAGACTTCTACACACATCAAAAGCGTAAAAATATTTAGTTTTCCTTGTAGTAATGCATGTTTCAAATAATGATTTGCGTATTTCTTTGTCTCTGCTTTTCAGATATTCCTCGTATTCGTCATCAGTTATATCATAAACGGTTTCATGTAAATCAACCCATCTTAATGAAAATGTTTTTGCTTTTTCTATAGCTTCTGCGACTGACTTAATCTCATTTTTTAATACTTCGCCACTATAATTCTGTGGGTGCATATACAGATGTGATTTACCTTTTGTATATGTAGCGCACACTCCATTAAATCCTGTTTTATTACATTTCCAACCAAGACTTGTAAATAATCTATCAATTTCCTTTCCAATAGTTTCTCTTTCATCTACTTTCCAATTACCATTCATGCCATCATATGCTGGCGTATCAATGTTAAAATATACATTTGAATATTCATTTCCATAATCTTCATCAGGATTCCAATTATTTGTAAGTGCATGATCTTCTCCATATTCATAGCCTAATCCGTACTGATGATATTTGATACTCATAGTCATTTCCTCCTTACTGCATAGCGTATTCGTATCCATGTTTTAATAATGTTTCTGTTATTTTTCGCTTAATCCAAGGCTGTAAATATCTCCATTGTGTATATGGCTTTCCATAATTGAATCGTACATAATCTGGATAACCTAATCCATTTTCAGGCGTTTCAACTTCTACATACTCACTGTAAATTCCGAAACATCCTACACCTTTTAAAAGATAGAATTTATATTCTTCTCCGTTGTATTTCCGTACAAACAATAATGTCTTTTCCATATCAATCAGCCTCACTTTCTATGCTATCTTTTCCCATTCAATATGAGTATTTTTTCTATGTGCTTCCCTTGATACAACAAGAATTTCTCCCTTGTAATATCTAAACATAGTGTCATCTAAATGTGGTCTTGCTAAAATTTTCTGCCTTATTTCTTCAATTTCTCTTCCACCATGTTCAGCTTCATATTTTTCTAATACCCATTCTAAATCCTCATAAAAGTCTAATAATCTGCACTCAATCGCTATTCTGTGTCTGATTTCCTTAATTTCATTCATTCGCTTTTCAGCAGCCTCATAAGTCTCGAACACTTCATTTGGATATCTGTCATTATGACTTCCATAACACTGTGTCCATGCAGGATATTTTTTCACAAGTCTATATGTATTATGATCAAACTCAGGTTCAATAATTGGCTCTACATTTTCCATTTTTACAAGATAACCATTATCAAATAACCACTGAATATCTGAAGGATTTTTGATGTATCTGCCTTTCATTGCAGCATTGATTTTCTCTTTCTTTTCCAGATCCTCTGTGACTGTATATAAATCTGTATTATAAATACATCCTTTAGGAACTTTCTTAAATTTCGTTTCTGACTGGAAATCATCAAATGGAACTCCGTTTATTAGTCTGATTTCTGGTACTTTCAACTGTGATACTTTGTGAGTACACGTTGTTTTATATTCATATATTCCATATGATACATACATTCCAAACTGACTATCTTCAATGTAATAACAAACCTGATTCCGTTTCATTTTCGCATTCTCCTTTCTAATATAATAAGACAGACACATTTGTTTGCGTCTGCCTTATTATTCTCTGTATTAGTCTTCTTTGACTTCTAAAATCTCGTATTCAACATCGCCATTGTCAAGTCCGTAAATTCGCTTACATTCTTCAACAGATGATACTGTACAGCTTTGTGTTCTCCATTCCCAATTACTCATTGCATCCCTATATCTAAATTTTATATTAAGCATTTGCATTTTCCTCCTTTGGAGTAATTAAACTCATAAGATTATCTCTAATATAGCCACAGAAAGCATCAATACTTCCATTTCCAATTGTCCAACAACTATCTTCATCATAATTCCAATGGATAATTACTTCATGCCCTGCCGTAATATTAGGTAAGTCAACATCTGACTTGCTTGCATATGAACTCTTTGAAAGAGCTTTGAGATATACATATCTTCTGATATTCTCAATATCTCTTTCTGTTTCTGCATTGAAAATCTCTACCAGATATTCATCAGAACATTCATCATAAATATCATATTCAGAAGCTCCATTTTTCTTATTATCAAGCCTCTTCAACTCTTTACTAATTGCAAACAGTGCTGATTCCTCATATTTCTTACACTCTTCTTCACTTCTAAATACAGTTCCATCCTCTGCAATATACTCTGTTCTTACAAGTTTCTCAATTGTTTCTGTTTTTCTAATTTCGTTTACCTTCATAATATTTACCTAACCTTTCTTATTTTATATGTTCTTCAAATTTCTTTCTAACAAGTATCCAAAATCCTTTATCTGTCAATGGCATTTTAGATACATCACATACCTTTCCACCGTCAAGATAATTTAGATTTCCATTTAGTTTGTACACATCATAATCAATACACCAATTTCCATCATAATCTCTTAATGTAACATCTACGCTGTATTCATCTGTATTGTATTGACCAATACTATCATTCATTAAGTCATATTGTTTTGACTTTAACTTTTTTCGTAACCTTGCATAATCTTCATAGCATTTTATTATTTTCACTTCAATCACACTCCTTTGGAAATTACAATTTCCTTTGCCATTTTAGTTCTGAAATACAACGTCTGATATTTCTTTTATTAATCTTTCAGCATCATTAACTCGCCTTGCTAAAACATCATCTGTACAAAAATCCCATTGTTCATCTTCATTTACCTTTTTTATTATCTGTAATGACTGAGATAATAATGTGTTAATGCTTCCTAATGCTTTTAATGTATTATCTTTATCAATAATATGTTTTGCCATATAATCACACTCCTATCTGCTCCATTGACCAACTTTATTTCCGTTTATGTCAATGATGTTTCCTCTTGTTACACCATCTTCAAGTTTTCTGCAAATATCTTCAAGAAGTCTTTTACATTCAATAGCTTCATCAAATTCACTTGCTTCACCTGTAAATGGATCACAAAATGCTGCATTGCCTGTTTCAATTTCAATTTTCAGCATAACATTTTACCTCCTATACCCATGCTGGCTTTACTTTAGTTTCTGGTAAACTTTCTAGCCACTCAATTATATCCTGTGGTACTTCTTCCATCTTCCAAGCAGTTCCGTATTTATAGCCGCACACTGGACATTCTCTACCAATAAAACCGAGTTTGTGATCTTTATATGAAATCCAACCTCTTGTCTTATATTCTGTATTTGAATGTCCTAAACAATCTTTCTCTTTTAATTCATATGCATTTTTATATAAATTTCCATATTTTTCAAAGATATCTTCATCATTGTAAACATCAATAGAATATTCCATATTTGCATATACGGTTTCTTCTTTTGTCGGATAAAAAGGTTCTCCATTTTTTAAACACTCCACCGCTCTTTTCTTTGCGTTGTCTTTTTTCTGACACGCTTCTTTTGTCAAAGTCCATTTCTCAATTTTAACTTTATCCTGAGTGTGTTCTGTCCATCCAAGTTCTCTCATGTGTTCACAATAAGGACGCATATCATTCAAATGCCATCTATCCCAAATATCACATAATTTGTTAAGCATTTCCGTTGTCCACTCATCTGTTGGTGAACCATTTCTAATTTCATCTACACACTGACCAGCAGAGCCAAGGCAATCTCCATTTGATAATGGCGCAACTACACCACACATACTTAATTTTGAGTCTTTATATTCAATTTCTACAAATGCATTTCTATCTACTTCGTTTCCTGTTTTTGTGTAAACCTTACACTTACATGGGTTAATGATTTTATACATAATTACGCCTCCTTAATTTCTTTTAACATACTGTTAATACACAACATTAAATTTTCTTCCATATTTTCTTTAGCCATTTCCAGATGTTCGTTTACCTGTTTTCTGATTTCTTTTTCTGTTACATTGTGACCATAATTTGCAATCACTTCATCCATAATTTGCCTATATGTAAAACCTAAAAGTAAGTCCTCATTTTCATGTATTGGCAAATTGTAAGTAAACTCTTTTCCATTCCGTGAATCCGTTTCAGGATCATATAACCATCTGCTCATATTCGTTTCCTCCTTGTAATAAAATAGGCAGCTAGGTATTTATTCTCCTAACTGCCTTTGCGTTTGCTTGTTATTCTGTTCTTCCTTTTTTCTTTCCTCTTTCTCTAATATGTTCACACATTTCATCCGAAACGCCATGCTGTTTTAACCTTTTCAACAAACGTTCGTGAAAAGATAATTCTTTCCACCGTGGTTTACCTTTAGCCATTATTATCACCTACCTTTTCTATTTCATAAGTACAAGCAATTCCCTTTTCATTTAATCCAATTTCAATCGCATTTTCTACCTCTTGCACTGTTGAATTATCATAAATTTCTATTGTTACTTTAATAGTATCCATAAATATTTGCCTCCTTTTGCATTAAGTCCATTTGTTATTTAACTCTTCAAAAAGTTTGTCCAACATTTTATTTTCATAATCACTATCTGAATCACGCTGCACGAATATGTCTTTTATTTCACCTGCCATATCTCTTCTGCCTTTTAAATAAGCTTTATGGACTTCCTCATTTATTGTTGCATTTAAATCCAACACTTATTTACCTCCTTTACTTATCTTATAATACAATTTTAATAACCCCATTTTTAATCAGGGAAATAAAATCATTTGTATAATAATCGGCGCTACTTGCAACACTTTTATCTGTTTTAACTGGAACAAGAACAATTTTGTAGTTATTTTTAACTTCTCTAAGTGGTCTCTCTTCTACCTTACACAACGTGTCTTTAAAATCGTTTCCATTCAATAAAAAACCAAAACCACATATTGTATTCAGTGGAACAATAAATCTTACATTTTCAATTCCGTCAGTCATGATTGCCTGACACAAATCGTCTGAAGTAACAAACTCTTCATTTCCGATTTTCTCTTTTAACTCTCTCATAGAAATTTTAACCCAATCATTAAGATAAATTTTGTTACGATTCCATGTAAAGAATTTTCCGTTTTCATCTTCTCTAATTGTACGTTCATATGATTTCCGTGTTTTTGCATCTTCAACTGACACCGTACTATGAAATTCGTTGTTCCATACAAACACTTTAATTACTTCATTCCCACATTTATATTTATAAAACATATCTTCATCTCCTATCTAAATCTTGGCTTCAATGCCATCTATAAATTTCTTTATTTCCATTTACAGTATCAGCAACCAATATAAAATCACCTGTAGCATAATGTTTTCCTGTATACATTGTACGGATAGTATCATTTATATATTTCCTAAATGAAAATGACTTTGCAATTACTTTTTTGTCAAGATCTCTTACAACTACATATGAAAACAAACCTCTCTTTTCTACATGTGCAATACTGTATTCTCCAAATACTCTAATGTTTGATTTTTTCATATTTTTTCCTCCAATCTACGTTAAATTTTTAATAATTATCGCCATCCTCAATTAGCTCACCGCAGTCAGGACAACATGGACAACGTTCTTCTTCATCAAATGATAAATCAGCCATTCCCATTTGCCTTGACCATCTATATCCGCAAGATGGACATTCATAAGTATCTTCATCAATTTTTATTTTATTTGCCATAGTTTGCTCCCTTCTATGTAAATCTTAGTTTCATTTTCGTCCTATTAAATGTAATGCTTTATCACAATCTTTTTCATTGAATACCACAATATCCGTATTATCTCCTGACATATCATCTGGACACCATTCAATGTCACTTGATTCCATAATGTCAATTTCTCTTTTTGTAAGATTTTCAATAATATATTCGCTCATCGTTTTCTCTCCTTTACGCATTATTTTCACTATCAAATAAAATTAATGGATACTCGCCAAAAATTTCTTCATGCTTTTTCATATAGTACTCAGCTTCTTTTGGTGTTTTAAATCCATGAATTTCTTTATGATTGCCATCTTTATCATAATAATCTAATCTATACATATTACCTGCCTTTCTAATGAAATGCGATTTCATATACACCAATATTCTTCTCCATCCACTGCTCGCTTCACTTCATCAATGGATAAATCGTATAAATCTGCAACAAAATCTATTGCACTATCAATACATTGTAATGATGCAAACTTCCGTCTATCCCTTAAACAACTGATTGCCTGCTGTAGATTTCTTTCTTTGTGTAATAATTCCTGCTGTTTTACTTCAGCATATTTTTCATAATTGCTTTTACTCATTTCTCTTACCTCCAATTTCAAAACACACATTAATTATTTTTTTATTTCATAAATCCAATTTTCAAAATCCTCATAATCCATAAGTCTTCCATCTACTTCAACATAGTTTTCTTGTTTCGATTCTCTAACTACAGAAAATCCATCAAAGTTTCCATACACTCTTACAGTTAAGTTATCTACTTTTTCAAATTTCACATTCCATGAAATTAATCTTCCTAATATATAAGTCATATTTATCATCCTTTCTATTATTTCCAGTCCTTAGTAAATGCGAATTTCAAATACTACTTCTATTCTTACATATATTCGTTCATTTCACGTTCCATATCTTTTTCATATTGTTCATCCCACCATGCAGCATCTTCTTCCTCTTCCCATTTCCATTCCTTTTCTCTTGTTTTCTTTTCCTGTTCAAGATTTTTAATCTTACCTTTTATAAAATCTGGAATATAAATGTGCTTATATATCGTAAGTGGATTATCAAATCTCGTATAATCATCATCTGTCCATATAATGAAACCACCAAAAGGAAAAAACTGCACCTTATCTCCTTCACTAATTACTAAAGCACACGAAGCTGATAAATCAAGGTGAATCAAACTCTTCATTTTAGGATACATATATTTTGCATTATATGATTCCTTATCAGTTTCATAATCTCTTCTAAAAGGATGTTTTGTAACACAGACATACTTGCTATACATAAAGAATTTCTTTTTTACCTTGTACTTATATTCTCCATTCTTGTCTCTCCATTCTTTATCAAGCTCACTTCGTAATCCCATTGAATTAGTCTTACATTTTACTTCTGTAAGATCTTCCGATAAAGCTCTGTAGAATTCAAGCATTTTGTATTTATCGCACATTTTCCGTAATTTTTCTAAGACTTTTTCAAAATTGTCTTCTGTTACCGTAATTTTTCTCATATCCGTTACCTCCGTTTTTTCTAATGAAACACGCATTTATTTGCTAAACTCTGCCAATGCACACCCTGTACAAAGCATTTTGTCTGCTTTAGCATTCATTCGCCTACAGGCTCTACCATAGCAGCCACATATACAAGGTATTTTGCATTCGCTTTCATCGCTTCCTACTTTATTTTTAATACAGTTTTCTTCAAATGCTTTTTGTTTTTCGCTTGTTATAATCGGGAACATATAATCATCTCCTTATAAAATATCCATTTCTACTTAAACGCATCATTCATAAACATAAGGTCTAAATGATGAGCTAATACATTAAATTCTTCTGACTTTTGTAATTTTTCAAATAATTCTGCAACATATTCGGTTTCATGCTTGACTTCTTCTTCGTAGTCTGAAAAATCTCTGTTAAATTCCATTAACTTTTCAGCCATTTCCCTTGGTGTATATTCATATTTTTCTCCGTAGACTTTTTCTTCTGTTCTACTTCTAAGATAATTCAAAGCACTTTGTAAGCAGTCTGCCTTTCGTTTTACATCATTCCAATATTCAAAGTATGTTCCACTTGCCCACTGCTGATCTTCTGGCTGTGTTGGGTCGTAACCACTAACCACCACATACTGTGTATCAGTTTCGCTTTGTAACAATGCACAATCATCTATCCGTAAAAGTTTAATCCACTTCATTTTTCTTACCTCCAATTCTTACAATTCTAAGTCAAATTCCTTTGACAATCTCCGTGCAACTGCTCCATTAATTTCTTTATCATGAATTGGAATTGATATGGTATTTACAACAATCTTCTTCCAAACTTCATGTCCACCTTTGCATCTTTCTTTTGTATATCCTGCATTTATCAAAGCTTTTCTGAATTTTAGAACAGGTACTCCTGGCAATTTAGCCATAGTATCACCTCCTTCCTTTTTTTATTATTCTCCCTTCTATTACATTACTTCAGTTGTTTCATTACTCTTTGCTTTTATCCATTTGCCTTTATATGCTCTACTAAACGGGCTTTCCATATCATAGCGAACAATTTCAGCAAGATAATCAAAAATCTGCGCCTGTGTCTTATACATAATGTTCTCTACAAAGAATTCCGTTCCTGTGCAGTTGTTAAGCAATGCACTTTCCATCTCTTCTTCTCTGCCTTCTGTATAAGCGTACAATGATTTCAATGCACGAATTATTTTCGCTGTATATGCCTTTCCGTTATAGGAATCTGCATATCCGTTCCAACCAAGTTTACCAAGCAATCTAAGCATAGAATCAAAAAGATTTGGATTTGTCTTTGATAACTTCACGCCATCTGAAATAGATGTAAGTGTTCCTACCGTATTTTCTGTTTCATCGTCTCCCTTGACCGCTACATTATTGTTATGGCAAATTTCCTGTAATTTTACATAATCTTCTTTTTTACCTGCAATGGCTGCATGATAAATATCCATCGGTTGCATTTTCGCTCTATCCTGCGACTGATTGATAAATAAATCAATAGCTTCTTCGAGTGAGCATTCCATAATTTCAACCACAACCGAATCCATTTTTGCCTTAAATGCTCCATAGATTCTGTGCTGACCGTCAATTACATATAATTTGCCTTTAAGGAATAACACTTTCGGAACATCCCATTTATATTTGTTGTATGTATTTCCGATTGCATAGGCTCTCGCTAATTTCAATCTTCTCTGCCATTCAGGAATATGGATATACATTGGGTCTAAAACAAGTTGGAGTTTGTCTCCAACCATGCTATTCCGTTTTGCATCTTTAATCATTCGTGAAATATAACCTGTTTCCATTTTGCCTGTAAAGCCATCTGCTTTGCGTGCTTCCTGCATTTCCTTTTCTGCTTCCTTTGCTGTTAAATAAACTCTTTTACACATAATTGTGTACCTCCTTATGATATTTTTTGTAATAAAATAGCGACTACATTATTTTGCAGTCGCTTTATTTGTGTTAAGTTTTGTTTTTGTTTGCCTTTCTTCGCACGGTTCTGTCCGTGTATAATAACCGCATACGTTGAAATATACACAATTCCTGCATGGGTATTTTGTATTATTTACATTCATAACCCCAACTCCTTTCTAATTTGTGTTGCAAAATGATTGGCTTCTTGTGATCCGTCTTCATCCAACAACCTAAGTAATTCCTGAATGGTTGAAGAAATATGATAACCACCTCTTGCCTTTGATTGTTCAAAATCAACAAGGTAGTTATAAGCATTACAAGCTATTTCCCTTGGAGTAAAACAACCTTTCCAATTTGCATTTCCATATTCTGCTATGTCATAGAAATCTTCGTATGTCATTATATCTCACCTACCTCTTTCAAATAATTTTCGTATTGACTTTTGTTTTCAAACTGCCAGTATTTGCCTACGCTTGGAATAAATCCCATGTAGACTGAATTTGCGTAATAACCTTTCATTTTCCGTTTACTCCTTCCGTCAATAATACAAATGCATTCCAATCATTATATTGCGGATTTGGTTCAAGATTCTTTGCGTTCACTTCAATAAATGAAACAAACAACCACAATAAAATAATTGCACTAATTGCTATACATATCTTTTCTCCCTTTTTCATAAGTCTTCCTCCTCATCTTCATCAATTGGAATACCCATACGCATCAACGCTTCCTTACCAGATATTCTTTTCTCAATTGCCAGCAATAATGCATACCAATTTTCTTTTGCTACCTGTGATTCAATTATCTGTCCCATATTAATATTCTCCTTTACGTTTTATTTTTTCTTACAAAAAGAGTCCATAGTCGTAGTATGAAATGCCTTGCACGAACATTTCTATCCAACCATGGACTCTGACTTTAATTTTCCTTTTCAAAATAGTAACCTGTTCCATCATTAAAATATATCTGCAATCCTGTTTCCGTTGTTTTGAAATCGGTTGCTTTTGACATATCAATTGTATGTTCTGTTTTTGTTTTTTCTTTATTTACCTCTTTATTCGATGTATTTCTACCTATTAAAAAAGCACTTACAATAAGTGTCATTGTGATGATTGTGTATGTTATTTTCCGTTTCATGTTTTGCAAAATCCTTTCTTGATTTATTATGGTTTCCCTTGTATAATTAAACACAAAGGAGGTATTTATATGAGCAAAATTAAAACAAGCGAACTTATAACTAAATTCGCTTTGGCTTCAGAGGAAGCATGTAAATGTGAAGATGAGAATTTCTTTCGTGTGACGGAACTTGAAAAACTACACAATCCAATTACACCAAAAGATTTGGTAAAAGTTATTCGTGCCACAACTGACTTTTCTCGTTTCTCTTCAATTCGTGCAATTTGTAAAGTGCTTCAGGATTTAGATGTTATTGAAAATGATGTGGACGTTTTCAATAATGATGATTTCCGTAACACTTTAGCAAAAGCATTAAATGTTAAGTAAGAGATAGACTGCCTTAATCGGCAGTCTTTTCTTCTCTTGTAATTCCGGCATAATCAAGCGTTCGCTTAATATCGGCATGTGAAAAATGATCAAGAACTTCTTCAAGTTCCTTTTCCGTTTCGGCTTGTGCAACGTATGATCCGTTGATATACGCCATTGTGCTTTCCTCTGTGTGGGAAATACCAAAAATTTCACCATTCTTATTTGTGTACTGATACATAATAATTCCTCCTTATTGTTTGTTTTTTTTGGTATAAAAATAGCACCCTTTGCGTTTGGGTGCTTTTACGTTTTGGTTTTTAGTTGTATATGATGCAGTTATATCGTTTTTAATTTCGCTTGTAACTCAGCTATTTGAGCTTGAATTGCCTGTTTCTCTTTGTTTATCTTATCTGAATTTCGCTTTTTAAATTCAATACATAAGTCTGCATCCATAGCATCACATATTTTCTTAATATCATTAAATGATAAGCCTTGTTTCTTTAAGGTATTGTAATATGCCTGTGGTATGATTTCCATTTTCTTGCATATTTCTGTTATATTATTAAAATCATTAGCAACTTGAAATAATTTTAATTCTTTCTTTAAGGCTTCATTATCTGTAAATGTAAACATTTGTTATCACTCCCCTTTCAAAATTTACACTTACAGTATAAATCTTTGTGTTTACATTGTCAAGTTTAGTAACTAAACTAAAATCTAGTTTAGCTACTAAACGTTTGCCTTTATCCCTCCATACCAAACATAATATAAGCATAGATATTCCCCCTAATTTCAGTTGGAATCTCATTTTGCCTTTCAATTATATCGTCAATGGTCTTATATCCATTCTGACGCAGATACTCTAATGATTCTTTGCGTACTTTTAGAGTTTCTATGCTTTGCCTTCTGACATTTTCTGGGACTTTATGAACTATTGCTTTTTCGGACATATTGTGTCCTCCTTCCTATTTTTAGGCACACTGTACCTATCTACAATGTTACCATAAAATCAACCTCCTTTCAATTTCCGTTTCGCTTCTGCTCATCGGTTACGGACTTACACCGTAAGACGGAAGACAGATTATTAATCTGCCTTATAAATCATCCGAAACATAATGTTATTTTGCGTTCTGTATAAATACGCAATTTATTATTCCAAATTATGCCTTCTGTATGTGAATAGGTACAAGGTAGACCTTTACATTTTAAATCTGCAAGACACATTTTCTCTAATGGTTTATTAGGTAATTCTATGTCTAAATTTGCCTTTACAAGTTGAGATATTATATCTTTTGTTTTATAGTTACCTTCTAAATCTGAATGAATTGTTGTATATATATTAAGCATAATTATACCTCCTATTTCTTGCATTTTTAATTTGCGTATTTATAGATAAAGTGCCTTTTGTGAGCCATTCTATCCATAACGCTTTTATTTCTTCACAATCAATTTCAGTTGTATTATACAACCTGAAAACAAAGTTAAGAATATTTTCGTCAATTTCTGCATAGGCATTTTTGCCTTTTAAGTCACGGTATATTTCGTGACAAATTCCGTACATATCTAATGTATTGAGCATATTTATTTTACCTCCTGACTGTAATATTTTCCGCTTTCACGGTCAAAATGCCACAAAGTCACTTTAATGTTCAGTTCTCTTGTGGTATTAAGAACGGCAACGAGTGCGACTGTCAACCCCGTAACATACAAGTTCAAACTTGCAATGTTCAGGTTGGCAAGTCGTTCCTTTGCGTGTGACTCAAGGGTAATTATATCCAGAGGGTTCACCTCTGTTTCAAAAATTGCTCCGTCAGTTGCCGGAGTTTCATGTCTGCCTTTGCAGAGTTCCATAGAGGCAGAGTCCACCTCTATTTCTGCTTCATTGTATGGTGCAATATCATTATAGTTATTGCACATATCAGAGTAGAAACAACCCATACAGTTGCCTTTACAAGTTACACATGCTGGAATTTTCATAATAATTACCTCCTTGTTTATTATATTGTGTATGCTGGTCTTTTGAAATAATCCAGCGAACAATTAGATGAAGAGTATCCACTATATTTATATTCATGTTCTGAATACTCCGTAAATGTTTTATCTGCACGAAAGTTTTCTACATCTAAGCGGATGCCTGAACCGCCTTTTTTATGTCGTCTGTCATGTCTCATCATGTTTTTCAAACTGTTTGTATGTCGTTCATGTTTTATAAGCTGTCTAGTCACTAGATTTTTTTCTTTATCTTCATCTTTGAACCAGTGGCATTTAGTCCACCATAAACGCAGACTTGTAGCCCACTGGCAGATTGCTTGTGTAGTATCGGAATTCTCACGCACTTTTACCCAATTTTCACCATTAAATCTACGCAATTCAAGTGTGTTATCCTCTTCTGGTTGACCGTGTACTGTGCAGACCCACCAGTTCCAGCTATCATCACCATCTTGACCATACCACGCATTAAATGGCACATGAAAGCCCCAAATGTATGTATTATTATCTTTGCAAATTGAAATATCCATAACGCAAAACCTCCTATATATTATTTTATGGTTTAGTCACTAAACAATTTTTTTATTATTGATTTTTTTGTTTAGTCATTAAACAATAAAACATTAAAAAAACCGGGTAATAATACCCGGATAACATTATAAAAAGGGCGGATTTTCACCGCCCTAATTAATACAGTGTTTTATTTTGCAAGTGTGGCATTTTCGGCAAGCCACTTTTCAAATATAGCCTTGTTGACTGTATACTCTTTACCCTGATATATCAGGGTAGCAATTTCTTCAGAAACTTCTTCAGTCTTTTCTTCTTTATTGTCGCTACTTGTTGCTGTTTCATCTTCAGAAACTTCTTCAGTCTTTTCTTCATGTTTAGTATAATCTTTTACCATTGTAGAAAGAGTACAAGCGGATAATTCCATCAAGTCTTTGAGTACATAACCATCGAATACTTCAGCATTCTCAAAAATGTCAATGATTTTATCATATGAAAACGGATATAAACCAGACGCAAAATCATTAAAACAATTGTTTTCAATAATTAAATTCATGGCTTTTATCCAACGGCTTAAGGTTGCTTTACTACGCCCCACGAGTTTAATATAATCGTTTTGCTTGATAGGTTTATCACAAACCGTTTCTCCATGTTCTACGCCTTTATTATCAGTATATGCCGGAATAGTTACACCAGTACCATAAGCACACAATAACGCAATATTGAATGCTGATTTTTCAACGGTTTCTAACCGTAATTTTACATTATCGATTGTTTCGTTGGCAGTCATACCATTCACGGTTACATTGATAATACTATTGTTTTTTGTGTCCTTGTTTGTTGTTTTTGTTGTACTCATAATAAGTACCTCCTTTTTTTATTATTTTTAATTGTTTTGTTTAGTGACTAAACTTTTTTATTTTTTTGTTTAGTGGACTAAACTTTTTTATATTCCTGTAGCAAATCGAAACCGATTAATTGCTACACTTGACATTATAAAGCCTTGCTTTTTATGTGTCAAGTATTTTTTTTAATATTTTTTATTTTTTTTTGAAATATAGCAATATAATTATAAAGTATAATAATTTATGATGTACGTCATTGAATTGTATAATAACGATAAGATGTTGTAATTCAATATATAATATTTTTCTACTGGTTTTTTTGTCATTCAAAAAATACTTTTTCAATTTCACGGAAAAATGGAAAAATACCGTGTCAGAACGTATGTTCGGGGCTGGTAAAAACTGAAAATGATCCGATGGCTTCCGAATATGCATATAGCTAGTTATTCTACACACCAACTTAAAAATCAAACCTATAAAAATGCCAGAATCCCTTATAAATAAGCCAAAAACTCAATTTGCACCCTCTTAAATCACTTATCGTGCACCATATCGTCAAACCCTTTAATTTTAAGCCGTATTTTCATTTTTAATCATTATTTTTGATTATTTACATTCACAAAATTTAACACAAAAATCAAATATTCTTCTTGTAATAAAATAAAAATAACGATACCAATTTTTCTATCATTTTTTAACTTCAATTATATACAATCGCATATATAATCACCCAAAAGAGTGATTGCCAACAATAACAACATCTACAACCCAAATCCCCATATACAAAATATCAACATAAACATCAAATACAGGGGGTACTATAAAACTATACAGTAAATCATTTATATAAAAGAGAATAATATCTATGTAAAGTAAAAAAATTATTTTTATCCAAGGAGGACTTTTAAATGAATACCTATTTAGTGCCAACAACGGCAGCATATTGTTATGAACCATATGACCACATATATCTTGTATATGCTAATACTTCACAAGAAGCATACCAAAAAACACGTAAAAAATTACAAGGAGAATATATACCACAACAGTTATCAAAATATGAATCGTATCCTTTTAAACTGTATAAACCAAATGATACTGCTACTTTCCCATTTCATTTCTCTAAAAAATATGATATACTTATAGAAGCATTCAAAAATACAAAAGGAGTTGAATATATGTCATATTTTCAAGTAAATTGGAATAACTACACAGAGCAGCTATCTAAAATAGCAATTAAAGAAGAATGGTCTAATACAACATATCCGAATAAAGGGATTTTAGCAAATTATATAGTAAAAACATATAATAAACTAACATCTGAAAAGAAAATTACAATCGGTGAGAATTATGCGTTATTTAATACTGGATTATTTGACAAATATTATGAGCAACTATATGCATATCAGTCAGGTTCAAAAATCTCATTTTTAACAGGTTATGAACTTGGAGAAATTGGAATAAAAGAAAGACCAGAAAGAGCAAATTATTTTGAGCATCCAGAATTATTACTTCTTGATTGGCATTATCCAATAGACATTCATTATAAGCATATACTTGATGATAAAAGAAACCAAGAACGTTTACCAAAAGAATTTCTTAAGAGTTCAAATAAAATAAATACTATTAATGGTGCGTTAGATTCAATGAAAAAGAAAGTATCTGCAAATTATAAATTGGCAATCCCACAATATTATGATGGGAAAATTCAATTATTACTACCATTATGTTTAATGTCTGATGATAAACCAGATATTGCCATTGCTGTTACAAAGAAAGAAAATTCTTATCAAGGTCATACATGTCTAACTCTTGATATGGCATATAATAATGCTCGTTTAATTGCAAAACCAGAATCTAACTGGTTAATAGCAGAAAATATAGTTTCTACTGAAATAAACGATGTAAAAGAAAATTAATAACCATATTGATAGTTTGATATTAAGACAGATTGATGATTCAGTCTGTTTTTTTATATGCTTTCTAAATTTAAGCAGAGAATATATTATTAGCATAAAAAAGAAATGAGGTACAAAAATGAAAATCATTAGATATTCACCAACAGCTTTTACACCACAAAAACAGACACATCATATACAGCAATTTGAATATTGGATGTCACTTGATCAAAAAGACTATCCTAAACATCTACAGTATTCAATACAAAAATTAAAAAAAGAAAAGATACTCTTTTATAACCAACACAAAGCAGATTTACAAGAGGGATTATGGTTTTTTATAGACGGACATAAAAATAATCAATCACTTAATCATCTAAAACATAAAGTTCCATGTTATGAAGCAGACATACCAGATGACATAATGGTATATGACTGTAATCTTGAAAAAATCATTCCAATAACAGATCAATTGGTTCAATGGGCAGGATGTTATATACCTAAAAGATTATGTAATCAAATAACAAATATACGAAGAAGGATAAACAAAAAAGAGAGTATATAATTAGTAATAACTAAAAAAGAAATAGAAGAAATATATGAACACACAAACAGTATTACAGGTAACAGATTTTAATTAGAAAGATACAACTTAGCAGAGAATAATATAAATGTATACCAAGAAACAATTTTTAAAGGAGATGATAATTAAGATATGGATACAGAAGAATATACTTTTTATCTTAACGAAATTAGAGCAAAAATCAAATCACTTACAGATAATTTATGGGATATTCAAGTAAACAGAGATTATTTCAAAGCAAAACATAAACTTGAAGAACAAGTAATTTATGATATTCTAAATGGATATGAAGGAGAAAAATATGAGTAAGCATATTGATAAGAATACACAAGATATACCAAAATATCTCAAATCAACAGAAAGTAACATCTCAAAAAGCAACCGTAAATCAAAACATAAGCACATTTATAAAGAATGTCTAATTCAATATAAATGGAATTTTAAATGTAATACATTTACTCAAGAAGAAAAAGAACATATACATACACAATTAAACAGTTATTGTACTATTTGTGGGAAAATAGGTGGATATCTTAAAAATGGTAAATATACAAAAGAAGCTGAATTATTGCAGAAACAAAGACAAGAAGAAGACAAATATTTTCGTGTAATAAGTATATCAGGTGAAGAATTATATAAAAGATATCATGATAAGATACCAGTATTCTTTGTAGAGGATGTATTTAAAGAGAAATATGTTAATTTGAAGCAGAATTGTAATTCAGAAGGAGAATAACATGAAAAGAAAGAAAATAAAAGCAATGCTAAGTATTACATTTGGTGTTTTAGGAGCATTTTTAATTGGATTAGGAGTAGATACTTTAACTTTTACACCAATAACTATTGGTTTTGCATTAATAACTACAACAATATGGTTAGCTGGATCTGCTATAGATGAAGATTGATTCAACCAATAACAATCAATTAAATTTTTACGGAGTAAATGGGCGTTAGACCATTTACGAAGTTATTATACTTTTTTATATTAATTATGCTTTTTTATATAATTAATTATGCTTTTTTACTATATACCTACTTTTTGGGAAAATTTTCACACAGAATTAAGTACCCCAATGGGAAAATTTTCACACAAACTTAACAGGTAGTGTTAAATCTTTGGGAAAATTTTCACAAAGAATTTTTTAACAAAAGGAGTGATAAAAATCGACAATTATATTTACCTATCTGAGAAAGACAAACAAATAACCTCAGTTGGATTTTCAAAAAAGGAAATCAAAAATCATAAAGGTATTTCAGGATTGAAATATTATCTTATTATATTATATCTAAGGAAACATGTACAGACATTTGGACAAGTTACTCTCACACTTAATGATTTGTTACAGGAAATTGGATATTCTACAAAAACAAATAACAAATCCATATACTCTGATTTTCGAGAAATTATTAAAACAGAAATTATAAACAAAGGTTATGCAAGTTGCAGCACAGATATTTTTGTAGTTAAACCTAATGATTTGTTTCATCTTCAACTATCTTATGAGCATAATGTTTTTTTTACAGAAGATAATTTTGTACAGATTACTATTTATGAATACGAAAAAATCTGTTCTATCTCATCTAAAATCAATAAATCTATTCTTTTGGGAATTTATCTTTATATAAAGCAATACATTATGGATTATCCAGGAGATATTGCTCCTGCTAAGATTTCGTTTCCATCTAAATCACAAATTGCAAAGGGATTAGACACTTCTATCCCAACAGTTGAAAATGGATTATCAGTATTAGAGTCTCACAAATTAATTTATATTAGAAGAGATATGTTTGTAGAGAATAAGAAAGAAGAGGGTGTATTTGTTCCTACAAGAAATGTGTATGCCCTAGATCCAAATGAATTAGATGGTGATGCGGTTCTAATTGAATTAGAAAGAATTTATGGAAAGAGAATATATAACAAAAAGGATGTACCTGGCGAAATTAAATACTTAACTAAAGAAAGAAAGTGAGATTGTTCATGTTATTAAAATCATTAAAAGAAATTATTCCAAAAGAAACAGCTTTAATATGTTCTTGTATTGCTAATGGAAGATTTATAGATGTATTAGATGAAGAATTATTTGATACATATAAAAATTGCAAAGTTACTTCCTTTAGATGTAATTTGTATAGTCGTTACAATGAAGAAATATGGATTCAACCAACAAAACGACTTCAAAGCAATTTATGTAAAAATTGTAGTTGGATAAATTGTTTGGAAAATCCAAATCATCCAAGAAATATACGAAAGAAACACATTAAATAAGAGAATATACTTATGTAACAATTAACGTAGCACCAATAAAGGAGTTGACGCTATGAAAAATATTAAACAAAAAGAAAAGGAGAAACTAATTAAACATGACAATGAAAATTACAAATATTTATACATCAGAAAACCATAACACATTTGGAGGAACTTTATACGACTCAGATTTTGACACAACATATTCAGGAACACATAATATTGCAAGTAGGATTGCGGAAGCCATGGAATTTGATAGAATGTGCCAAGAGAAAACACGAAAGAAAGGAGAATAATTATATATGGCAATCGAAAAAGATTTTGATAACAATAATGAAAATGCTATAGAATGGCTCAGTCGTGAACACTATGCCACTGTAACATTCACAGATCGTAAAATGATTAACCGTGTAAAGAAGTTATACGAAGAACGAAAAGACGAGTTTAAATACCTTGTTGAAAATGAAGATGGTTCAATTTGCGCAAGGTTGCCTAAAAAATGGGTAAAAATCAACGCAGGTGCTAAACCAGATCCAAATAAACCAAAGAAACAGATGTCTGAAGAACAGAAAGCACGTCTAATCGAAGGATTGAGGAAATATAGAGAACAAAATAGCAAGTATGTTTGTTGAGTTTTAGCCAAAATCACAAATAAACTACCCTCAAATTTCGTCCGTAAACGCTTCAGGGTAAAGTTGTGCCACTTTGGACTAAAATGGAAAATTGGTGTCAAAACATAATAATATTTATTGGAAAAGAAAAGGAGAAATAAAAATGCTTAGATTTGAAAATGAAGGAACTACTATTTCTGTAAAATTGCCAAAAACCGATTATATTGTTTATATGATGGCAAATTACAGTAAGGAAACAGATACATACCATACTAAATTATACATTGTAAGAAAAGATGTAAGTGATTTGGTTCTTATTGACGATGATTATGAGATGAAGTCTAATTTTTCATCAATTAGATTTGATATGGGAGAATATGTTACTGAGAAATATAATAAAGGATTTTTTGATTATTATATTAATCGCTATGAATATCAGCAGAAATGTTTCAACAAAGGTGTTGAGGTTGTAGAAAATGCTAACTAAAACTGATATGCATTATTTTGTCAAAGCGTCCCAAGTAGCTGAAATCTCAGATTTTGCAAAAATTAATATAGGTTGTATCGCAGTATATCAAGGCACTATAATCGGTTTAGGCTTCAATACTAATAAAACACATCCTATGCAGAAGAAATATAACAGATATAGAAATGGTGAAAATTTTACTCCAAAACTTCATGCAGAAATCAACTGTCTAAACTCTATCCGTTATCTTGATATAAATTTTTCCAAAGTAAAATTATACATATACAGAAAAAGAAAATCTGCAAAATATGGTATATGTCGTCCATGTCCAAGTTGTATGGCTGCGATCAAGGATTTGGGAATAAAGCATGTCTACTACACGACAGACGAAGGATTTGTATACGAAAGGATGGTGGGTTAATGCCTTGTGAATATTGTTTAAGATATTGTGAGCATGATAGACGTTGCCCTAATTATACCCCTATTGACACAGGAGTTGTATGCGACATATGTGGGGAAATTATAGAATATGGCGATGAATATGTTGAAAATGAAATGGGCGAATATGCACATCTCGATTGTGTTGATACAGGACGAGATATGGCAAATTTTTTAGAAGTGCCTATTAAAGAGTTAGAAGAATAATAAGTAAATACAAAAAGGAGGATATATGGCTGGTATTAGCGTACCTCAATATGAGATTTTTAAAATTGGAACAAATAAACTAAAATATTCTAATTGGAATTTACAGATTACTAAAAAAGAAGCTTTTAAATATCAGGAACTCATATCATTGTTTGAAGCTCAAGAGTTCCGCATGATGGCAAATAAGATTTTAGAAAAACCAATCAAAAGTATTGATTTTTCAAAAATATTCATGCAAGTAGTTGTTGATAAGAAATCTGATTTTGCAAGAGTGACTGGTAAAAAAGGTGTAACTGTTAATGGAGTCAACTATAGACGGTTCGTAGGAACAACAGGTGGATTGAAAAATAACACTCTTCTCTTCTGCAATTCACAATACATTGACAAATTAAATGAATTATGTGAATGCAAGAGAAATCCAGATACTAAATTAGTTCCTGCAAAGTATGAAGCTTACAAAGCATTAACATGCTCTGCATCGCAACCTATTTGTAATCCTCATGGAATTTTGGTTGTAAAAGATTGTATTACCAAATATTTTGCAGATGTTATATCACTCGATGACGATGGAGATTCAAAAGAACCGACAAGAGAAATTATTAAAGATAAACCTCTTGAAAACAATGTATCTGATGGTTTTAATCTTTGTACTATACAATATATGCAGCGAGTAGCTAAATCTTTAGGTCTTGATTATATTCCTGGCGGTGTGTGCTTGAGAAACGCATGGCTCAAAGGAATGCTCTATCCATTCCCTATTTATGAGTTTATTGAAAAATACAATAATAGTAATTATATGATTGAAGATATTTGGGGAAATATGCAAGATATTCGTAAATGTGAAATGATTGTCACAGAGTCTTCTCTTAAATTATGGGGAGCATATGATAATATTGAGCAATATGTGAATGCGTATAAGGAATGTGGATACGGATTTTCTGTAACAAAAATTTCTCCTCATGTTCTTGAAGAAGAAAGAGAATTGAACTACCAGTATCTTCAGTCATATGAATTTACAGACAATGACATTGAAGAGTTATGTGCGCCAACAATCAAGTATTTAAAAGATGCTATGTGTGGTGACTACTCTTCTACCGTTAAATTTCTTGGTATTAACGAAAATACTGATGTAAATTCATGGCAACGTGCTTTATATACAAGTAAATATATGTTGGGTGATCCATATATAATTGACTCAGTTCATAGATATATCAAGAAGAAAATGAATGATGCGAAAATCGGAAAGTTATTTGTAAAGGGAAATTATCAGATTGCAAGTGGTGATCCATTTGCTCTTATGCAATCCATTTGCGGATTAGAAGTAACAGGTTTATTAAAAGCCAATGAGTGTTATTCAAAATTTTGGATTGATAAAGATGAAGATGAAATTGTTCTTTTTAGAAGTCCAATGACAAGTCACAATAATATTCGCATGTGTAAAGTAAATTCATCAGATGAATGTCAATATTGGTATCAATATATGAATACTATCATGATTATAAACGGTTGGGATTCATTTTGTATGGCTGAGAATGGAGAAGATTGGGACTCGGATCTGAACTTTTCTACTAATAATTCAGTTATGAAAAGACGCTATAGATATTTACCTGCTATTGAATGTGTTCAGCGAAACGCAGAAAAAATTGTTGTTACTGAAGCTGCCGTTAAAAAAACAAATAAAGCAGGTATGGGAAATCAAGTTGGAACAATCACTAATTATGTTACATCTATGATGGAAGTTCAATCTCATTTTGAGAAAGATTCACCTGAATATAAAGAGTTAGAATATAGAATAGAATGCGGTCAGCTCTATCAGCAAAATGAGCTAGATAAAATCAAGGGGATTATTGCGAAACCAATGGAAAGCAGTTGGTATAATCTAGGTGCTTGTGGAGAAAATAAATATTTGCAATCTCTTTGTGCATACAGAAAACCATACTTTATGATTTATGTTTATGATGAAACTAAAAGACAATATAAACAGTATATCAAAGAAAGTAATGCCAAGTGCTATGCTATTTACAAATGTTCTATCGAGGATTTGTATAACAAAGATAGTCTTACAAAAGAACAAGAAGATTTCTTATTTTGGTATGAAAGAAAAATGCCAGTGGGCACAGGGAATTGTTCTATGAATCAGATTTGTAAATATGTTGAAAGTCAGTTAGATGGTTATAAATCGCAATTACATAAGGATTCTTCATTTGATTATAATACATTGAAGGTTAAAAGACGTTGCACAGAAGAACACAGACAAGCTCTGCGAGAACTTGAACAATATTATTGTGAATGCATTAAAGAATATAAAAAGAAACAGGGAAAAGAAAAAGGAATACAGCTAAATAGAACTGATATTTTTGATAAGCAGGACGAATTTGACAAATATTATCAACGTGCAAGTATGGTTGAAATGTTTAAGAAGAAAGCTGAAGAAATATGTCCAAACGATGATGAACGTATGAATATCATTCTTGATATGACTTATGGATATAAAGGTAATAGACAGTTTTGTTGGGATTGTATTGGAGAACTAATTATTAAGCGTTTAGAAGAAATGGAGGAAGAAGTTGTATATACTGAATGAAAAAGAATATATTAGAGAGATATTAGCGTCTGGCAACAAACCAGGCAATATCTCGAATGGATATCTGATAACATTGATTGCTAAGTATTATTTTGATAGAGGTAAAGATCCAAATATTCTAATTGATACAGTCAAGACCAAAATGCTTGAATTTAATATTGAAGGATATCAGGAATATAGATATGCCAATAAAATTAAAAAAGCATGTATTGGTTTATATGATTCAGAATCTAAAAAACTCTTTAGGGAACTTGAATATGTTCCTATCTATGAAAAAGAACTAAAAGTCGTAGAGTCTCTTCAAAATGATCGCCAAAAGAAATTTATGTTTACATTATTTGCTATCGCAAGATATATGAATAGTGATGGATGGATAAACAAAAAAGATTCAAAAGGTCTTTCAGAAGTATTTAAACTTGCCAACGTTACTCTCTCATCTGATAAAAAGAATGAATTATTACATGAGTTATATAGCAATGGTTATATTCATTTTGGGAAAAAGGTGAACAATCTTAATATCAAAATAGATTTAGGAGACACTGATGATAATATTGCTTATAAGGTAACTCAATTTGAGAATATTGGTAATCAGTACATAGGGAATTTTAAAAAGGGATATAAACAGTGTGCAAATGGATGTGGAAGAAAAATTAAAGTCACTGGTACAAACAATCGTTATTGTAAGTATTGTGCACGAGAAAAAGAATTGGAAAAATATAAGAAATACAATGAGAAACGTTAATTTAACCACTTTTTATAATCCTCATAACTCCTTAATTTACAAGGCTTTTTGGCACATTTTCACAAAAAATTCGTTTTTCTTAAATGTAGATATAGTGAAATATTCACAAAAAACATGATACAAAAACGATTGTCATGGAAGCAACAAACCGACAATCTTTGTATGTCTGCTATGCTGCTATTTTGAGTGGCATTGCAGATTTAGAATGAAATCAGCTTTTCTTCTGTCATGAACAGAGAATATATAATTAGCCGAAAGGCAGTGATTTAGACATAATAGATTTTACTGTTATGTTATTGGCTTAGACCAGTGAATTATTTCGTCTAACATATGGCTATAAGTTAGTTGATGTGATGCCATATGAAAAACTTGTGCATGTGTTATAAAACCAGTTAAGTTCATCAAGCGAGACTGTACCATGCATTTTCAGCAGAAGTAATGTAAGACTTTAGTACAATAGCGAACGAGTCAGGGCGTTTATACGCTGTATGAAAATATTTTTCTGTAATGGTTTGGTGTGACAACCAGACCTTAGTCTTTTTATTTTTAATTGCGACTATAGGTCATCAATTAGAGTCTCATACGAGACATATTTACGGATACTTTTATAAGTATTACCTCTTATAGCCTGTGGTTATGTTTGCAGCGTGTAAGCATTTCCACGGGTTTTATTATTATCGCAGACGGGTGTAAAGGAAACATGCGTGGCTCATACCCACGAGGAATACGTTCAATTCGTATGTCTGCAACTAATAGAATGGCATAAATTATGATAATTGTTTTTTAATATTCATATCTCCCATTCTATTTTAATTCTGCATTTGCAGAAAATAAAACAAAGGATGTGAAAAACATAGTATCTATTACTAAACAAGAAGCGATGATTCTTAATAAGGAGTTTAATGTTCCTTATAAAAGATATGAGGGTATCTCCCATTCATATACAAAGAATCGAAAATATTATTTATCTGAAAGCAGATATAATATGAATGCTTTGAGAAAAATCAGAAAATATAAATAGTTGAAAGGAAGAAAAAGGAATAATGATTAAAATTTCTACTACGGAGAGCAAAACTACTCCTGCTAAGAAAAATATTCAGTTAAAAAACATTTCTATTAAGGATTTAAAAATTGTTGATACTGATACTGGTGAGGATATTACTGAACAGGTAATTGATGAAATTCCAGATGGGGTTGATGTATGCGATTTTAAACTTACATTTGAACTCCCCGATGAAGTATAGAGAGTAGGTGGGCGTTATAACAACCTATAAAAGATTTGATGGAGAATCGGATGAAGAACTCATTTATAGAATCACAGGTGAAAAAGACCAAATCGGTTCTTGGCAAGATGTGGCTGATATTCTAAATGAGCTGCTTGGCACTGAGTATACCGAATCAAAGTTTAGAAAACAGAGACAGGCTTTTGATAAAATGTTGGTTGCAAATCAGTCTAAGTTTGTTGATTCAGATGCGCAGTTAAGAGAGATTCAGTTAGCTCAAAGAGAACTTGAAAAAGAGCGGAAAAAGCTTCAGACTGAAAAGTTAGAATACAATAAGTGGCTTAGAGAAGATGCAAGAGATGAATTAATAACAGAAAAAATTAGTGAAGCTATTTCATCTTTACCAAAATTATCGTCTCCTGTTCGTATTGAACCAACTTTTAATAAAAAGTCATGGATTCTTGCGATTAGTGATTGTCACTATGGTTGTGAGTTTGAGATAAAAGATTTCTACAATGGAATTATAAATGCGTATTCACCTGAGATTTTTGAGGAAAGAATGACAATCTTATTCAATAAAGTCGTTGACAAAATTGAAGAACTTGGAATTACTGAGTTGTCAATAGTTGAACTCGGAGATGGCATAGATGGCTGTTTGCGTATGTCTCAGTTAATGAGGTTGAGATATGGTGTTATTGAATCAAGTATTCGTTATGCTAATTATTTAGCAAATTGGCTAAATCAACTTAGTAAATTTGTGTCAATAAAATTCCAGATGGTTTTTGATTCAAACCATAATCAGTTAAGACTATTGGATGGGAAAAAGAATACATTTCCAGATGAAAATGTTAGTAAAATTATGATGGCTCTTATTAAAGAACGATTGAAAGATAATGACAATATTGTGATACTCGAAAATCCAACAGGAATGACTCACTCAATGATGTCTACATATTGTGTGGTTGGACTGCACGGTGAGAAGAAAAATCTAAAAAATAATTTATTAGAAATGTCACGTACATATGGTATTCATATAGATTATACAATTTCTGGACACATTCACCACGATGACCTAAAAGAGATTGGGATGGATTCAGCAGTATTATCTGTTGGTTCAGTAATTGGTATTGATCCATATGCTATGACATTAAATGCAGCATCCAATGCTTCTTGTTCAATGTTTGAATTTGAACAAGGATATGGTAGAACTGCTGAATATGTATTTAAGTTAAATTAATTTGCTGAAAGCACAATATAAATTTGGCTGACGAAGCCACTCGAAAAAGGGATTACAGTAGACACATCAAACCAGAATCCCTGAACCTTATTGGTGACAGACCATTGGGTAATTCCATAGGAGTGCTGTTAGGATGTGAATTTTGATGGAGTGTACCTATACGGACGCTACCCTATTTGGGATTGTTAAATCAGAAAAACATAAAACAAAATTGCCGAAAAAGGCAAAATAAAAAATATTTGAGAATGAAAGGAAAATTAAAAAATGAAAACAAATGAAATGATTAAAGAAGTTGCTGAACGTGCAACAGATATTATTGCAGTTGAAGGTAAAAAAGTATCTATGAAAGACGTTACTGCTATTTTACAGGCATATACCGATTGTGTTATTGACAATCTTACAGATAACAAGGAAGAAAAAATTCCTTTGTATGGCATTGGAAACTTTACGGCGAAACATGTTGGTGCAAAAGATGGAGTGAGTGCTATCAATGGTAAGGCATGGCATAAAGACGCTGAAGACCAGTTAAAATTCACTATCAAAAAATCTGTTAAAACTCTTGCTTAGGCGGTGAATTATTACTTTGAAAAATAAATATGAAAATATTAAAATGATTGACCTTAAGGACAAAGTTGATGACATTGTAGAAATCTATATTAACAGACTTTACAATACTGATAAAACTGTTGGTGTAATTGTAAATAAAGAAATTGCTGAATATATTTTGGATATTCTTATTAGACTTGATGAGACAAGTATTAAAGAAATTGATCTTGTTGATTATATGAATATTGGCGAATATTTAGTGTCTGTTGATGACAATGGCGTAATCACTGTTATTCCTATTGAGGACTTTGGTGTTCTTGATAAAACAGATATTTTCTACATTGATATGGATGGTGATATCGAGCAGAATATCATTGATTATTGTGTAAATGAGGATAAGGAAGTTATTCTGTTTGGTCAGGAAGATGATGAGTGTGATGGAAAATGCGAGAATTGTTCTGCACATGATGAAACTTATTTATATACTTCTGACGATGTAAATGGGAATACTCATGGATTTACTGCTAGTAGAGCAGATGGAGACTCTTATGTGAGTTATTCTTATTATTCAAGTGATGAATTGAGTCATGAAGATATTCAGAAGATGTTAAAGGCTTTTGGATTTTAGTATTAAATAGACATAATTGGCATATTAATTACTTATTTGTTTTTAATTTGCCATTTTTGTCTATTTAAGAGTGTGTGGTGTACGCTGCACACTCTTTTTGTTATGGGTAGGTCGTATAGCGGCAATTACACCTGACTGTAAATCAGGCGCTTCGGCTTCGTTGGTTCGAGTCCAACCCTGCCCACTAATTTGATGTTTCTGTGATGGAAACGGAGAATAAATATATGTGCTCATGATTGGTATCATAGTTGATTGTGGGATTTATGGAATGGGACTGTCAGAAGTCATGAGCTGATAGAGTAGAGTCACCTACCTCTCTCCCATTCTATTTTTATGTATTGGAGTAGGTGAGAAAGTAGGAAAATTATGAAATATTCAGAAGAAGAAATATTAAACGATTTAAGATTTATTTACGAAAAGTATGGAGAATTATCAAATTTTTCAATAAATGATTCTCAAAAGAAATATGGTACTATTTCTATATCTAAGTGCAATAAATTGGGAAATAGAAAGAAACTGTATGAATTAATCGGAAAGACCTATTATGAGAAAAATTTCTATGATTGGTGTGTAGAAAATAATCATATGGAATTTGTTGATAATTGGTCTTATGAAGATAACAAAAAGTCCCCAAAAGATGTTTTATTTTCTGAGCATAATAAATATTGTATTATTTGTCCAGACTGTGGAACAAAACGTTATTATAATATTAATTCGATTACTAATATGGGCGTATATTTTAAATGTCCATACTGCAATTCATTTGGTAAATGGTGTTTAGATAATGATAAAACATTTCTTGATAGAATTGATTTTAACAAAATCAACTTTGATATTTACGAAGTACCAATAGGAAGTAAGAAAAAGATTTTTATAAAATGTGATAATCCTAAACATGGTTCAAATCCGTTTACTATCAGATATATAACTCATGGTCTTACTCCATGCAAATGCCCTAAGTGTCATTCTTTTGCTCAATGGGGTATTGATACAATTTGTGATGATTTTCTTGAGAAATATTGGGATTATGATAAAAATACCTGCGATCCATTTGAATTAGCGATGACAAATCAATCAGAAAAAATTTGGATAAAATGTCAAGATGTTGAGTATCATGGTTCTTATGAAACCAAGGCAGGTTATTTAACAGCAACTAGAGATAGTATAACTTGTCCTTATTGTTACAATACCAGAGTACATAAATTAGATAGCCTCGGTTATTTATATCCAGAAGTATTGCCTTTATGGTCTGATAAAAATAAAAGAAGTCCATATGAATATAAACCAAAATCAGGACAGAAAGTATGGTTTAAATGTAATTGTGGAAAACACTCCGACACATTAAGGAGTATTTCTTGTGCATGGAATAACAACTTTGAATGTCCAGAATGTGTACGAGAAAAAGATATTTCTAAGCTTGAAAGCAAAGTCAAAACATATATTAACGATACTCTTGGATACAAAACCTTGCATGAAGATAAATGCACAATAAGACCTTTAAATCCTAAAACAAATAGACCATTGCCATATGATAATGAAATTATTGATATGAAATTAATTATAGAAGTTCATGGATGTCAGCATTATCAAGTAACAGGTTTTGCAAAAATGTCTTCCGAAAAGTATAATACAACTCCTGAACAAGAATTGGAATATTTACAATGGAAGGATAATTATAAAAAGCAATATGCTTTAGATAATGGATATTATTATTTGGAAATACCATATTGGACAGAAAAAGATGGTTCTTATAAAGTTCTTATAGATAATAAAATAAATGAAATTATGAAAGAAGTGGCTTAGTATTTACTACTATCTCACTTCTTTTTGTTGTTTGAAAGGAAGTGATTTAGTGGGTAGAAAAATACAGCACAACAATATTGTTACCGATGAGTTATTGGCTCAGTGCAATAAAGAGAATATAGAGTTAGGAAATGACTTTTTGGATTATCTTCGTTCAGTGGATAGATCTCCGAATACAATTAATGCGTACAGGCGTGACCTTTTTATTTTTTGGGTTTATCTACTTCAGCATTGTGACAACAAATTCTTTATTGATTTATCTAAGAGGGATATTGCTCGTTATCAGAGTTTTTGCCTTACTGAATATAAATGGTCGCCAGCTAGAATGCGTAGAGTAAAATCTACTCTCTCTTCTCTTTCAAATTATGTCGAAGCTATATTAGATGATGAGTATGAGAACTTTAAACCGATTATACGCAAAATTGAAAATCCTGCAAATGAGAAAGTATTCACTAAAACTGTGTTATCTGATGAACAAGTACAGGGAATGCTTGATTATTGGGTTGAAAAAGGTAAGTATGACAAGGCTTGTATTTTAGCATTAGCCGCATTTAGCGGTAGACGTAAGAGTGAATTGCCACGCTTCAAAGTATTTTATTTCGATGATGAAAATATTATATATGGTTCTTTATATAAAACGCCTGAAAAGATCCAAACAAAGGGAAGAGGCTCTAGGGGCAAAATGTTGACTGTATATACACTTGCAAAACCGTTTAAGCCATATTTTGATTTGTGGATGAATTATAGAAAAGAACACGGAATTGAATCTGAATGGTTATTTCCAAAGAAAGTAAATGGAGAATATATAGATGAACCTATGGATTCAAGCACTCTTGACAGTTGGGCTGATACATTCAGTAAACATTTAGGAGAAGACTTTTATTTCCACAGTCTTCGTCATTTCTTTACAACATCTTGTTCTCGAAGCGGTCTTCCTGATGATGTAATTCAAATGCTAGTCGGTTGGAGTTCGCTAGATATGGTATCAGTGTACAAGGATATTGATGCAGATGAGCAATTTGCAAAATATTTTGCTGATGGTGAAATTAAAAAAGTAGAACAAAAATCACTTTCTGATTTATAGGAGTAATGCCGATGAAGCTTTCGTCTAACACTTCGTCTAATTCCTTCTTGCACTTTTCTATAAAAATCGAAATCGCTTCAAAAAGGCGATTGGCGAGTTCGCCTCTTTGCCGAATTTATTTTCCAATCTCCGTTGTGGCATTGTTACTATACCGAACTATGTAACAAAGCAAGTTGCCAACTTGATCTTTCTTAACACGGATAAGCACTTTAAGCGGTTTCGATTCCGCTTGTTTCATTGTCCTTAGCTGCTGGGTTACATTGGGCTGGACGAATTCAAAACTGCTTTCATGGGCAATTCCTCCTTAGTCCATATAGGGACAAAATCATTATAGCACTTTAAGGATTATGAAACAAGAGAATAAATAAAAGAACCCTTAAGTGGGCAACCAAATGTAAGCCGAATGCTCTGAGTCACTGACTCAACAAGGCTCTGTGAAAATCAGACGGACTGATAGACCGATAGCACTATCATTAAATCAAACAAAGTGATGTCGGTTACTACTCTACCCGACTAATAAATTGAGTATTAATAGCTGGTTTTGGTAGAAGCCTGTAAAAACTACTATCGCTCTGTCACATAGCGGTTTGAAATTATTCTTTACAGAGAATAAATAAGTATAAGTGATCAACAGCCACTCGTAAGGCTGTATACAAAAGCACGAGGTTCAAATTATTGAGTTAGTTGCTACTCTAAAAGCACTCTCGCTACTGATCATTGGCGTTGATTAGATTATTTTGTCAGCAGGCGTGCTGACCAGTAAGTATTAATCTCACGAGATTAAGAAAAAGCATACTGTTTTCCATAGAAACTTGCGAAGCCTATGGATCGAAGTGCCTAGTTCTTGGCATTTATCACTCGTATGATATTGTAAGTCCTACTACTGCATTTTGGTAGAACCGACTATATAAAGACTCTAGTGCGCACGAAACCTTAATGCGGTACACCTATCGTGCTTCTCTACGTTAATGAGAGCCTTAATAATATCACAAACGCAAGATAAGTGATATGCCATTACATCCATGAGTTGTAAGTATATGATGACAATAAATGCTGTACTGTTATCAGTGTTTATTCGAGTATTCAAAGGTATGCTTAACCATAAAGCAGTGTAGCGAAAAATGGCGAAAGAAAAGCACTTGCAAAAAAGTCAGATAAGAGAAGTAAAACCTTATCGAGTGGTCTTTGCTCCGAAGACCGAAAATATACGGAGAATAATAAAGAATAAACGGGTGATAATGACTTTACCAGAGTTGCAAATCTGGGTTTGCGATGGTTTTTCGAAACCCGTTTACCATCTATTATTGGGCTATCGCCAAGGGGTAAGGCATAGGACTTTGACTCCTACATTCGCTGGTTCAAATCCAGCTAGCCCAGTTAGATTAAAAGGAAACGAAAATAAAAGAAAGGAGTACATACAATGACAAGTAGATTAATTATTGAACAAGAACCATTAAAAGTTGGACAAGTTCGTAAAGTTACATCCAATAATGGTGAAAAAATAGATTCTATTACTTTACTCTTGAACAACAATGTGGAAATTTTGTTCGTGCCACGAAATGACGGAACATTAGATTTTTCAGTAAGTGATCCACAGTTTGATACATCAAATTTAGATTGTTCTATTGATAAAGAAGTATTGCGTGATTTATTTATAGCTATTAGAGACGGATATAAACAAGTAATTGCAAATGAAACTGAAAGCGAGGGTACAAATTCATGAAATTAAATATTAGCAAAACTATTGATGAAAATATTATTGGTGTAGATATTTCTGTCGCAGAATTAGGTACATCTGATACTGATGCTGCTACTGAAAAAGATATGTTACATAATTTTGTCAGAACAATTGAATATTCTAAGATATCCTTTAAATCTAATATGAAAGCTGACTCTAATGGAGATCCAGTTACAACTGATAGCGAAGTTGATGATTCAACTATTATCTCTGTTGAATTAAAAGATATTATCAACCAGTCATTTGTTGTAGATGAAAATCTTCATATTACATTCTCTGTAGATGTTACAAAGATTCCAGAATCAGAAGTTAAAGCACCTTTTGATAGCGTTGAGAAGCTTGGCAAGGCAAAGGTTGAACTTTTCGCTACTAAGATTCAGGAAGAAATCGGCAAGAAGCTTGCTGAGATTCGTGCTTTAAATACTAAGTTTGAAGGTGAAACAGAAGTTATTCTGTAAAAATAATGGGTGGTACTCTTCCACCCTACAAGGTCTGTTCGTCTAGCGGTCTAGGACATCGCCCTTTCACGGCGGCAACAGGAGTCCGAATCTCCTACAGATTATTATGCGGTAAGCCTGATGTGAAGAATCTAATGCTTGGATGCATACAATAAGTTTAGATCTGTAAGTTCAACACTTACTACCGCCCTATGCCCTTTGCGGTCTTCGGACTGGTACTGTTGTAACAATAGGATGCGTCCTATACAGTTTAGATGAAAGCTCGCCATTCGAGGATGGAATGAGAAAGACAATATCATTTTGGAATTTTATCAAATATCAATTTTCTTAACTTGAGTTGGTATTTGTCATAATGAGATTTCCAATTAAATTCTTTTGTACTATCTATAATATCTTTCTTTAGATTTTCGAGTTGTTGTTTATCAGTTTTGTGCTTAATAATAAGTGGCAATTCATTTATCTCATTTTCGAAAAACAATATTGTTGCAATAATGCAATGTTTATCTGGAAATAATGCTACTAATTCTTGTTTAGTGCTTAACACTATTTCGGTAACGGCTACTACCTTATTTGTAATCATAGCTTTACGAAGAAGTTCGTATGCTATTTCTGATTCCATTTCAGGAATTAGATAATATGATTTATCTATCAAAAGATTTGAGATTTCTCTAGGTTTGCAGAAGTATTCTATTGAAAGTGTTCTGTCTTTATCTGAAGTAATTGATTCTATTTCAGATTGTTCTATAGTGATATATTTATTTTCTGCGTATTTATACCCTTTTACAATATCCTTGTTGTCAATTTCTTTGTTACAGGATGGACAAAATTTGATATAACGCACTCTTTCTTTAGAATCTTTGCAGAGTTGATTAAGCTCTATGGAATTGTTATGAGATACTTTCACCATTTTCACAGGAATGTATAAATCTTTGAATTTGATTGCAGTTTTATATGATGCGTTCATGATAGTTTCTCCTTTACCATTTTGGATTAGTATGTGGAGAAAACAAAAAATTATTAATTGGATATAGGACAATTTGGTAGTCCGCTAGTTTTGGGAACTAGACGTTGTAGGTTCGAGTCCTGCTATCCAGATTATCACCCCCTTATACAGTTATAATTAGTTTGGCGACTGATTGGTAAATATTAAAACTATTTTAACCGACTTTCTATAGTCGGTTTTGTTATACAAAAAATCGACTAAATAAAAAGAAAGTGAGGTAAAATATTATGGCATATTGGATTCAAGAATTTGGTGGTAATGGTCAAAATCGTTATAATTTTAGATTTTATCATTGCGATTATGAAACAGACATTACCAAACTCCCTACGAACACGGCTGATGGTGAAAAGCAAGGAAACGATGAAATTAGTTGTACAAAGGCACATTATGGAGATCTGTGTTTATGTTTGGAAACATCGGAGGTTTATGAACTTCGTAATGAACCTAACGACTGGAAGAAATTATAAGGAGGGCTATTATGGGATTTAATGCAGCTATATATGCTCTCAGCAAGAAATATACAGATAATACTACCGATGCTTTAGGTGGTGTTAAAGGTGCTCCTGCTACTATCAAATCTATTACAGAAATTGATGGTGGTCATAGAGTTACATTTGAATGGACTGGTACTTCTGGTAAGAAAGAGACTTCCGCTCTTGATGTTATGAATGGCGTGAACGGAAAAAATGGTAAGGACGGTATAGGTGTAAAGGGAGATCCTGGAACAAACGGTTCTGATGGAGCAGACGGAATCGGTATCACTTCTGTCGCAAAGACAAAAACTGAAGGTCTTGTAGATACATACACAATCACATTTACAGATGGAAGCACATTTAATTATGATGTCACAAATGGTAAAGACGGAAAGAATGGTTCAGGTTCTTCTACAGGCGAGGAAAATGTCATCGAATCTATCAAGGTCAATGGTGTCGCACAGACTGTTGCGGAGGATAAATCAGTTGATATTACTGTACCTTCTATAGAAGGATTGACTAAATCAGAAGACCTTGCAACAGTTGCCACAAGTGGTTCGTATAATGATTTAACTGATACACCAAGTATTCCAAATGAATATGATGATACAGCATTAAAAAATCGTGTAGTCACCATAGAAACAAATATTGGTGATATGAGTACCATTAAAATAAAATCTGTAAGTGATCTTGTATCTGCAATTAATGCGCTTCATGATTCTTTTATGAGCGGTATTAGTTATGCTGATAAGAAACTTACTATCACATATAGAAATGGTGGAAAGGTTGAAGTAGATTTATCTCCAATTATTACAGATACAGAAATTTCTGAATTAGAGAATGTAGATGATACAGGTGTTGTTGATAAACAGGTATTAGCATATGACGCTATTTCGTCAAAATATAAACCTATTTCTATTGATTTAGCTTCTGTATTGCAAGATAGCAAAGCTTATACTGATACACAGATTAGCAAAATCAATTCTATGGACGCATATGCCGTAGATGAGAAGCCTACTTATTCTGGTGGTACAATTACATATAAGAAAAATGGTGAAACTCTTACTACAGAAAATAGCGACATTTGGTTTTATTATACTGTTAATGACATGAATTATCAGACTTTATTTATTGATGGTGTTGAGTTCACTATTTCTGTTGATGGTGATATTAATTTTAAAGATTTTGTATCTAAATCTAATGACCTTACAAGCACTTATACTGGTGAAGAAGCCGACAAGACTAAAGTAACAACTATTGGAGCATTAGATGCTTTATATACGATTATCTCTACTGCTATTGGAAAGAAAGTCAATACGGTAGATATTGTGGATAATCTTGAAAATGATTCTATTGATAAACCTTTGTCTGCCCATCAAGGTAAAGTATTAGATAGTAAGATTTCTGAAAATACTAATAATATTAAAGAACTTAATAGTGATAAGGTTGATAAGATTGAAGGCAAGGGATTATCTTCTAATGATTATACAAGTGAAGAAAAGACTAAACTTGGTGGCGTGGGAACTTCACAGGGAAGAAATCTAATTCCGTATCCTTTAACAAATAGAACTACAAACGGAATAACATATACAGTTCAATCAGATGGTTCAGTTTTAGCAAATGGAACTGCATCTGCGGAGAATAATGCCTATTATAATTTTGCATATAAGACATTAAAGCTTAATGATACTTCTTATACTCTTAGTTGTGAAGGACTTCCAAAAAGCGTGTATGTATATGTGTATGATGAAACTATTGGTAAAGCGATTGCAAATGTATCTAATACACCAGTGACAAAGACTTTTGTTGGCGATTCAACACATACATATTCTTTATCAATTAATGTTGGTAAAGGCACTCCTGTTTCTGATTTAGCAATAAAGCCAATACTTGAAATGGGAACAATCGCTCATGCCTATGAACCTATTTCAGAGAGCAATGTGAATCTGAAAGGCGCAATTGACAAAATTTCAACTTCACAAGGTAGAAATCTAATATCCTATCCATATTATAATGGAACAAGTTATGAATCAAATGGAGTTACATATACAGTGAATGAAGTCGATGGTACTATCAGTGTCAATGGTAAAGCTACAAAAGAATCTGATTTCAGATTGATAAGTCCATATGATACTTCTGATAGGAAAATACTTGAACTTGGACAGACTTATACATTATCAGATGGCGTGAATCAACTTAATACCAGTGGCTATCAAGCACCTGTTTATTTCCAGTTTGTAAGAATTGATACGACAAAGAATGATTTTAATTATGGTATCAGCACAAATTATGGTAATATGACTTGGACTGCTAGTGATGCTAATTTGTTACAGTATGGTATCCGAATTGTTGTTAGAAGTGGCGTTACTGTTGATAATGTAGTATTGAAACCGATGCTTGAAATTGGTGCTATTGCACATAATTATGAACCAACTACGGAGAGTAACATAAGTTTAAAGAAATCCATCGAAACAAAAGCTACCATCAATGATACGTCAACAACTTCTACCACAGAAACGTGGAGTGCAAAGAAAATCAACGAAAAAACAGCACAGAATTTTGACAAGAGAATTATTTTATCTGTAGGTAGAGGAACAAGTGGAGAATATACTGACACGGCTAACTTAAATAGTGCTTACGGAGCTTATCTTTATTGGGCTTCCACAGCAGGGCAAGATCAGTATTCAGTTGGTGTGATTTTATATGTTAATAAAGGTTGGATGATTATTCCTATAAAAGAAACTGATGGTGGAACAAATATTACATTTTCTATTAATGGGAGTATTCTAACAATGACAAAAAGTAGCAGTAATTTCCCTTCTGCTGGTGGAGTTATTGCTTTAGGATCTAGTATTTAATATTAAGCAGTTGAGTTGTTAATGCTACTCTTTTGCTTTGTTTGGAAGAAAGAGTCATTTCCTTTGGAGGTGGCTCTTTTATTATGGTCAGGTGTCCGAGTCTGGTTTATGGTGTCTGTCTTGAAAACAGATGTGCGGAAACGCACCGTGGGTTCAAATCCTACTCTGACCGCTTAAAAAATCTAAAATTGGTCTAATAGTCAGCTCCATATTCTTTATTATATTCATATTGCTCTTCTAACTCAAAACGATTTTCAGAAACTGTTTTAATTACTAAATCTATTTCGTTTCTATCAAGAGAATGACCTGATTCGATAATAACGGGGTTTAACCACACTTGCGCGACTCTTACACCATTTCTGGTAATATGACAATGTGGAGCTTCTCTTCTACAATCATCTTTTTTCTGATCAATTTCACATTGAAGATTCCAATTAATACGGATTTTATTCATAATCATACCCTCCATAAAAATGTTATTGACTACACTATAATTATATATATTTTTTACAATAATGCAAGTAAAATTTATTCATACAAAAAATATTCCATTATTAAATTGCACTTTCAAAACATTCAAAATGTTTGTACAAATGGTTTTATATACACAAAATGGAGAGTAATTGTCAACTCTCCATTTAATTATACTATTACCATAAATCAACGGTATTTTCTTTATTTACTTCTACCAAGTAATCTTCATCTACATTAAATGGTTCGGTGTTCTTATTGCACTCATAGCATAATGGAACTATGTACCATTTGTTGTCTCCGTTTGTTTTTCTAACATGTGCTCCTACTTTTATTTCGTTTGAACATCCATCACAAGCACATTTATTAGGAATAGAGAAAATAGATTCTGCTTCCCAACATTCAAGCCATGAAGAATAACCTTTTGGCTTTGAATACCTTTCTTTTGATGTACCATTTAGGTTTTTAACTTCTACCATCATAATTTTTCACCACCTTTCTATTTGCTTTTGTAAAATTCTACCATAATATGAAAATTTTGTCAAGTTATTGTAGAAAAAAGAAAAATAAAAGAGAAAAAGAGAATAAATATATAACCGACTATGAGAGGATCGTCTGTCTCATTGGCAGGTAGTTGGAATTAAGAGAAGAATAACGAGGACTGATCATCTTCGTGAATGACTGTACTCCATATCCAGTCACTCTTCTCTTCTATTATTGTTGTTGATATGGAGAGATTGGAGAAATGATGAATGGAACAAAAAACAAAGCAATGTACTCAATGTAAACGAGAATTGCCAGCTAATAAAGATTTTTATTTTATGAAGCTTGGTAAATTAAATAATAGGTGTAAGGAATGTTGTGGTAGACATTTTACAAATCATTTAACACATATTCCAAAAGAAGGATATGTGTTTTGCAAGAAGTGCGACAGAGAATTGCCACACACCATACAATATTTCCCAGAAGACAAATCGTGTAGAACTGGGCTTAGATATGTATGCAGAGAATGTAATCCTAGTTATGGAAGATTTTTAGACGATGGTGAAGAACCTCATAGGGCATGGTCTAAGGAAGATGATGATTTAATATTAGAGCATTACCATGATTATACTGGTAAAGAGTTAAAAGAAAAATTCTTTCCTTGTAGATCCGTAAGAGCAATAGAATGTCATGCAGGCGAATTAGGAGTTGCTTGGAAAACCGAGGAAACATATAAGCGTAGTAGAGCATTTCAAGCAAAAATTGTAGCAGAAAAATTAAGAGGACGTGATCTTGGACAAGAATGGCGAGATAAAATTTCTGCTACTAAGAAAGAATATTATAAAACTCACGATAGTTGGTGGAAAGGTAGAAAGCGAAGTCCTGAACAATGCAAAGCTATTAGTGAACGTATGAAAGGTAAATGGGCTGGTGATAAAAATCCTAGGCATATCAATCCTTTAAACGGAGAACTTAATGGTCGTTGGAAAGGCGGTATTTTACCTACATATACGGAACTTCGCTCTGATACAAAAGATTGGTTTAATGAATCAATGGAGTTTTGTAATTATAAATGCGTAATTACTGGTGGAGAATTTGATAATGTGCATCACACTACTGCATTTAGAGATATTGTTGATGAAGTTTTTAAATTGACTGGTATAGAGGTCAAACAACAGGTGTGTGATTACAATGAAGATGAATTTCAATGTCTGAGAGATGAATTGAAAGACTTACATGTAATTTATGGATTTGGAGCTTGTATAAATAAAGATGTACATAAGCTATTTCATGATAATTATGGATACACCAAATTCTCTCCGTATGATTTCTTAGATTTTGTATATAGAATTGATATTGGGGAATTTGACGAATGGTTTAAGAAAAACAATTTACAAATAAATATCAACTACGATTATGTAGAATATTTGGAAAGCACTCTTACTGTTATTTCAGAGAGTGCTTAATTTATTGGAATAAAAGGAAGGAAGTGACAGAATGGCTAAGTTAATACAGCCTTTATCAGAACAAGAATTAAAGCAGGCTACATTAGTCAGTCTGCGCAAAGATTATGGTAAACTATCTAATTTCTATCAGAGAATCATAAATGGTGAACTTATACTTTGTCCTAAATGTGGTCAATGGAAATCAACCAAAATAAATTTTTATCAATCTGATACAAGTCCAGATGGTATAGAACATTATGGATGTCGTGAGTGCATCCTTAATGATTGTACAGATTACGACAAATCTTCTGATACAAGAGTTGATAATAGAGACAAAACTATAGAGACATTTAAGCGTCTTGATTGGTATTTTGATGAAAAGGTATATAACGACCAATTAAAAATATTAGCTGATGGGGTTGGTGAAAAAGTTCGTGGTACTGCTGCTCAACAGTGGATTGTAATGAGAGCCAGCCTCAATGATTATCGTTCAAAGAAGTTTGCTGATTCTATATTCTTAGATGAAGATGAACAAACATTACAGCTTACTTCAAAAAGAACACCTAGAAAAGAAATCATTAAAATATTTGGATCTGGATTTACATCAGAGGACTATTTATATTTACAAGACCAGTATGACGATTGGCGTAGTCGTACACAGGTTGATAGTAAATCTCAGGAAACATATATTATTCAAATTTGTTTCAAACAGTTAGAGATTTGGAAAGCACAGAAAGTAGGAAAAGATACTGATAAATTAGTAAAGTCATTGAACGACCTCATGAATGGTGCAAACCTCCAACCACGTCAGAATGTTGGTAATGCGGCGACTGACAGTCTTACTTTTGGACAGCTCATCGAAAAATGGGAGTTGGAGTCACCTGTGCCAGAAGCTCAAGGTGAATTTGCTGATCCTGATAATATCGGTAAATTTTTAAGAGTATGGTTTAAAGGAAGTTTAATGCGAGCTTTAGGTTTGGATGGTGGTTATTCGCAGGAATACGATGAATATGTCAAACAATATTCTGTAGAACGACCTCAAAACATAGATGACGATGATTCTGTAGATGAAACTATGTATGAAAAAGTATTTGGAAAAGATGAGGTCTAAATGCTTATGGGTAAAAAATTAACAGATAAACAGATTAAAGAAGATCGTACTAGCAGGATTATGAATACGGTTGCTCAAAGAGCATCCTATTATCGAGCTAATCCACATCGTTTCTGTAGTGATTATTTATTTCCAGATACTCCTAATTTTCTCAAAACTTTTCAAAAAATTTTAATTTGGGCGATGGTACATTCTGATTCATTTTGCTTTATTGCTTGTAGAGGAATTGGAAAGACTTTCTTGGTAGCCCTGTTTTCAGTAATAAAGTGTATTTTATATCCAGGTACAAAAATAGTTGTAAGTTCTGCAACTTTCAAACAAAGTAAAGAATTGGTAGGCAAGATAACCGATGATTTTATGCATAGATCGGCTATGTTAAGAATGGAAATAGAACGAACTAGCACTGGTCAAAATGACTGTGGTGTATGGTTTAAAAATGGTTCGTTTCTGGTTTGTAGGGTGGCAAATGAAAATGCCAGAGGAGCAAGATGTAACGTTTTGATAAACAATTGTCTGGCTATATAGAAATATATAGTTGTAATTGGACAAAATCGGTGAAAGCTACGTTGTTATTTAATATGCTAATACCGAGATAACTTATTTAATTGCGAAAGGTAAATAAGTATTGTAACGCATAGTAGGTGAATAAATATAATCCTACCACGAGTGCCCAACACGATTATTTATAGAATAATCAGAGTAAAAAGTTACTCTCCTAACGTTAAACGAGGGTGAAAATGTATGCTGAACTTATAAGAAATTATAAGAATTAATAGATAAAAAACTATTAAGATAACATATGAATTGACGAAAGCAGACTTGTTCCAAAGCATATTATTGATGATATTTTTGTACCAATGTTAAATGCCCCACGATCTCCTGGATACTTAAGTAAGCCTGAATATGCTCATCTCGCTGAAGTAGGACAAAAATTGTTTTTAAGTTCAGCGTGGTATCGCCAAAGCGAATTATACTCTATGCTTAAAGGCTATACTATAAATATGTTAAAAGATGATTCTAAATTCTTTGCATGTGATCTTCCTTATCAATTATCTATTGCATCTAATATTATGATGCGTGAAACAATAGAAAATGTTATGGCAGATCCAGATTTTAACGACATCTCATTTATGATGGAGTATGAAGGAAAATTCTATGGTTCTTCTGCTGATGCGCTATTTAATTTTAATATATTAAATAAACAACGTATTCTACAAGACAGTTTACATCCACTAGAATTTTATAAAGAAGCAGGTTCTCAAATACCAAAAAAACAAATAAATGAAAAAAGAATTCTTTCTGTTGATGTAGCATTATTGGCTTCAAAAAAACATGACAATGATGCTTCTGCATTCATAATAAATCAATGCATATTTTCAAATGATAACTACCCAATTAGTAATATATCTCATATAGATACAAAGGAAGGTTTATTAACTGAAGAACTTGGACTGCGTATGATGAGATATTTTTATCAATATGATATGGATTATTTAGGTCTTGACTGCTCAGGTATTGGACAAGCAATTTTAGATTTTTGTATGCAAGATAGATATGATCCTCTATACGGATGTACATATAAAGCAATGACTGTTATAAATAATGATGATCTTGCTTCAAGATGTAAAGTGAAAGATGCTAATAAATGTGTTTATGCTATTAAAGCAAGTGCAAAACAAAATAATGATATGTGTCTCGCATTACGTGCAGCATTACAGAATGGATATATCAATCTACTTATGAGTGAGACAGATATGGAAGATAGATGGTCTAAGGTAATAAAAGGATATAACAAATTATCCGACAATATGAAGATACAATTAAAACTTCCATACTATCAAACATCTGCTCTAATTGAAGAATTAATAAATTTGGATCATGATGTAGTTAATGGTCTTATTAAAGTCAAAGAGAAATCGGGTATGCGTAAAGACCGTTATAGTAGTCTTGAGTATAACTACTACGTAGTTGATCAGATTAGATTAAAGCAGAAAAAGCGCACCCAATCCCCATCCGACATAACAAAGCTCTTCTCTGTACGAGCACCAAAGAAAGTAACAAGATTTTAAGAAAGGAGGTATATCACATAATTTGAGTAATACAAAAAATACAAAACAACCTATTGTTCAGAAGGTCTACACAAAAACTGATGAGTCTGGTTATCAAGTAGAACGTAAACGAGCGCAGAAAATAAATTTTGCAAAGTTTCAGGAATTGTTACAGAGGAATGTTTCTAAGACAGTTTCCAAAACTTACACTCAGTATACACGAGACTTACTAGACCAGTACGTACAGTCACCTCTTAATAATATAGATAATATTCGTGAAGTATCTCGTTTCTTAACTAGAGTATCAATGCTATATAAGCAGATGATATCTTACTTCTCTACTATGCCGCTCTATACATATAATATTACAGCTCTTGCAGATTATACAAAGGATTTTGATCCTGATAAGCAGCTTAAAAATTATGAAAAAGTATTAAAAATATTCCATCATTTCAATATGGCACAAGAATTACAAAATGTCGTTTCTAATACTATTCGTGATGGTATGTATGTTGGTTGGATGAGTGGTGATGACGAAAATGGAATATTCCTTATGCCATTAGACGTTCAGTATTGTCGTATCTATGGTAAGACTCAAGAAGGAGAATGGATAACATATTTTGATGCCTCGTTTTTTGATAAATCAAATAATAAAGATTTTATTACAGGCGTTAATAATGACGGAGTTGGTGTGTGGGATCAAGTGTTTATTGATGGATACAATCAATACAAATCTGGCGGTAGAGATTATCAATATTTTAGACTTCCACCAGAAAACACATTAACTATTATTGCAAGCACAGATGATGAATTCTATGTGCCACTGCCCTACTTCCTACCCTTGTTCAAGTCTTTACTAAATCTTCTTGATACAGAAAATCTCGTTGCTGCAAAAGAGGAATTGCAGAATTATAAGTTAATCTTAAATAAAATCCCACTTATGGATTCAGATAATGTAGATGATTTTGCAATAAGCTTGGAATTAGTAAATCAGTTTGATGCAATAATTAAAGAGATTTTACCAGATCTAGTTGGTTGGGGCACAACGCCTTACGAATCTTCTCAAGTCATAGATTTTGAGAAGTCAACATCTGCCACAGACACGGATAATCTGAATAAGGCAATGAATAATCTATTTGCAAATGCAGGTATTAATAGGCTTATTGTAAGTTCAGGTGATTCAAGTAATGCAAATGGTATAAAGTATTCAAATGCTAATGACTTAGGCAAGATGTCAGTATATCTTAGACGTATTGAATCTTGGCTAAATTATTGGATTAAAAATCATATTACTGATGGAGTTCATTTACAGATTTTTGATCAAACTCAATACAATCGAGATGATTATATAACTAGAATGAAAGACGCTAGTGCATTTGGTATTGGGAAAATGGATTATATGTGTGCGTTAGGTGATGATCCTTATGTTGCATATAATAAACTTCGTTTTGAAGCATTGGTACTTAATGTTAATCAATATGCTATTCCTTTTAATTCTTCATATACTCAATCTTCTAATGGCGAAGGTGGTAAGCCACTTCTCCCTGAAGAAGATTTAAGTCCAGAAGGACAAGCAACAAGAGATTCTGGAAAAAACGAAGATAAAGGAAATAAGTAAGAGGTGGTACAATATGAAAGAGACTACTCAATTCATCTTTACTTCAGATGAAACAACAAAAAATAACCTAACAAAATTAGGATTCTCAGAAATTCCATCTGGGGGTTCTTTTTTTATATTTATTAATGATTCAACTTTAAAATTCGATGACACTATTTCAATAGATAAAATCGGATTTACAAATAAGTTGATGTTTTAAATCACTCCCTCTTGGGAGAATTTTTGAAGAAGGGAGGAAATATATAATTGAATAAAAAGCTTTTAACTTTAGAAGATCTTTACTCTTTTTATAGTCAAAAGAAAAAGTCTATGAGTTTTAGTGCTGATAAGTCTGGATATAATATTGCAGTTCAAACAAAGGCAATATTTGAAGTAAAAGATGATTTATCGGAAGGATTGTTGTATGGAGATATTAAAGCTTTCCACGATTTGTCCAACAGAAATAAGTCTCATATAAAGACAGATGTTCTTGAAGAAAAAATGATGTCCATCAAAGACCGTCCTATTATGGCTGACATTGTAGATACAGGCGAAACAGATGAAGATGGTAATCTTATCAAAGATTTTTCAGGTCATACAATGTACTATGACGAAGAATTAGATAAAATGATTTATAAGGAAATTCCAGTTGGTCATTTTGTAAACCCTGAAAGTATAAGGCTTGAATATGACAAAGAATTTGACAGAAATTTTGTATGTTCAGATGTTGTGATTTATGAAGAATATACTGATACATGTGCTATACTTCGCAGACGCAAAACTGTAGATTGTTCTATTGAACTTGTAATCAGAACAATGCACTGGGATAACACAGACAAGACACTTCATCTTGACGATTTCTATGTACAAGGCTGCACTTTGTTGGGAAAGGACGTTCAGCCAGGTATGGCTGGGAGCAAACTTACTCTTAAAGATTTTTCTGAAGAAAACAATTCTTTATTCTCTTCTATTTCAGAAGATGAACACTCTAAATTAATTGAAACTCTGGATAATCTCAACAAAACTTTATCCAGTCTCAATATAAATTCAAAAACTAATCCAACAATTGAAAAATTTGAGAAAGGAGGAAATACAGAAACGAATATGACAAAATTTAATGAATTACTTAAAAAGTATAATAAAACCGTAGAAGATATTACTTTCGAGTATGAAGGTTTATCAGATGAGGAACTTGAAGAAGTGTTCTCTACTACTTTTGATGAGCCAGAGTCAACAGCTGATCCAGTTTCAACTCAGTCAGACAATTCTGATAAGCCAGATGATGATAATGGTGATAGCTCAGATGATGATTCTACAGATGAGCCAGATAACTCAGAGGAGAAAACTGATGATACTGATTCAGATGATGACAAGGATAAAGATACATATTCTAAGACTTTTGAATTGTCTCACGAGGATGTACGTTCAGCATTATATCAGCTTTTAGCTCCAATCGAGGAGACATTAAATGAGTATTACTGGATTATGTCAGTATATGATAATTATTTCATTTATGAGTCTTGTTGCGGAAATTATTACAAACAGGCTTATACAAAAGAAAACGATGTTATTGCCTTTAATGGTGAGCGTCAGGAGGTATTTGCAGAGTTTGTTACTGCCGATGAAAAGGCAGAGTTAGAGGACATGAGAGCTAACTACTCTTCTATTTCAGAGAAGCTTGCCAAGTATGAAGAGGCAGAGGAAATCGCAAATAAGATGACTGTTTTTGATGATCAGGCATACAGCAAATATCTTGAGACGGACGAATTCAAGAAACTCATGAATATTGAAAATGTAAAGAAATTTACAAAGGATGAGTTAGCTGAGAAAGCAGATGCTGCTCTTGGCAAGGTAGTAAAAACTACAAAGACATTCTCTATGGATGCAGAGGAAACACATAAAGAGACAAAGCCTTCTTTCTTTGCATTTGCTAAGACTGAGAAAGAGTCATCGTTCTTAGATGGATTACTTAAGAAATAATATTAAAAATTGAATATTAATACATTGATTAGAACGCCTACAGACGTTCTTTTTTATTGCAAAAATTTATTAAACAAGGAGGAAATTTAAATGGCAATTTTTACTAATTTAGCTGCAAAAGAAGTCGATAAACATGGGCTTTTCGAGAGCAGTAATTTATGGTCAACAGATATTGGTTCAAATTTTAGTGTTATCGTTCGTGATACAGAAAATGGCAATAAGCCAATTGCGGTAGATAACGGTGTAGGAATTTGTGTACTTGAATTTACAGGTAATGGTCTTGAGGAAAGATATGGTCGTATTGCAAAGGTTGGCGACAAAATCGCTGTAACAGGAGCACCAGCATTAGTTAAGACAGCTCTTACAACTGAACAGGGACAGGCTTATAACTACACAAACCCAGCAGGTAAACCAGTAAAGGCATATGAGATTCAGGACGCATCTGTGCATACAGATATTTTTGGTGTTGCCGACTATCAGTTCAATGATGATTCAGAAGGTAAGGTTAAAGTAGGAAACCTTGTAACCGTTGATGGAAATGGTGCATGGAAGGCTTCTGAAACAAGTGAGCTTGCTACTCTTAAAACAACTAATGGATTCATTGGAAAAATTCACAGTATTTCAGCAGGTACATATTACACAATCGTTCGTATTCAGGTTCTTCAGAACAAGGATATTGCGTAAGAGAAGGGAGGAACAAATTAGATGAAAGATATTACATGTTTTAGTGCAAATACTTTAGCACAGTTCGACAATAAATATGAGAACATTGTTACATTCAATTCACTTATGATGGATGCAGGTAATAATGTGTATGATAAGTATTCAAAAGAGGATACACAGACTATTATCAGAAATCAGTTTGATAAGATTCTTGGTCTTAGCTTTAGAGAAGCTAATTCTATGAAGCGTAGACAGGCATGGAGAGAGCACAACAAAGAAATTGCAACACTCATTGAAAATATTGTAGTAGATAAGATGAACTCAGGTTGGAACACAGCTAATGCTCGTTTCATGGAGTACATTCAGGATGTAAATATTGCAGAGGGTGACGCAAATGAGTTCTTTGTAAATGATAATTCACTTCTTACTGTATCTAAATTCAATGGTTCGACACATGACATTATTAGACAGGCGGTTAAGCCAGGTAAGGCATTTTCTATTGATACCTCTTTCTATGGAGTAAAAGTATATACAGACTTTGTATTATTCCAGACAGGTAGAATTGATTTTGCCGAACTTGTAGATAAGATGTATAAGTCAATTGAGCAGAACAGATACGCTGCTCTTTATACAGCATTTATGTCTATGGATCAGTCTCTTCCAACAGATATGATTTCTGAAACTAAGGTTGAAGAAGCAACAAAAGATGCAATTCTTGCTCATATTGAGTATGTAGCTTCTACAAGTGGAAAAGATGTAATTCTTGTGGCTGCTCGCCCAGCAATCCAGAAGCTTCAGAGTACAGTAAATTATAACTTATTCTCAGATTCTATGAAAGATGAAAGAAATAAGAATGGTATTCTTGGTAACTGGGAAGGTTATGATTGTCTTCCACTTGCTCGTGTAAATAAGGCAGGCACAAGAGAAAATGTATTCTCTGCCGATGATCAAAAGAAGATTTATATTCTTCCAATTGATCCTGAGTTTAAACCTATCAAGAGAGTAAACGAAGGCGATGTTGCATACTATGAGACAGGTATGGACGGTCTGAAGAAGGATATGACGGTTGATGCTGAGCTTGTATATCAGGAAGGTATCGGTGTTGTTGTTGATGAACTCTTCGGAGAAATTAAGATTAAAAATTCTTAATTACACAATAGTATAAATATTTTAAGGAGAGTGTTATTAATACACTCTCCTATTTTATAAGGAGAAAAAGGAATTATGAAAATTTTTGAACTCGCAAAGGAATTAGGTATTACACCTAAAGAGCTTATTGCATTTTTTAGAAAACATGATTATTCGGTATCTAGTCATATGCAGAAGGCGACAGATGAAATGATTGACTTAGCTCGAAAAGAAATTGTTGTTTCTAAGGATACTAAAAAAGAAACTCAAACAGATGAAAAATCCGAGACGAAGAAAATTATATCAGAAAATAAAGTACATAAATCTTATAATCCAGATGATGAAATTCCATGTAAAAGTGTTACGCCTTGGAAACTAACAGCAGTTGGTGTGGATAAAAACACTATTTATCATTGGGAATATTTTGGAGATATCGAGTATTTAAAATATCGTGATTTACAAGCTCTGAGACGAACTGAATATATTACAAAACCTAATATTTTGATTATGGATGCAGACCTGCGTAGTCAGTGGGGACGTGAACTTGGAGATATATATAAATATTTTGATAATATCGAATATCCAGAAGAGTATTTTGATAAAACTGATGAAGAGTTTGAGGAATTACTTCATGAAGCTCCAACTTGGCTTGGTGAAATAATCAAGACTACCGCAATGGCTATGATTCGTGCAGAGAATTATCCATCTATTAGCAAAATTATTCTTATTGATAAAATATTGGGTACTTGTATAAAAGATTTCTTATAAAAGGAGGTAACTTATGCCTTCTCTAAAATATGAAGATATATATAAAAGAGCATTAACTATGATTAATGACCTTGAACTTGCAACTTACACAGAAGAAGATTTTTATGATACTCTTTGTGAATGGTTGCATACAACTTCTTCTCTTCCACTTCTTAGAAAAAAATTCAGTGTATATTCCTTCGATGATGAAATAATGGAATTAAATTTCACACTATCAAATAGTGTTGATGATTTTTACGATTCTGAATTTGTTAAAACAATTTTAGCAAAAGGGATTATTATAAATTATTTTCCATCTAAGCTTGAGGACACAAAGAATCTTGCTACGATGATAGGTGGTAAAGAAGAAAAAAAACTTATAGATAATTACTCGAAAAATATAGAAAGGCTCACACAGTTAAAGCGTGAATGGGAGCTTGAATTATCTCGTCACACTTATTATTTTGGTGAGTATGGTGGTTCTAATGGATAAGTTAGTACCGCATAAATATGGTGAATTTAAAGTTTCTCAAGTAGATTATTATAAGCAGAAATTACGAAAGAAAATTTTTTGGCTCGTGTTATATACTGACAAAAATACAAAGGATGATTTTGAAAATATAGATGTTGTAAAATATCATAAAAATCTATTATTTGAAATTTCTAATTGTAATAAGTTACTACTCTATCCAAAGGATTTTGTAGAAATTATTAACAGTCTTGAATGTGCATTATCTGTATTACAGTCAAATAACTTTAATTTCAATCAATATAAGAAACTTGTGTTTGATGCAGGTGCTTTGCTTCAGAGAATGAAAGTTGGTGATGAGTAATGTCTGTATATGATTTTTACCAACGAAAAATGAAAGTCAATACTTGTTCTACTGGGAAGAGCTATCCTACATTGGGGGAAAAGCTAAAATCTGATTCAGATATGCTTATGAATCTTACGTGGGATAGTGATATTCAATCTAAGATTTGTTACATTTACGACTTTTATCATGACGATCAGCCACGATTAGCTGAAGGTATGACATATGAGAATACAACTAAAACACGCATAGATGTAAAGTTTATTGTTAAGTCATATCAGTCTATGGATAAAGACCAAGTAGATTATTATATCCAGTTTAGACCATCACAAGCAGTCCGATTTTCAGAAAATGATGAATTATATTATTTTGAAACTGATTACAAATCTGTTTATGGAAATACATTTCCTGTAGGCGAATACATTGATATTCCAGACGATAGAGGGGTTTATCATAAATGGTTGATTTGCCGTGAAGAAAGAGCAAACCAATTTCCGAAGTATCTCGTTCTTCCATGTGACTATGAATTGTGTTGGATTGAGATAAATGGTAAAGACAGAATTAAGCGTAGAATGTGGTCTGTTTTAAGAATGCAATCGTCTTACACAATCGGGCAGTACACGGATCGTATATTTACAAGAACAGATAATCAGAATAAAATTTGGCTACCGCTAAATAAACTTACAGAGAAATTCTGGTATACCAATAGCGAAGATACTACAATGAGAATTGTTGTAAGTGCTCCCACTGAACACCCTCTAATATGGGCTTGTACAAAAATTGAGAATATTCAGCCTATAGGTATTCAGAAACTTACAATCTATCAAACTGTTTGGTCTGATAATAGAGATTATATTGAGAAAGACGAAAATGGTAATATTATTGGTATGTGGGCTTCATATTTCGATTCAGAAATCGCCCCAACAGATCCATCCACTCCAACCACTCCCCCATCCTCTATTACAGCAAGAATTTTAGCATCCACTTCAACTATTAAAGTTGGTGGCTCTTATAAAAATCTTACCGTAAATCTATTTAACGATTCCAATGAAGATATTACAACTGAATATGCTGATGCAACTTTTACATGGACTTGCTCTATCGACGATGAAGATTGGACTGATAAAGTTACATGGCGAGCTGGTACAGAATACAATCAAAAGAAAGTAAAGTTTCCTAATGGTATTTCTGTTATCGGCAAAATATTGTCAATTAGGTGTGAAATTGTTAAGGATAACTTGCCAATTGAATCTGAAATTTTGCCGTTGGAATTAACTGAGTGAGGAGGTGTTTTTATATGGCAGAAAAATTAGTTACAAAGAATGATTTGTTAGATAAACTTCGTACATATAAGACAACTCCCGATGATGAAAATATTCAGTATAAAAAGAAAATAGAGAAAGCACTTATGCTTAATCCATGTCTTTTATATGCACTTAATGAAAAATCATTAGAATCTGAACTTTTTGACGATGATGGTAATATCAACTGGGAATGGAACGAAGATACAAAAGAGTATGAACCTCTTGGGGAATGGGATAGATATTTTGGTGGAACATCTAATATCCGTCCTTATTTATTTATTCCTGATACTCAGACTGAGGTAAAACATTATATCTGTTATCAAGTGTCTTTTGATGAAATGCCTCGCTATCAGGATACATTAAAGTATACGAATGTTACATTTACTATTTTTGTTCATGGTAATGACAGAAATGATAAATTAACAGGTATTCCAAGACATGACCTTATCGCTTCTATTATAAGAGAACGATTTGATTGGTCTAATATATTTGGAATGCAAACACATCTTGTGTCTTCTAAGGAGTCCACAACAGATAATAATTATATCGTTCGAACTCTTGTATTCCAAGTTGTTGACACTAATGGAATCGTTAAAACGACTAACGGTATAACGAGTACAAATAATTATCAGTTAAGGCGGTGATATTATGGCACAGCAAAATACTGATATGTTGGATGGACTTCAAGCTGCTGTTCTAACTGAAGCTCAACAAAAAAAAGATAACAAACAAGAATATAAATTTGATCCACTTAAAATGTATTTTAGAGAAGATTACTTTGTTAAAGGTATTCGTATTGTACAGCCGACTATAGGTAATATTCTTAATATTGGTGAGCCAAAATTTTATTCAAGTCTTTCACCTTTTCTGTATAATTCTACTTCTATTCGTGTAATGTTATGGGATTTGCCGCAACGAATAGATTGGTGCAAGGTAAAAGATATTGAAGTATTTAGTATGTTGAAAAGTATGACAGATACTGATAATTCTGCAATTCGATTGTTATTTCCAGATTATAGAATTGAACATATGCAGTTAATGCAGTTTCAAGAAAAAGATTCTGATAAACCTCAATTGTGTTTATATGATTCTGAAAATGATTTTATTTTAAAAGAATCTGAATATATGGAAATAGCTGAATATATCAGAACTTTGCTTAATATTCATCCAAAAGTAGAGAAAGCAAAGGGGAAGACAGCTAAAAAATGGATGATAGATGAAGATAGAATAAATATGGCTCAAAAAGAAGATAAAAATAATTCAACTCTTCTTCCACTTGTTTCAGCTTGTATTAATCATCCAGGTTTTAAGTATAAATTACAGGAACTTAGAAATGTAGGAATTTATGAATTTATGGATTCTGTACAGAGATTACAGATATATGAATCTACAAGAGCTTTACTCGGAGGAAATTATTCGGGGTTTGCTGATATGTCTAAAGTTCCAAAAGAGCAATTTAATTTTATGCGTGAATTACATACATAAATTTAGTAACTTGAGCGGTTTATATCGCTCTTTTTTAATACAAAAATTTAAAAATAGGAGGAAATTATTATGGCTTTTAAATTAGGCGATGTAATTATTGACCGTTTACAGTTTGGTTACGGTGCAAAATCTAATGGTACACCATTATATGCTTTAACTCAGTTATCAGAAATGAGTATTGAAGTAACTGCTGATACTTCTGATATCAAAGATAAAGATGGAAATCTTGTATATAGAAAGTACAATGGTAAAACGGCAGAAGTGAATGGTACAAACACATTCGTAAACTTGGCAGTTATTGAAACTCTTTCTGCAACAGATGCAGAAATTGCAACTGATTCACATACAATTAAGATGCCTTATATCACAACGGTAAAAGCAGGAGAAACACTTGATATTACAGGTTATGTAAAAGATACAATTGTTGTCAATGCTCTTTATAATGGTGCTATGGGACAGGAATATAAACTTGGTTCTCAGGCTTCTGAAAGTGAATTTGCTATTAAACATACTGACGCAGTAAGCACTCCTGGACAGGATGATTATGTAGCTGCAAGTGATGTGCTTACACCACCAACAGATACTAATGAAGTTGAATATGTTGTTAAATATACAAAAGAGGTTAAATCAGGTACTAAGATTGTAAACTCTGCTGATAAATTCCCTAAAGCTCATGAATTGTACTTTAAAGCTCTTGCAGTTGATCCATGTGATAAAGAGAATTTCAAGGCAGTAATTATTCGTATTCCTTCTTTTATTCCAAGTCCAGAATTTACACTTGCACTTCAGGGTGGTGATTCTCAGACAATGGATTATAAAGGTGCTATCTTGGCAGATACATGTTCTGCTGACAAAGTTCTCTTTGAAGTATATTTTATTGACGAAGATGAGACTGCGTAATTTATTTATGAATTATGAATCAAAGGACGGTATTTTTATACCGTCCTATTATTTAAGGAGAAATAAATGGATGCAAAATTAAGAACTTGTTCTGTCTGTCGTAAAACATATAAATATTGTCTTAAATGTCGTGAATATGAATCTTTGCCAACATGGATGTTTGCATTTTGTAGTGAAAACTGTAAAGACATTTATAATATTACTTCTGATTATGAAGATAAACGTGTTACAGCAGACGAAGCAAAAAAGCAATTGGATAAACTTGATTTATCAAGGATTAGTAATTTTGGTACAAGTTATCAAAATACAATCAATGATATTAATAAAAAAAGTACATCAGTCAAGATTGCTAAATCTATTAAAAAGGATGAACAACCTAAAAATGATGTAGAAAATAATTATTTTAAAAAAGCAAAAACTCAAAAAGTTAAAAGCGATAACGATGTTGAATAGTGATTTTGAAAATTTTAATAGGGAACATAATTACTATTTAAATAGTTATTTTGTTCCCTATTTTTTACGTTATATTTGAAAAAGGAATGAAAGGAAAATGGTTAAAACAAATTTAAAAAATGTAAGAGATTATTTGCCACATGAAGTTGTTAGGATCGTCAATCCAAAGCAATATATTCTCTATATAAAGAATGGAGTATTTCCTATTGATGTGTATCCTAGTATAGATGAGAAAACTAACAAGGATATACTGGCAATGGTATTTCTTAAAGAAGATACAATCGAAGTATATAAAAAGTGGTGTAATTATGAACTTAATTGACAAACAAATAGAACCAGAAATAAATCCTGACGGCTGGTGGTGTCAATGTCCTAACTGTTGGACAGAAGTGTATCCAAGACAGAATAAATGTCGAATTTGTGGACAATTATTAGATTGGTCTTGGTTAAAAGAAAAGGATGGTGAAAATTATGTTGAATTGGAAAGTAAGATTTAACAAAAAAAATATTTTATTTATTACACAGGTAATTGTATCTGTGGTAATTCCTGTACTGACATATTTTGGGTTACAAGCAAGTGATCTTACTACTTGGTCAAAAGTATGGGAAACGTTTATGCAAGCAATTAGCAATCCTTATGTTGTAGTAATGGCAATTGTATCATTGTTTAATGCAGTTACAGATCCAACAACAAAAGGAATTAGTGATTCTACTTCTGCACTATCTTATACCCAGCCTAAATAGAACTGAGGTAGTGCAATGGACACAATTAAACAATTAACAGAATTAGATTATAAAGCACTTATTATTGGTATTTCAATAGTGATTGGGGCATTTAAAATTGCATACACTTCTTACTCTTTGATTATATCTAAGTTTGGATTAGAAACAAAAAAGATGCGACAAAAACGAGAAGATCATGAGTTATTAATTGCTACCGCTAAAAATTTAGAACTTCTACAAAACAAACAAAATGAGGACGTAAGACAATCCATTGTACATGATAAAAGAATTAAAGATGATTTAAAAAATGTTACCGATAAAGTAAATGAAATTGCAGAAATTTTATCAAAAATGCAAAAAGCTGATAATGTAACAGAGATGAAAAAATTAAAAGAAAAGCTTGTTGTTTATTATAATAAATATAAAAATTCTGATGGTTGGGATTCAATGGACAAAGAAGTATTTTGGGATTTATTTGACGACTACGAAGCAAGAGGTGGCGATGGGTTTATACACTCAAAAGTTGAACCTGTAATGCGTGAATTAAAAGTTATTGATAAAGAGTAGTTGGTACTACTCTTTTTTATTATGTAAAAAGAGGTGATTAGTATGGCAAATACAGCAAGTAAAATTGTAAAAGTAGCTGAATCAGAAGAAGGCTATTTGGAAAAGAAAACAAATAAATGGCTTTCCTTTAAAACAAAAAATGCTGGTTCAAATAATTATACAAAGTATGGAAAATGGTTTGGTATGAATGGCGTATTTTGGTGTGCTATTTTTATTAGTTGGATTTTTAACAAAGCATTTGGTAAAAAAAAAGCAAAAGAATTATTGTGTGGTGGATTTTCTGCAAGTTGCGAAACTCTCAGACAACAGTTTATTAAAAAAGGAAGATATATCAATGGTAAAAAAACACCAAAAAAAGGATATATTATTTTTTTCAAAGGAACTAGGCATTCAGGTGCAAACCATATTGGAATTGTCACAAAAGTTGCCAATGGTAAAATTCATACAATTGAGGGTAATACTAGTGGTGGATCAACCGTTGTAGACAATGGCGGTTCTGTAGCTCATAAAACTTACTCTATTGGATATGACAAGATTCTTGGATATGGTACACCCAAATATGACGCTGAGAAAAAAGCAAAAACCACAACTACCGCTACGTTATCTGCTCCAAAACCTACATTGAAAAAAGGTGTTAGTGGTGCTGCCGTAAAAACATTGCAGAAATGTTTAAATAAAGCAATCAAAGCAGGGTTGACGGTTGACGGAGTATTTGGTGACGCTACATATAAAGCAGTTGTAAAATTTCAGAAAGCACATAAAATTAGTGTGGATGGTATTTATGGAACGAAAACTTACAAAAAATTAAAAGCGGTAATTAAATAGTATTAGATTATGAAAGAGCGGTTTCTTCGGAAGCTGCTCTTTTGTTATGTAAAGGAGAAAATGATATACAAGAATTAAAATTAACATCTCCTATCGCACCTTCAGTCAACCACTATTTAGGTTGGAGAGCTATTTTAAAAAATGGAAAACCAATGGCGGTAGGATATAAAAAACCAGAAGCAATTAAATATCAGAAAGAATTTGCAAAATATGTAAAGACAGAAGCAAAAAAACAAAACTGGATTAAATCGGATGACAAATCACAGCACTATTATATGGATTGCATCTTCTATTTTGACAGAGTAGACAAAGATGCCAATAACAGTTTTAAGTGTCTTGCCGATGCGATTACAGACAGCGAATCAGTGTGGATTGATGATACTCAGTTATGTGAACGTGTACAAGGGATTTACTATGATTCAGAAAATCCACGAATAGAAATTACAATACGACCTGTTGACTACATTGGAGTTTTTGACAATGCTTCACAGTTTGATGAATTTAAATCTCACTGCATCGGATGTAAAAGATACAAACGAAACTGTAGTCTTCTAAAGAAAGCTATAGAAGGTCGAATTCAAAAAGAAATACATAATGGAGAATGTGAAAAATTCTCACCAATAAATGATTAAAGGAGAAAAAAGGAATATGAAACTTTTAGAGTTTGTAGAAAAGTATAACAACATGGCAAATAGCACATTAAAAGAACAGTTATTAAGTAAAATCAAAATCACTCCATATGTATCAATCATTAAGAAAGATGCTTATGCACAGTTGATTGTAGATAAGACAACATTTGAACAGGAATCTTATGATGATAACGGAGTAACAAAATATCGTAAAACAGATAAGATTAGAGTAAATTCTGTTGCTCAGTATGTACAGTTTTGTCGTGCCGTGATTGAATTATATACCGATCTTGAGATTAACGAGGATGATAAAGGATTTATCAAGGGATATGATGCACTTAAATCATCTGGCTTACTTGATGTTTTAATGGTTGGTTCTGATAAAGCTGATCCACTTATTCCTATGAGTGAATTAAGTGAATTTAAGACCATTTTAACAATGAAACAGTCAGATACTCAGTTTAATGAGACAACCGCTCAGGCGTTTATTAGTAAACAGATTGGAAGAATTTCTGATTTGGCAAATGCTACTCTCACACCACTTATGGACGTTGTAAGTAAGAAACTCGATGAGATTCCAAAAGAAGATTTAGATAAGGTTATTTAGTTTGCTAAAAATGGTGGATTTAAAGAGGTATAAGGTATGAGTAAACACTTAGGTAAAATTATAGTTGATGACATAGTATTACCGTGTGAAGAATTTTATAGAATTGGAAGCGAAACTCTTATGGATAGCGTAAAAAATATTTCTTTGTATTTTAAGGAAATTGATACGCCTGTGAATTTAGTACAGATTTCAAAATTTGAGTTACTATCTAATAACCACATATTCATTGAAGGATGCCTATTCTCTCCTTCTTTTTATAATGCATATGTGGAACACTATACAATTCAAAAATTTATAGAAAATGGGACTTGTATAAATCCAGTAGATCACACTAAAGATGGTAATTATGTTGTGGAATATTATAATTATCGGTTTAAGGAATTTTCATTTTCTCGTAATGAAAATACATATTCGTTTATCTTAGAACCGATTGATGTATAGGAAATTCAAATTTCATGAGGAAATAAAGGAGATAAAATACTATGATTACAGCAACAGAAGCTAGAAAAATCACAGAAGAAAGTCGATTAAAGTTACAGAAAACTATTGACGAGATTAATTACTATATTGATGATGCCATCCACGAGGGCAAACACGCAGTTATGATTGATGGTTTTATTAGTGAGGAAACCGTTGGAACTTTAAAAGCATATGGTTATTCAGTGATTGAAGCTGACACACTCAGGTGGTATGGTAAATAAGAGGTACATCATATATGACAATTAAAGAAGTAAAAAGAAAATATAATTCAGAAACTAAACGCAGAGAAAGATACCTTGGTGACAGAGAGTTTCATTCTCTACAAGAAATTAAGGATTACTGTAGAAGCGATACAATGTATAACAGAAAACCAGCTCCTGATGAAGTAGTATATACTTTTATGTTAATGGATACTCAAGAACAGATAGACATATCTGTTCAGTATGGACTAGATGAGGATAATGAGAAATACATAAAATTGGATTATTGGTTTTAAGCGAGGAATTATATGGATAATAAAAAATTATATATTTGTGTTTCTAGCGGAAGTCCAGAATTTTATTTGACATTTTATGGTGAAGAAACAACTGATATTAGACAAGCTGCAAAATACACATCGAGAAGTTGTGCGAAAATTATTGTAGAGGATTATAAAAAGAATCATAAAAAAGCAACTGACTTATTTTTTGTTGTAGAGGAATATACCGAGGATTAAATATTTAGGCTCTATACGTGTCAAAGCGTATGGAGCTTTTCTTATGGAGAGTGGTAATACTGCTCTCCTATTTTAGTGTAAAAATAGTGAAATTATAGTGAAAATTTTGGAGGTGATGAAATTGGCAAAAAATATATATGCAGATTTTAAAAAGAAGTTAGATAGAATTGAAAATCATATTGCAGAAGAAGTTGCACCACAAGCAAATGAACTTCTAAAAGAATCTGTTAAATATTCATTGATAGATTGGTACAACGACTATACTCCACAGTCTTATGAAAGAACATATAATTTTATGAAAATCCTTGACTCTACAAGAACACGAGGTAAAGGAAATGTTCTTCGTTTTTCGGTTGATTCAGGTGCAATGGATTCATATGTCGGTTGGCTTGGTCAAAGTTTACAGCCAAGTACAGCTTTCGATTATATGTTTATGGATGGAGAACATGGTCATGGAAAATGGATGAAGCATCAATCATTACCTCCATATATGTATGTTGAACGAGACATTGAAAGTGGATTTGGTGGTCGCTTAGACAAAATTATAAATAACAGAATAGAACAAATTTTGAGAAAGTGAGGTAGAAAATGCCAGGTACATATCAGTATGATGTAGAAATTAAATCAAATGTAGCAAAACTACTTTCAGATATGAAACAAGTACAAGACAGATTAGACACTGTTGAGGGCAAAGAATATAAAATCAAATTGAATGTCGATGAAAAGAAATTATCAAGTGTAATTTCTAATCTCGAAAAGATGCTTGACTCTCTTGGTAAAGGAACAGGTGATTTTAAACAGTTTGAGAATTTATCAAAAGAGTTATCAAGTGTTGTATCAGAAGTACAGAGTTTAAGTAAAGCTTTTGGCAAAGTAGATGATTCTGGTGCTAAAACACTACTCTCTTCTATCCAGAACATTGATAAGTCACTTTCTGAACTGAGTCAGAATATTCTCAATGTTAATAAAAACATGAGCAATATGGGTGGCAATACGAGTGGTGCTGTCAAACAAGTGGAGAATATTAGTAATGCATATCAAAACGCTACAAAAGAAGCTGAGAAATTGGCTGACGCACAGAGTAAGATTGGACAGAAAACGAATATTTCAAGTGGTTTAGATTCAAACATATCTAAATATCAGGAGATTGTATCTTTAGTAAAAGAATATTATGAATTAACAAGTAAAATAAAACAACCAACTTTAAAGCATCAATCACGACCTGAAGATTATGACAGAATTGATGGATATTTATTAAAGAAAGCTCCACCAAAAGTTGGAACAACTGATATCGAAAAAGACATCAACGACAGATATCATAAAATGGCAAAGGGTGTTAATGAGGGTAATGATTTTGCAATTAAAGCAATGAAGTCTGCAATTCAGAGATATTGGTCTGATGTAACAGAAATGCCTTCGGATAATAAATTATTATCTTCAAGAAAAGTTATTCCTTATGGAAACAAAAGTCAAAAAGAAGAATATATAATTCCTAAGAAATATCAGGATATGGAAAAATCTGTTATTCAAGAAACTATAGCAATGAATAAAAATAACATCGCTTATGAGGAAGAAAGAAAACAGATTGAAGCAAATAATTCTGCTTTAAAAGAAAGAATGGATCTTATCCGTAATACTATAAAGAGCTATGATAAAAATCCTGATTATAATGGCGAATATAGAATGGGACTTTCTTTAAAGTCTAGTGATAAAGGTAAGACCGATATTTTTAGCTCAACTTCATCTATGTCTCAAGAAGAAATGTTACAAGAAATTTGTAATATGCTTGGCGTGGAAATTCCTAAAAATGTTGATAAGGCTAAAGAAGCTATCAAGGAAGTCGCTTCTGCTACTGCTACTACAGAACCAAAGAAAGACGCATTTCCTGATAAAGATGATTCTGCATCTGTAGAGTCTGCTACTAATTCCATCAAAGAAGAGAATAATGTATTAAAGCAGAATACTCAGAAAGTTAAAGAGAACACACAAGCAAAAAAAGAAAATGCTAATGTAAATCTTAACAAATATGATAAGCGGTTAGATTCTTATAATGGCAAGGTTACTAAATACAAAACAACTATTGACAGACTTAAAGACGGTGGTTGGGCAAGTGACGCTTATGAAAAAAATGTTAATGCTGTAGAAAAAGCTGTTGGTAAATATGAAACCCTACTCAATGAATTAAAAAATAAAGATGCAAGTTTAGTAACAAATAAAGATATTGAAAAACTGAATGAGTATGAAAGTGCCATTAAGAAAACCATTGCTACAGTTACTAATATGTCCGCTGCTGAAAAAGGATATAATGCTGTTTCAGGTCAGAAAGAATTAGATAAAATTCATAAACTTCTTAATGAAAATAGTAAAATGTCTTCTAGGGCTAAAGCTCAAATCAAAGCATTTTATAAAGAAATTGAAAGCGGAAATCCTAGTATGAGTCTTGATAAAATTCATACTGAAATCATGAAAATCGTAAATGCTGAGGTCGAAGCTGGACGTGGTGGCAAGAGTTTCTTTAACACTTTAAAGAATAGCGGATTCCATCAGATTGCTGCTCAGATGGCAGGAATGGTTGGTGTGTATGATGTTATTAATGTAATCAAGCAAGCTGCGTCTACTGTGACTGAGTTGAATACGCAAATTACAGAACTTGCGAAAGTATCTGAACAGTCATCAAAACAGATTTACGCTGACTTTGACAGTTATGCAGATATTGCAAAGGAAGTCAGAGGTACAATTTCTGATACTATTGCAGCCACCGCAGATTGGTCAAAAAATGGATATAGTATTCCAGACGCTAAACAATTAGCTGAAGTTTCTCAGTTATATAAAAATGTTGGCGATGGAATTGACATTGATACAGCCAACGAGTCGCTTATCTCAACCTTAAAAGGTTTCAAATTAGAAGCTAAAGAAGCTGAACATATAGTAGATGTATTTAATGAGGTCAGTAATAACGAAGCCATATCAAGCGGAGGCATAGGCGATGCCCTTCAGCGAAGTGCGGCTTCATTTAATGCAGCAAATACATCTCTTGAAAAATCCGTAGCACTGGTAACTGCAACTAACAGTGTATTGCAAGACCCAGAAAAAGTCGGTTGTACATATATTGCCGACCTTTACAGTAATGTAATGAAAATAAAAGTAGCTATATCGGTTAATATCCAGAAGTGGACAAGACCGAGCAAAGACTTATATGTTGTAATATAAAAAGAGAATATATAAAGGGAAAATATGAATATAAAGGAGTGATTAATATACCAATAAAAGGGCAAAGAACAGGATATACCATTAATTGCGAATATTGTGGAAAAGAGATATATCAAACAAAAACACAATACAATCGTGCAAAACATCATTTTTGTAGTAATGTCTGTCATAAAAATTATGAACGTCAATTTATTTTTGAAAATAGAACTTGTCCGATTTGTAATAATATATTTGAAGCTAGTAAAAAAGCAAACAAAAATTTTGTTCTGTACAATGTCAAAATAAATGGCAAAAAACCAATATAGGTGAAAAAAATGTTCGATTTGAAGGTAAGATATGTACATGTGATTGGTGTCATACAAAAATAACTGTTGGTAAATCTAATGTCAAACGGTTTCATTATCATTTTTGTTCTGATGCTTGTAGGAAACAGTGGTATAGCAATATTTATTCACAATCAGAGGAATGGAAAGAAGAATCAGGAATTCGTGCAACAAAGATACTTGAAAATAGAAAGATAGATACAAATACCAAGCCACAAGTTATTATTAATCAGACATTAGACGAGATGAATATCAGATATACGAATGAAAAAAATTTTAAGTATTATTCTATGGATAATTATTTAGATGATTACCAATTGTCAATAGAAGTAATGGGCGATTTTTGGCATACGAATCCTATAAAATATAGCACTTATCCTACCTCGAATATTCAATCGAATCGTATCGTTAAAGATAAAGCAAAACATAAATATATTAAAAAATATTTTAATCATGAAATTCTATATCTATGGGAAGACGATATTTACAATAATTTATTACTATGTAAACGATTAATCCAAAAATATATATCTACAAATGGTATATTAGAAAATTATCACTCTTTTAATTATCATTTAGAAAATGATTCTATTGTTTTAAATTCATCAATTATTCTCCCTTATTTTTAAATTAACATAATGCAACATATAAGAATGCGTAACGACTGTAATACTTTGCATGGTAACATGTTGAGTTTCGCTACTCTCCTATTATATAGGATGAAGATCCAGTCTGAACTGTTGAATAACACCTCTATGAATTATATTCATAGTTGCCACGCTATAACAAAATGAAACGTGGGAGTTAGCCCGTGTGACTAACCGCCATAGTATTTATGGTCAGTACCACTTCACATGTGGGAAAGTAACAGAATGAATATGTGGAAAACTGTAAGTGCCAGGATTCGTGGAGCTGACACTGAATTAAAAGAAATGGGCGAAGATACCGATGGAATGGTTACGTCCAGTTCAAAATTACAAGCTTTAATCAAAGGTATGACTGGTTTCGATATTATGGAATCAGACGGAAAAACATTTAAAGATATCTACGATATCATTATAGGTATTGGAGAAAAATGGAATGATTTAAGCGATATTAATCGTGCAAGTCTTCTTGAAAAATTAGCTGGTAAAAACCAAAGTAACGCTCTAGCAGCAGCCATTTCGCAAGTTGATGTTCTTAAGAAATCCTACAAAGAAGCAACTAATGCTGAGGGTTCAGCTCGTGAGGAAAATGAAGAATACGCTAAGTCCATTCAGGCTTCAATTGATTTAGCTCAAGCAAAGTTGGAAGAATTAGCAAATGACATTCTTTCATCTAACTTTCTTAAGAGTCTTATCGACTCAGGTGGAACTGCACTAGATATAATCAACGGATTATTTAACGGCTTACAAAATATTAGTTCATTAGGTGGTAACATTTCGTCTCTTGGTGGAATATTAGGAACTGTAGGTGGACTAGTCCAAAGTTTTACAGGTCATGGTGCAGTAAAATATGATTCTGAAAATGGTTGGTCAGGAATTATAGTTGATATCTATAAGGCTAAAAAGGGAATCGTTGATTTAGGCGATGAATTTAAAAAATTTAAAGAGAATGCAAATTCAAAAGGATGGAATTTTGAATATTTTTATAATTCACATAACAAAGATGAAATTGAACAGTGGATTAAACAGTTAGATTTATCAGATGAATCATTAAAAAAATTCTTAAAAGATTGGGACGGCTCTGGAGATATCCAAGAAGCATTTACTGCTCATATGAAAGAAAGCACAGAAGGTCTTACTATCTTCCAACGTGCAGGTAAAGCAGCAGGAACAGCAATGAGAACTCTCGGTGCTACTCTTGGTAGTATGGCTGTTAGTTGGGCTATTGGGGAAGCGATATCTCTTGCAATAAGTGGAATTGATCATCTTGTCAATTATGAAAAATATCAAGAACAAGCTTTTGAAAATGCAACAGAAACCGCACAAAAATATGCAGATGAAATCAAATCAGTAAGAGAAGAAAATGAAAAAACTGTGAATTCTGCCAACGAAATATCTTTAAGATATGCAGAATTAGTTCAAGGTGTAGATGCTAATACCAATAAAAATGAATCGTTATCAAACGATGATTATAAAGAGTTTTTAGACCTCAACAAACAATTAGCAGATCTTTTCCCAACTCTCACAAAGGGATACGATGAGAATGGAAATGCAATTCTTGGTCTTTCTGGTGGTGTAGATACAGTTACAGAGTCTATTCGAAAACTTGTAGAACAACAGCAAAGATTAGCAAAACAAGATTTAAAGGACAATCTTGAAAAATATGTAAATGGAGATGATGAATCAGAAGGTCAGTTAAAATCCATTGAAGGTCAAAAGAAAAAAGTTGATGAATTAAACGAAGAAATAAACGCATATAAAAAAGTTTACGATTCTATTGTAAATGGGAAAGATATTGTTAATCCAAAAGAAAATGGCGAAACTTTAAATGAAGCATTTAGGTCAATAAAAGAAAACACTGATATTGGTAGAGATTGGAACGCAAGTGTTGTAACACATGACAAAAATGGAAATTATACAATAAACTATGGTAATACAATCAAATTATCTAAAGATGAAAAAGAAAAAATTGAAGAAGGATATAAAACCTTACTTGACGATTTAGTTGGAGAGAATCAGACTGCGCAAGATGAATTAGATAGTAAAAATAAAGAGTTATCTCAGCAGATGATGATTTGGGTTGGCGATACTAGTCTTTATAAAGATAATAAAACTTTACAAGAACCATTAAATAATTTAGTATCAAATATTGATTGGGGAAGTCTTGGCTTGGATGACTATGCTGGTGTGCAATCATTTATTCAAAAGAATATTTTAACACCTCTTTCAACTGCATGTAAAGATCCAAATTTGAAAGCACAAGTTTTTGGGGCTTTTTCTTCTTTACTTTCTACTGATTTTTCTAAGCTATCTTTAACAGATGCTAATGAACAAATTGATAGCTTATTAAATACTATAGTAAAAGCAGTATTTCCAAAACTAGAAGGAAATGAGCTACAGAAAAAGATAGATGAGTATCGTAAATCATTTGGACTTGATGACTATAAAGACTCTCAAAATAGGCTAACTAATAATATTGGTACAGGGAAAAAAGATAAAGATGGTAATATTAAAGGTATTGCAAAAAATGCAGATGAAGTTCAACAGCTTACGAGATACACAAAAGAATTTAATCAAGAGCAAGCAGAAGCATGGTTAAATGCAACACAAGGTGCAGAAAACGCAGATGATGCGATACGAAGATATGAATCTAGTATTAAATCAGCTTCAAAAGCAAAACCTGTAGCATTTGATAAAGCATGGGATGGTATTGATGACTCTACGCAAAAAAGTTTATTTGATGCTGCAAATTCGGCAGAGTTAACTGGTGATAAACTGCTTGATTTGGCAAAAGATAATGAAACTTTAAAAGAAGCATTTGATTCAACTAAAATGTCAGCAGAGGATTTTGCAACAGCAATACGTGAATTAAATATTGATAATATTGAAACTGACATCAACGATTGTTCTGAAGCGTTAAACAAAATGAAAAACGGACAATCTCTATCTGCCACGGAAACGGCAAAATTAATATCTAAAAATAGTTCTCTCGCTGGTTCTATCAAAAAAACTAAAGATGGTTATAAAATTGAAAAAGATGCTTTAATCTCAGTTATGAATTCTAGTAAAGAAAAATATAACGTTGTTGTATCAAATGAAATACTAGAAACGAACAAAGTTATTGATAGTACAAAAAAAAGAATAAAAGCATATTATGATGAAATTGATGCATTAACCTCTGTAATGGAAGCAAGACAAAGTGAATACAATTCTTTAACAAATAATGGAACAAAAAAAGATTCATACGGATTAGATCCAGATGAAACATCAAGAGCTATGTTTGGATCTGGTATAGAATATTCACAGCTCAAAAAAGCAGAAGGGAATCTCAAGAAAAATAAGAAGAAGTTAAAAGAATATAAGAAGAGACTAAAAGAATTAAAAAGCTCACTGAAAAATATAACTTCTGCTTCTGGCAGTGGTTCTTCTGGCGGTGGTTCTAAATCTAAATCTAAATCATCTAACTCAACTGTAATTGACTGGATTGAACGCAAGCTTGATAGATTAAACACCAAACTTGATCTTGTAAAAGCAAAGTATGACAATCTTCCATCTTCTTCTAAATCAAGCGCTGCTCTTTTGAATGCAGAGAATAAAAACCTAGACGATCAAATTAAGATTCTCAAAAAGGTTCAATCTGTTAATAATAAGTCTTATTCAAAGTATATGAAAAAGGCAAATAGTGTTGGTCTATCTTCTTCTTTAAAAAAGAAAGTTCGGAATGGACAGATTAAAGGTAGTTATAAAAAACTTGTAAAAGCATATGGAGAAAAGACTGCCAATAAAATTCAGAAGTATCAAGATTACTATGATAAAGCTCAATCCTCAAAGAAAAACTCACAGGATGCAAAGAAATCAATCACTGACGCTAAGGTTGAAAAACTTACTAATGCACAGAATTATTATGATACGTTGAATGCAATGAATCAGGCATATGAGTCTACAGCTAAGGGTCTGTCTAAAAACAATTATGTTCAAGAACAGATAAAAGCAACTAAACAATCATATAATTATCAGATTAAAATTGCTAAAGCACAAGGCGATTATAATAAGAAAAAGCAGTTAGAACAAGAAAAAGAAAAAGCAATTCTTGATTTGCAACGTCAAAAAGTTGAAAATATCAAAACATTTTATGATAATCAAGTTGGATTATTAGATAATGACAAACAGGATATTCAAAACCAAATTGACCTTATTGAAGCAAGGGGCGACATAGTTAGTAAGGGATATTACAAAAATCTTACTAGTGAAGATAACGCAATCATTGCTAAACGTGAAGCAGAGTTAAAAGACTTAAAATCACAGCTTTCCACTACAGACCAAGGAACTGATAATTGGTATGAATTGCAGAATGATATTCAATCAGTAGAGAATGAAATCAATGACCATAAGAAATCTGTATACGAAAACACAAAAGCAATTGGTGAACTTAATGATAAAATGTATGAAGCTATTTATGCTATTTCTAGTAACTTAAATGCAGAGCTTGATACAATTAGTTCATTAAAACGTGGAGAGGTATCTGATTCCGACACTGGTACATTGACCGATACTGGTTTTTTACAACTTTATGCTGCTGGTTTATCTTATAGTGCTACGAAAGGTACTGCTGCGGAAGCGAATGCCAGACTAGCAGAAATTATTAAAGCTAATAAGAACGGAAAAGTTCTTGAAGGTTACACCTCTTTGCAGGCACAAAAAGATGCAGAAGCTCAACTTGCTAAAGACGCACAAGACCAAGTAACTTCGGTTAAAAGCTATGGTGATAAGATTATTGAAATCATCAAAGATGCGATTAGTTCAGTGGCAGACCATTTGCAAGAAATTATTGATGCCAGGAAAGAAGCGCTTAATGAAGAAAAAGACCTTCGTGATTATGAACGTTCCATTTTGGAAAAAACTAAAAATGTATCGTCTTTACAGAAACAGTTTATGGCTGTTAGTGGAGACACTTCTGAGGAAGGAAGACTTAAAGCTGCACAATTGAGAAAATCATTAGATGAAGCACAACAGGATTTGCAGGACACTGAGTACGATAGATACATTAGTGATCAGCAAGAAATGTTAGACAATATGATGAATCAATTTCAGGATTTAATGGAAAAACTTCAAAAAGATGAAGATGCATTACTCAGAGAAGGAATTAAAGCAATCAACGATCAAAAGGGCGTTATGCAACAAATCTTTAACAAGACTGCCGAAGAGTATGGTTATCCTACCTCTACAAATTTAACGGAGTTGCAGACCGCACTAACTACAGGTCGTATCACTGCCGACATTATTAATTCAGCAAAAGATGATAGCGTTACTTCCGTAATTAAAACAGAAGCTGAGAAAATTGTAAAAGCCTATGGTGATGCAAAAAGTGGAACTGGTGGTGGAACTCCTTCAACTGGTGGGAATAATTCTAATTCTTCTAATGATGTCAGTAATGTAAAGAATGAGATGGTTAAACCTCAATATGGTGGTGGATCTTTCAATCTAGAAGAATATACGGGTACTACTAAAACAGAAAATTCTAGTCAAACGTTAATTGAACAGGCGGTTAAGAACTTGGTAGGGATGGGAGGCACAACGTATTGGAAAACTAAGCAAAATCCATCAAGCAAAACCAATCAAACAATTAAGAATAAAAAATGGAATGATGGTAAAATATTGACTGAGAAAGGCGGTTATGCTTTATATAATGATTTAATTGATAGAAAGCTGATAACCGGCAAGAAGAATAAGCAAAATAAAAAAGGTAACAATACAATAAGTCATGATACATTGTGGGCAGCGTTGAATAAAGCTTTTACTAATGCAGGTTTTGCAACTGGTGGTATTGCAAAATTAGTAAAACCAGCTGGCGAAGATGGGATTGGATGGATGCGTAATGGTGAAGGTTTAGTTGCACCAGAAAATGTACAAGACATTCGTGATTTAATGGATGTTACGCCAGATTTAACCAAACTTGTTACTAGTTTTTCTAATCTGCCAAATGTTAAACCATTAGATAAGAATGTAACTAGAAATGTTTCGATTGATAATATTACATTTGATATGCCAAATGTGACAAATGCTACAGATTTTACCGACACAATTAAGAAACCCGAACAACAAAAAGCCTTTGCTGCTGCAATTGGTGATGCTTTTAATGGAAAGAAACTTAATATAAATCGGTATTGATATATAGTTTTGTATATGATACAATATTTATGGAATCAAAAACGCTTTCGTATGATAATATACGATAATAAATGAAAGTCACTCATTTTAATTTGGGTGGCTTTCTGTTTCATTATGTCTTTTGCGATGTCATATCCAAGTCTAAAAAAGGATACACATATCATTACAATGTAGTAAGTTTCATTCATATAAAGCTCTCTTCTCTTATACAACCGAAAAGTTTCATATGTATGCTTGCCTACACATGCACTTAAACAAGTATATCATAAACAATCGAATAAAGTCAAACTTAGGCACTCTGACGAGAAATCCGATGAGTGTCTTTTTATTTAGTAGAAAGGAAAATATTATGTTTTTTAGTAGAAAAGATGATGTATTAGATTTAGTAACAAAAGAAAACCACAAATTAAAGAAAGAAAATAATGCATTGAAAAACAAACTGAATGCAATTTCCCAGTATAAAGAGGAATACGAAGAACTAATTAAGCAGACGAAAGAACAAAAACAAAGATATATCAAATTAAATGATAAATTGGAAGAATTAGTTTCATTATGTGAAACAGAATTAGATTCAATCAAATAAAGAAAATAAGGATGGTGATTTTGTAATTGAATGCACTTAATTTTACATATGACGGTGTATCGTCTGAAGATATGGGCATTATAATGTGTTCTTATGATGGTGATTCTGAAATAACAACTGTTGGTTCTAAGGTAGAATTTTCTACAGCAAAATCACCTAATTCATATAAATGGTTAAAAACAAATGCAACATATACAGAACAACTAACGTTTACTTTTTCGCTAGGTAAGAATCCGTGTATGATAAATGACGAAGAAATGTATTTTTCATCCGAAGATCAGGCGGCTATTATCCGATGGTTAGTGAGAAAAGAATATCATTATTTATGCTTCTATGATACGGATAGTTTCGAGAACATTTATTATAACTGCTTTATGACGCTAGAGAAGAAGCAGATTGCTGGTAAAACAATTGGATTCACTGCAACTGTAACATGTGACGCACCTTTTGGTTGGTCAGAAGAAAGAACTGCAACAGTAACAACTGACATTAATAAGGTGTTTGATACTTCACAGGAAATTGGTTATATTATTCCAAATACTGTCGTTACTGCCCTATCTGATGGAGATGTTAAAATTTATAACGACAATACAAACGAAACTACAGTGATAAAAAATTGTAAAGCAAATGAACAAATTACTTTAACGGATATGATGAGAATCTCATCTTCTATTGAACATAAAAATCTCTATGATGATTTTGGAGATTGGGTATTTCCTAAAATTCAAAATTCTTATAACAACAATGTAAATACATTTGAACTCACAAACTGCAAACTAAATATAAAATGGCGAGAAATACGGAAGGCGGTGATTTAATTGTCAATGGAAAGCGAAATTATTCAGAATCCTTTTTATCATTACACATATGTGTTTGACAAAAATACAGGCAATTTAGAGTATCCTGATGTATATCTCTTAACAAAAAGCCTTCATAAAAAAGGTCAATTATATCCTGTGGCTAATCTCAAGATCGTTGTAAAAGCAAATGATGCTGATGAAGTGAGCTTTGATTTTTACAAATACTATGATGATATTGAACAGGAACAATACAAGCAGTTAAAAACAGACAGTGTTGTATATGTAAAAGGGTTTGGTTGTTTTCAGTTAAAAGTCAGTGAGTACGATAAAGAAGAAGGTATTTGTAAAAGCGTGAGCGGTGAATCATTAGCAAATACAGAATTAGCAAATATATTGGCAACTCTTGAAATAAATACAGAGAATGATATATTGGTATCTGATTACGAAAATGAAAATGTAACAGACTATATTCCTACCGTATTCTATCGTGATCCTGAAAAATATGATAAATATTCTTGGACTACTGCAAATGATAAACTATCAGTAGAAGAGAAAAAACAAAAGTTGAAAGACTCTTCTCTTTTTCACCGCATTTTATCTTATGCACCACATTATGAAATTGGACATGTGGATGAAAGTTTGTATTATGTACAAAGAACATTTTCTTGGAACAATACATTCATTCAAGATATTTTTAAAGAAGTTGGCGAAGAAGTAGGTTGTATCTTTACATTTGAAACCTATCTTGATGATAATGGTAAAACTGTTCGTAAGGTTAATGCATATGATATTTCTTATTGTACTAAGTGTTTTAAAAACACAGCAATGCAGTTATCTTACAAAACGTTTGATAGTAGTAAGTTTCGTTCTATTACAAATGGAGTGTGTGATAACTGCAATAGCTCCGAATATGTATATGATTATGGTAAAGATACTGACATTTTCATTACAACTGAAAACCTAACTGATTCAATTACTATCCAACCAGAAAATGAAATTAAAAATGTGTTTAAAATATCTGGTGGAGATGATGATATTACGAGTGCAGTTCAAGCACTTAATATGGGTTCATCTAAACTTATGATGTTTTCAGAAGAAACTAAAAATGAAATGAGTGATGAACTGAAAAAGAAATTTGAAGATTATATCAAAGACCAGTCTTCTACCTCATCCACATATGAAACTTTGGTTGAAACGCAGTCAAACGTATATGACTTAATTCAGTATCTCCAATCAGGAAAAATGCCTCAGTTAGCAGATAACGCAAGAGACATTCAAGAAGAAGTGAAATATTTACTCTCTTCTATTACAACAGATTATGAAAATAATTTTTATATCGAATCTTATAATAAGGGCGAAAAATGTTTTTCTGGTCATGAACTGACAGTATCAGCATCTTCTATAAAAAATCTATTCACACTTTATTTGGATAAAGGATATTCAGTAAGGGTTTCTAATGGCGATATTGGAGATAAGGTAAACGAATCAGATACTTATATTCGTTGGAATGGTATAATTACTGTTTACGAAACATCAAATTCTGATAATTATGCCGAAATTCATTGTTCAAAAACAGATACGACTTATGTCGAATATAATCAAATTATCGCTGAAAATTCAGATACCAAATTGCAGGAAGTTTATTCTGATTTCTATGTTAATCTTATGTTCACTGACCAAGACCCAACAAGATATGCGGCATACATCAAACAATTTTGCGAACAGAAACTTGCTTCTTATAAAAAAGTGGAATATAAAAACGAAGAAGAAAAACCATGGAAAGAATATTGTTATGAACGATTAAAGAGTTTTTATGATGGTTATCAAGCATGTTTAGAGTCATTAAGTGAAATGGTTTCACAGCAGCAGATGATTGGTGCAGTTAAACAAATTCTTTTGGATATGTATAACAGTTATTCATTTATTCAACACAAAATTTCTGAACAAATGAAAATACTTGAGAAACAGATTAACGCATTGTACCGTTATTTAGGAGAATATACATATGAAACAGACAAGTATGGGAAACGTACATATTCTCCTGATTACGTAAGTGAGGATTATACAGTTGACTACAAGAAAGAAATTTTCTCTATTGCTTATTCATTACCTAGCACAAAATATTTCATAGGAACAAAGCCAATTACATGTAAAAAATGTGGAAGTTCTAATGTTGGAATTGCTAAAAACGAAAGTGGCACTGAATACAATTATTGTTTGAGCTGCGGTAATACAGATCCTTCTCTTTTAGTTACTTATGCTGATATTGCAAAACAAGTAAGTGAGCAATGTAATAAATCAGAAAATAACTTATTGAAAGATATTACTGAAATCAGAAATAAATTCAAAATTGAAAATTATTTTGGAGAATTATATAATGAATTACTTCCTTATATTAAAGAACAGGAATACAGTAATTCCAATTATACTTCTGATGCATGTAACACAAATCAAGATATTATCGCCAAAGCTAAAGAACTATTACAAAAATCACGCAAGGAATTATACAAAGCATGTGAACAACAATATAGTGTAAGTGCAGATGTATTTTCTCTCTTAGCTGAAAGATGGAAAAATTGGGATGAAAATACTAAGTATCATGATATGTATGATAAATTCAGTCTTGGAAATTGGATGAGAGTACGTCTTGATAAAACCATTAAAAAATTAAGACTCATAAGTATTACATTCGATTTTGATACTGTTGATAAAATGTCTGTTGAGTTTTCAGACGTAATTCAAGTTGGCAATGTATTATCGGATATTAACTCTATTTTACAACAAGCAAGTGCTATATCTTCCACTTACAATTATGTAACTGACCAAGCAAAACAAGGTAGTGAAGCGAACGTAGAAATCAATAAGATTTTACAAAATGGACTTGACTCTGCTTACTCTGCTGTTATGGCAGGTGATAATCAGGAAATAACAATGGATAGGCATGGACTGCTATTCAGAAAATTCTTAGATGAATTAGATGATTATTCCAAGTATCAGATGAAGATGATCAATAGAAATATTGTTATGACGGATGATGGTTGGGAAAGTGCAAGGCTTGCCATAGGTCTAGGAATGCTTCCTGATGGAACATATGGTTATGGTATTTGGGCTGATAATATTATTGGTGGTCAAATTACTTGTACCAATAACATGAAAATTATCGGTGGTAAAAATAGTGTAATCATTGATGGCGATGGAATACGATTTGCTGAGGGTATAATTCCTGCTGCATCTATTGATGGTTTGGAAAATTACCAACAAAATCTTGATGAATTTAAGAAAAAAGTTGAGAACAGCTTAAATTTCACTCAGATTGGTGACAATTATGTTATTTCACCTAAAATTGGTGGTGGATATGCTTATTTTAAAAAAGATAACTATTCAATAGAAATTGATCCTAGTCATAGGGCAGGTAAAGATTCCGAAAAAAGAGATTTCACATTAGATGGATATCTGTTTGTTATTAGGGATGAAAGTTTAGAAAAAGACAAACAAGTTATTATGGGTGTTGATACACAAGGGAACGCTTCATTTAAAGGTAAAATCACATCTAGTGACGCAGAAATTACTGGTGGTAGTATAACGGTAACAGGTGCTCATAATAATAAAGATACCACTACTTATATTGGTTCTGGTTATATTGAAGTATACGGTAATGACCAAGGTGTGAATAGAAGTATCGAGTTATATAACGGTGCATTATGGGCAGAAGATACAACTTCTAATAGAAAATTAAGTTTTCAAAATGAAAACTTCGAAATGAGTTTGAATGGTAAAACAGTATTTCGTGTTAACACAAAAGCAGACAAATTTGATGTTAATTTTAAAGATGGTAATATTAATTTTAAAAATGGTAATATTAATTTCGGTTATGATTCCAATGAAAAGGACTCTTCTTTGTGGATAGGCACTTCTGATTTAAGAGTAGGAAGGGTAGCACCATTAAATAATAGGTTTTTTATTAACTCTCAAAATTTTGAATATCTATGGCAAAATTCTAATGGAAAAGATGAACTATTACATTTTATACATGATAATGATATTCGGTTTTGTCAAGGTGGATATGGTTCATTTTTATATAAAGATTTTGAAGTAGTTAATGTAAATTACGGTTCAAACAATTATCAACCAAAATCTTCTTCTGATTTTAGGTTAAAAAAAGATATATTATCACTACCTGATATTACTCAATTTTATTTAAGTCTCAAACCTAAATCATATACTTTTAAAGATACAAAAGTAGAGAATAATAATAAGATACATTATGGTTTAATAGCTCAAGAAACAAAAAAAGCGTTAGATGAGAATAAATTAGATAGCGAGCAATCAAATTTAGTTGAAGAATATGAATGTCGTGATTATATGGATGAAGGACAATATACAGGTAAAACAGCATATAGAATCAACTATGAAAATTTACACGCTTTTCATATTTCATTCTCACAAAAAATGTACAAAGAGATACAAATATTAAAAGAAGAGAATAATAAAAAGGATGAAGAGATAGCATTATTGAAAGAACGACTTGATAAGTTAGAATCTATTATTTTGCAAAATACGAAATAACTATATTTACAAAAATAGAAAAATTTGCTATTCTAAAAACACAAAAATTTTTGTATTTTTAGGAGGTAGAAGAATGAAAAAGTCAAGTAAATCAATTACTGTTGGTTCTCTAGCCAAAAAGTTAAACAAAGGTGACATTTCACTTAAGCACAAGCTTCAGAGAAGAGATGGTGTATGGAATCGTAAGATGAAATCATTATTAATTGATTCGATGTTGAGAGAATATATTATCCCAGCAATATATTTAGTTATAGAACCAACGGATAATAAAAAACATGCAATTGATGGAGTTCAACGATTATCTACGATTAGAGATTATCTTGCAGATAAATTCTCGCTTTGTGATGGTTTAAAGCCAATTACCATTGATGGTGTTGAATATGAAATATCAAAAAAGAAGTTCTCTAAACTTGATGAAAAAATTCAAGATTTGATAAAAGATTGCAATGTTGTTGAATACGATATTACTGAATATACAGATGAAGAAATTAGAGATATGTTTGCAAGACTTAATGCTGGTAAGCCACTTAATTCAACTCAAAAATTAACTTCTATTATGAGTGATGAGGTTATTGATTCCGTTGTGCTGTTATCGAACAACTTAGTTTTTGATAAATTGTTGTCTCCTGCCCAGTTGAAAAGTTCAACAGACATTTCAGTAATCATAGAAAGTCTTATGCTTATTGAAAGTTCGTCTGAAAATGATTTTGTATCATTTAAGTCTAAAACAAAAAGCATTTTTATCACTTGGTTAAATGATAATATAAATGATGACAAAGTTGCAAAATTAGATGAAGTCTTTACTTTATTAAGTGTTTTTCTCACAGAAAATGAAGATGTTAAAATTCAGAAAACTTCTGTTCCTATGATTGTATATGCTATTTATAAGGCAAAGAAAGATCATAAATCTGTTGAAAGATTGATGGATAAAATAAAGGAATTTGTTGAAACATATGACAATAATGAAGAATATAAATCTTATGTTGTATCAGGAACTTCTAGTCCTGAAAGTGTAAAGAATAGAACTAATTATTGGCGAGCAATCGTTAATAAATTATAGTAAAAAAGTGGGACTGAAACACTGAAATAGCACAGTCCCACAAAATAAAAAGAGAATAATATAAACAGAACAAGATAATGATTATGAAGAATATTATGATCAAAGCATCATATTAGTGATGTTTTTAACTTTTTCATCGGATAACTCAGGGTGTTTACAAATCATTTTGGTGACAATGACTTTACCCAATATGGAACGAAATCCATATTTGCCTTTGCTGACAAGTATTCCTAATAATTGTTTCATGTTCACCTCCCTTCTTGCAGATTTTAAATCTTAGGGATTTTATGTTCACCCAGAAAGGGCAGATATTTATATTATTAAATAATGTGCCAAAATACTGCAATAGGCACTCCACATGGTATAAATACCAAGCACTTGCCGTGACAACGGACTGCAATGTGGTAATACAGTCGCAGTTTGCTTGGTATTATATTACCATTGTTTTACTATATTTTACAGAAAGAACATATGTTTTGTTAAAAATAACCAAATTTTATCCTGTAAATATTTGCAAAATCTCCCTCAATATTATATAATAAACAGAGAATAATATAATGTAATAAAACATTGTAAACAACGAGGAGGTATTTTATGAAAAAGAAAATTATTGCAAGTATTGTTGTCTTAACATTATTATTTAGTATGTTGCCAATCTATTCACAAGCAACTGATGAATTGAGAAATCCAAGAATTATAGGAAGTGGTTCGTGGAAAACTGTAACATATAAAAATGAAAATGGTTTAGAATATTCCTATGTTTATAGTGATCCATATTGTGCCACATGGGATTGTGTCTACTTTGGTTCATATTGGCAAAAAGATTCAGATGGGAATATTGATAAAACAAAAGAGAAACAACCTATTAAATGGCGTGTATTGTCTGTAGATGGGGATGATTTGTTCTTGTTGGCTGATGATAGTGTTTATAAAAGTAAATATTATGAAGATAATGATACGAGGTCAATATATACATGGAAAGACTCTATTGCTAGGAATAGTATTCAAACAGATTTTATTCCAAATGCGTTTACCAAAGATGAACAGAATGATATTATTGAGACAGATACGACATTAGATGATGTTCAAACAACGGATAAAGTTTTTTTATTGTCTGAAGAAGAAGGAAAAAATAAAAAATATGGTTTTATAAAAGGTAAAGCTGGTTTAACGTATGGTGAAACATGGATATTGAGATGCAATATTACATCTAGTTATGATTTATCAAGAATGGAAAGTTATGCATATGATACAATGAATTGCTCTGGTATTGGGGCTACTGTATTTTATCAAAACAATATCCGTCCAGCACTTCACTTAAAGAAGTCATCTACGCATTATAAAAAAGCAGGAACTGTTAATATCTATAACGAATTAGATGTTGAAAGAACGCCTGAACCAGCACCAACTGCGAAACCAACAAAAGTACCTGTACCAACTGCTACCCCAACACCACAATCTCAAACATCAAAGAAAGTGGTAAAAAAAGTAACTGCACCATCAAAGCCGACTAAAGTAAAAGTAAAAAATAACAAAAAGAAAACAGCAACTGTTACATGGTCGAAAGTATCAGGAGCTAAAGGATATCGAGTACAATATGCTTACAGTGCTCCGTTTTCAAAGAAAGCAAAAACGGTCAGTACCAATAAGTTTGTTGCTAAGAAACTAAAGAAGAAAAAGACATACAGTTTTAGAGTTCGTGCTTATAAAATGAATGGTAAGAAGAAATTGTATGGCAAATGGAGTAAAGTTGTTAGAATTAAGATTAAGAAATAAGGAGGAATTAAGATGAAAGATATGACTTATATTAAAATGCCGATTATTCTGAAAGACATCGAGCATAAAGAAAGAAATTGGTAATTAATAAGAATGATGTTAAATTGAGCATATAGGACAAAGTATAGCTCTTTGTCCTATATATTTTTTGTATGTTTTGCACAAAAATATTGATAATTTTTGTGAATTTTTTCATCATTTTATACTTGACATATCCTCCTATATATAATATATAATATATACGAAAGGAGATAAAAGTTATGAGTGGATATCATAAACTAGATTTAAGTAAGTTAAGTTTCTCTAATGAATTAATCTCTTATGAAGACGCTCTTGCAAATGTTACTCCTTTAAACATACCAAAAGATGTACATTTAGGTAAAAGGAAATTGCAAGTAAAAAGCGTGGAAGGAGATCGTGATAACAAATGTGTAAAGTTGGAGATATTTTGCTAATACTCAACGCAAAGAACAAGGGAAAACTAGTTGGTAGGCATCCATTTCTTGTATTGGATGATACCGAAGGCAAGGTAAGCGGAGTATACGATTATGATTTTATTGGATTGTTATTAACCTCCGCTGATACTGAAGAAAAGAAGAAACGGTTAGGAAATATAGTTGGGAATTTCCCAATAGCAAAAGAGGATAAGATACTTGACAAAGAGAGTATGAATGATACTAACCGCAATTCTTATGTTGAGGCTGATCAATTTTTTTATTTTGACAAAAACCAAATAAAATATATACATATTGGAAGAATTGAGCCTGACATATATAATCTTATCACTGAATTTATTGAGGAAATTAGTTCAGATGGTGAATTGCGAATAAAAAGAATTGTTGATAAGGCAACAAAAATAGACTTGGAAATTGATGAAGAGTCTGCGTAATATTATAACCCTAGGGCAAGAGAAATTAAACTCTTGTCCTTTTCTTATATAACGAAAGGTGGTGACACTTAAATTTATGGGAATAACAATTTCACAAAAAGAAATTAGTCTTGATTTACAAAACCAAGGCTTTGTTAATACAATATATGCTCAACAAGGAGACTCTGATTCAAGACAATTGGTAGTCTCTCTTTTTGATGATGGGGAAAAATATATTATATCACCCTCTTCTGTTCTTTTATTACAAGGTACACGTGCAGATGGTGCAGTTGTAAATAGGTATATTCAGACTTTTAATGATAATAAAGTAACTATTATTTTCAGGGAAGAAGAACTAAATGTAAAGGGAAACGCAAAATATAAAATTGTGATTGAAGATGGTGATACGAAGCTATCTTCTTTTTATTTTAAAATTAAAGTTTATGAAAATGTCTACAATTCTGATGGCATCATTGCGAATCCAGCTATTGACATCTTAGAATCTACTATTAAAAAAGCAAATGAAACAATAAGTAAAGCAAACGAAACCATTGAGGAAATGAATAATCTAATGACTCCTATCACAAACGATGAAATAGATATTTTGTTCTCTCAATATATGGGCAATTAAAGGGGGTGCTATTTTGTCGGTTTTATTTTATGATGGCGTAGACCATATGATAGAAAAGATTACGACTTTAATCAAAGGAAAAGCGAACAACTCTCATAAACACGGTAATGGAGATATTACATCTCTTGATGCAGGTAAAATTACAAGTGGTACGATTAGTATTGATAGACTTCCGCAGGGAGCATTGGAAAGATTGACTATTGTTGCAGATGATACTGCAAGATTTAAACTTACTTCTTCTAATGTCCAGAAAGGTGATACAGTAAAAGTTATTTCTACAGGAAAAATGTATTATATAGTAGATGAAACAAAACTTTCATCCGAAGATGGCTATGAGGTTTATGCGGCTGGTACGGCTGCTAGTGTGCCTTGGAGCGGTGTTACTGGAAAACCTAATACATATACTCCAAGTTCTCATACGCATACAAAATCTGAAGTCGGATTAGAAAATGTAGACAATACATCTGATGCAAATAAGAGTGTTAAATATGCTACAAGTGCTGGAAGTGCTAATGCTGTTGCGTGGAGTGATGTAAATGGAAAGCCAGCTATGCCTGAATCGGGGGATTACTCATCTGATAATATTGAAGCTCTATTAAAGAAAATAATGGGATTGACCCCACGAATGGGTTCGACTTGTTTTACTAAAGATACTCATATAGAAAATGCGTGGTGGAATTTCTTTTATATTCCACACAGAGATGGTGTTGGTGGCGATAATGGGGATTATGGAACATTACTTTTATTCCCAATGGCATGGGATGGTCTTAGTTATATTGTGAGAGCAGGTAAAGGTGGAGTGGTTGCATCAATATCATCTATTATTACATCTAGTAATATCAGTTCTCAATCAGTTGATTCAGCCACAACAGTTAATGGTCATACAGTAGAATCTAATGTTCCTGCAAATGCTAAATTTACAGATACAGACACATGGAGACCACAACCAGATTGGAATGCAACAAGTGGTGATGCAGTTATTAAGAATAAGCCAGCAAGTCTGCCAGCCAATGGTGGTAATGCCGATCATGCTACCAGATTAGTATGTGCAGAAACAAGACCAACATCTGCCAATAAAGCAAGTTCATCTGATAGAGTTGGAATGATGGAAATGTTTATAGCAAGTTCATCTATGAAAACTGGTAAACCAGATAGTGATGCAAAGATACTGCAAATGAACTGGGATAATACAAGTGGTTGGGATTCTCAATTGGCAATGCTAAATGATGGAACTTTACAACATAGAAGTATGTCAAGTGGTACATGGAAAAAATGGAAAACTGTGTTAGATAGTAGTAATTGGGAAAAATTATGCAACATGGAAGATGGTGATTTTACACCAAATTTTTATGATTATAGTAACACCAAACAGACCTTTGATATTATCACTGCATATTATAAGAGGGTTAAAAATTTATGCTATATAAATATCTATGCAGCAGTAACAGAACAAGGTAAAAATTCAACAACACAATATATAGATGGATTGCCATTTGTTCCAAGTGATACAATACATCCTACAAATATTCCATCTCATATTGTTGGAAATATTCTTATAAATGGAGAACCATGTTTTGTAAATGTGCCACAGTCCCATGGGCAATTAAAAACAAAATCTGCGATTAATGGAAGTTTATTAGTAGAAGGATTTTATAGTATATAAGGAGGTGTATTATATTATGGAAATTAAAGAACAAAAAACGATAGATATGCTTACAACCGATTCGGTTAGCATTTTAACGCAAAAATTTATTGAAATTGATGGAGAAAAAACACAGGTTGGTGGAAATCATAGATGTTCTTATATAAATTCAAAAGATGGCAGAAAATTTTTAATTGATGAAGAACCTAATGAAATTGTTAATGCCGTGTTTGTAATATGGGGAGATGAACCAACAATTGTGTTCAGTTAACTATAATAAAAGGTGGTGAATATGTGAAAGAAATTAAATTTAGGACACTTCTATTACTTGCTCTTCTATTTATCTTTATGCTAATCTATGCAGTGTCTAGTGCAAGTACAAAAACATATGATAAGAAATATACAGTTAGCAATCTATTATCTGATTACCAATATGTTGTAAAGGACAATGCAGACATTAAAAATCACACTGTTGGTGCTGTCTTAATTGGTGGCAAAGCAACACTATCTTCTTTTGGTGATGCAGCTATTGAAAATTCATATATTGATTACGTTGTTGCTTATGGTAATTATAGTGATGGTTCTTATTTTAGAGACACAAAATACAAAGAATATTATGATAAATATAAGGCATATTATAGAGATTCTGATTACAGTGGAGAGTTAAGTGGACTTACAAAAATAAATACCTCTTATGTGGATTTTAATAGGGCATATAAAGAGATTATAAACGAAAGCAAGGATTTATCCGCTGGTACAAAAATAACTCTTAAAAAGGAAAATATTGATGGTCAGGATGGTATTGCATTATATGTTCCTAATAAACATGTAGTAGTTATTGAAAAAGATGAGTGGAACAAATGTGATTTTATTGTATTAGATGGTTCATTAAAGGATTTCATATCTACAAAGCATGTTATCAGTATTTTGTCAGATAATGTTCAGATTGGTACAGATTATTCTTATGCCACTGTTGGGGATAATAAGAAAGCAGTGTTCGTTAAAGATGATGGAAAACTAAAATTATTGGAAAATGGGAATGGTCTCATGCAAATTAAAGACGGTTCGGTTCAAGGCGGTCAATTAAATGTGGATGACATGAAATTAATATGGAATATTCCTAATGCTACCGAAGTTGTTACGGAATATCTTCCTGGTCATGTGGTCGCACCTAATGCAAATGTTAAAATTAATGGTGGTAATTTTGAGGGGAGTTATATTGTTAAAAGTCTAGTTAGTAATGCTGAAGGACATTTCTATCCGTATGGTTCGGTCGAAAAACAGAAATCAACTGCTAGTCCTACAGTGGTTGTAACTGACACAGCAAAACCTACTGAAGTTGTAACCGCAACACCTAGTCCTAGTATTATTCCTAATACTAATACTCCAATTACAACTCCAACGTCTACAACTTCATTAAGTAATATTACTCCAACAAGTTCATTGACACCAACGCCTACATCAAGTAATACACCGATTATAAACCCAACATATACTGCCACGGCAAGTCCTACGCCAATTAATATTGCGGATGATGATATACCAAAAGATAATAAAAAGATTAAGGATGGAAGTAAGAAAGTTATTGATATAGAAGAAGAAAACATACCACTATCGGATATTCCTGATACTGGCGATAATTCTAATATTATTTTGGCATTGACTATATTTGCAACATGTGGTATTCTAATGGTGATTACTTTTTTCATTCACAAAAGGTAAAAAGAATAATAAACAAAAGAATAAGGGTACTTAGTTATTTTGACTAAGTACCCTATTTTTTACGATTTTTAAGACTTGATTTTTAGCATTTCTTTTTTTAATTCGTTTATATCTCTATGTGTATATACATTTTCTGTTAGATCAGTTATTTTGTGTCCAACGATAATCTTTAGTATAAATTCATTCATTCCAGCCTTTTTTGCTTTTGTAATAAAAGTATGCCTTGTGCAATGAGGCGTAAACTGTTTGGAAAACTTTAGTGTATCCATCACTTTATTAAATCTGCTTAAATATTGATCTTTACTTAATCCAATTCCTTGTTTTTTGGTAACGTCATTAAACAAATATTCACTGCCAACTTTCTTTGCTTCATTATAATATTTTATAATTATATCATTTATAAGCGGATGAATAGGAACGATGCGATTTTTGCCGTTTGCCGTTTTAATACCACCTTTAATATATCCATTATTAATATCAACATCTGAAATCTTCAAGCGGATTAGTTCTCCAGGACGGAAACCGCTATAGCACCCAACTAGTATCATATCTGCAAAAGGAACAAATTCAACAGATTTCCAAAGTTTTTCTATTTCATCATTTCCAAAAGGTTTCTTTTCTACATGTTCTTTTGCTTGTTGCTCGAATACGCTTTTATCAAGTGTAAAATCTCTTGCATAATTGTGATCTATTATTCTTGCTTCTATTGCGTACATATACATGTTATTAAATATATGTTTTATTGTTTGCTTTACTTGTGGTGACGCTTTTCTAATCTCGCCTTTATATTTTCCTCTATGGATTAAAGCAGTACCTTCGTTAATGCATTTTTTCATATCTAATATTGTCATGTTTCTAAATTTAATATCGTATAGCATAGTACAATATTTATAAGCACCTTTTATTCTATAAGCCATTGATGTTTTATTTTTTATACATTCGCTAAACCATTTTTCGTACAATTCGGAGAATGTAATATTCTGCTTTTCAATGTTAAATGGGCTATCTAAATATTCAGATAATGCTCTAGCTGCTTCTCCTTTTGTTTTATAGTTAGAACCAATAGTCTTAACTATTTGTTTTGAGCGACCAGTCTCTTCGTTTATTTCCCAACCGATTGTAATCTTTGCTCTGTAACGTTTTCTTCTGCGGTCGTAACTTATACTACCTTCACCATTTGCTCTTTTCCCTGACAT